TGCCGTTTGCGGTCAGACCTGCTGCAGATGAACCGGTACCGGTCGTCATGATACACCGGGGGGCTATCCGGTCGATTGCTGACAGGAGTTTTGATTTGGCAACACCGGGATCCCCGATGAGGAGGACGTGGATGTCGCCACGGATGGTAGTTCCGTCCGGCAGGATCTGTGGGACACCCCCGAACAGTTGTAATGCCAGGGACTGTTTGATCCGGTCCAGTCCGTAGATTGAGGGGGCTATGGATGATACGATCAGGTCCATTACGTGGGGGCGCTGGCTGAACTCCAGGATCTTGTCAATTACGTCTGATGTAAGTTCAATATCATCGAACTCTTTCTCGGTTAATTCAAAGGAATTGACTTCCAGGTAGATGTGAAAGATCGGGCTTTTCTCGCCATGAGCTGTTTTCTGGATTGCCCGTAACGTCCCATTGACTACCACGCGGTCACCGATCATGACCTGCCCGACAAGATCGTCGGTGATATCGAGGTCCAGGCTTTGCGGTTGTTCGCCGCCACGGAGGTTCTCGTGAGCCTCAATAATCCTGACTTTCTGGGTATTGACGAATGTGGATCGCTTCGGGATCAGATCGAGTTTTTTGAACGTGCAGCCGTCGGTCCCGCAGGATTCCGGTTCTTTGAAATCCCGGTACCCCTGCAGTTTTGTGGTGAAATGGCCGGCCGGACACCGGAACACTGCTTCGGATATTCTTGGTTCAACTGCCGTTACTTTCTGGATCATTCCTTCGATGGAAATGAAGGTGTTGATATCTTCTACTCGTAAAAGCCGGACCGGTTTACGTCGGGGCAGATTAACGAATCGTATGTTGATTTTCAGGGGTTTGTTTTTTGAGTCAATGCAAAATGCCTCTTCCTGAATGGCATAAATGATATCTTCAATGACTTTTCCCGGGTTGTCCAGGAGTTCGTCGGCCAGCCGGATACCTTCTGCACCAGCCCGTTCAACTTCCCGGTAATCGATGATCAGAGATTTTTTGTGGGGGTATTCCCGCTGGATCTCGGACAGTTGTGAACGATACCGTGACCGGAGGATACGGGTCCAGTCTTCAGTTGGGTTATACGTTTCGTCGTTGCTCATGATACCCGCAGGACCCTTTTCATCTCTTTGAGTTCTGATGCATCTCGTTTCCAGTACATATGGAATGAATCCGAAACGTCAGTGAGCGTTCCGATCTCGTACTGGGTCTGACATTCCCGGTTGAGGCGGTTGGTGATATGCTCGAGGAAATAGGCTTCGGCCGGCAGGTTTTCACCCATGGCAGAAAGGCCGTCCCGGGACCGGAACAGGAATTTGCCGTGGACTTTGTTGTTCCGGATCATGATGTGGACGTTCTGGCAGCAGGGCGGTTCGTTGTCGTAGGCATCGATCTCGGGGACCCAGGTGATCATAACAGCCCGCCGGGATTCCGGGTTTTTCTTTAACCGTTCGATGATAGTATCATACTGGTTGAGTCCTTCACCGGTGCCGTTACCGGCCCAGGATCCTTCGGCAGTGCATTCGTCCCGGGCTACAGGATAATCGCAGAGACGGTTGCCATACGTGTAGGTTGCATGTTTCCCGTCTGCTCGCGGGGGCGTGAGGGTGACGAAGGTTGTACGGTATTGGTTCATGGATTTTGGGCCGAACATTACGGCTTCACTGACCATATGTTCTTTTAGGGGGTTCTCGATGATGAGCATCAGGGACTCGTCAAGTTCCCAGGTCTTTTCCCATTTGCCAGGGGATGTTTCGATCTCGATTTCCGGGGACAGCAATAGTTCTTTGACTGCTGCTTCGTGAGCTTCTGCAATGGTTGATTTTTTGATTTCCATGGTTGTCGTCCGTGATTAGGCTAATTTTTCAATGGATAATACATCGAAGTATTCAACAATACATTTTTCGAAATCCTGCCAGTTACAACCCATCAGATCAAATTTGTCTGGTCGTTTCTTGGATTTGATTGACCAGCTGGCCTGACCGAGTTTTGAAAGGATCGTTTCGAAATGAGTTCCGTCTTTGAGGTTGACGCGGAACCCACGGGGTCTGTTTACCCGGGGATCTGGTTTACCGGCTTCAACAGCCGTCATTGCATCTTTTTCCATTTTATGTTCCAGTGCTGCGTATTTATCGCGGTTGAATTGCGTTTCTGTTGGCGGGATGAACCCGTTTTTCTGGAGTTTTATGATGGTTTCTTCGGTTATGGTAACCGGGTACAGGAGATCATACTGGATCTGGAGGATATGATTTGCCAGGGCTTCTTTGATCTTAACATCGTCCTCAAGATTATAGGAGTCCTGAAAAGAATCGAGTTCTTCCCCGATTTCCCGGGGAATCTCGACGTGGTGCAGTGGACGTGAGATTGTTTCAGTTGTGTAGGTCACAGGAGCACCAGTTTCAGTAAGTCAACATTCGACTGCAGACTGGTCATTCTCGGGAGAATGATATCTTCACAGTATTTCGGGCTGAGTTCTATCAGGACGCTGTTGAGGCCGAGCTTATATGCGACTTCACCGACTGTTCCCGATCCGGCAAAAGGATCGCAGACCGTGCAGGGGACTATCGGGGCGTCACCGTGACCGCAGGTAGGTCGCCAGGTGTTGACATCTTTGAATGTCATGCCTTTGAGGATTCGTTTCTTGAGTTTACTTGCATCTTCAGCGCCGGCACTTGCGTAATCTTTGACGGCCGTTCCGGTGTAATCGCCGTTGACGTCTGAACCGCAGGATACCTGGCTTTCGCGGTCTGGTATCTTGGTGTTCTTGATTACCCGTTCCCACGGGGCACCGCAGACCGAACAACACCCGTATTCGGATGTGGTTGCTTTGAGGCAGCGTTCTGCTAGTTCTGACGGGAAGGTTGCGAAATGTGCGGCACGGTATCCTTTAACATGGATATTCCATACGGCCCTCCGGTTTTTGCGGCCGATTTTGCTGGCATCATAGACATTCCCGGTCAGGGTAGGATCGCATTTTTCAGACGGGTATTTAGTACCGCCGAATTTCATGCCTTTTGCATTCGGGTGTTTGAGTTCTTCCGAGATGGCCCACCAGTCGTAATAATATTTCGGTTTTTTGGTGAAATGATAGACATACTCGTAGTTTTTTGTGCACCGGTTATGGATGCTCTCCGGCTTGCAGTTCTCTTTTTGCCAGATTATCTCTTCACGGAGATACCAGCCGAATTCCTGCATGGCAATTGCAAATTTTGCCGGGATTAGGCAGAGGTCCCCGTTCTTGTAATACGGGTGTTTCGGGTACTTGATTCCTTTTGATGCGTTTACCCGTTCGGAGTTTTTGACGCCGAAGTTGCCGCTTGGTCCGTTGCCGCCACCCCAGTATTTGTCACCCATGTTGGCGTACAGGCTGCCGTCATCGCGGAGTACCGGCCAGGCGGCCGAGAGGATGTCAACAAGGTTCTTGATGAACTCTTCCGGCATGACTTCATGACCAAGCTGGTTGGCAACGTGGTAGTCCCGTGCGTTCCAGTAAGGTGAACTGGTTGTGATATTGTTCAGGGACAGAGGTTTAAGGCTGGATAACCCTTGTTTTGCATCGCCGTTTAAAATGGTATGATGGGTGTTGTTGACGATCTGTTCCTGGACTGCTTTCATGATCGTCTCCATCGATACTCATTTTTGCTGATCGTGATGTCGCGGGTGAATGCGAAATACCCGACATTGGTGTTCTGGCAGAGGTTCATGGTGAAATCCATAAGTCCTTCCGGATCGGGTTTTTTCTCACCCATCCAGATATGCAGGATGTTGCCGCCATCGATCAGTGGGAAGAATTTGCCTTCAATGGCAATCCTTTGCGTCAGATTGATGGGGGCCCCCGGGAAAACATGGGTGCCGTTCGTGTAGTAGATCGGCAGGTCCATCTTTTTACCCAGGTTTTTGAGGGCTGCACTGAGGTTTCCTTTGACTACAGCCTCAGCATCCTTGCGATATCGCTTGTCCATAAGATCGGCTACTGCAAAGCGTTGGGCGGTGGTTTCTGCGGGTGTTCGTGCAAAGGCTATTGTGAATCCGTGTTTTCCGGATAGTTCTGCTGCATATCGTTTCATCTCCAGCATAAGACGGAGTGCCAGTTTGACAGCATCGGAACTTTCATGGAGTTGTTTACCGGTCAGATGTTGGACTACTTCGTTGATACCGATAATGCCGATGGTATAGACCAGCCCGTCGAAATCAACTGCCTGGCTGCCGCGTTCCCGGGTAATGGGATCTTTTGGTCGCTGGGTAGCGAACGGGATGCGGTTGGCGCTGATGAGTTCAGCAGTCCATTTCCGTTTGATCTTGAAGATCTCGATGCAGGTATCCATGGCTTTTTTGGTCAGGTCGATGTATTTGTCAACATCTTTGTCTGCCCGGTATGCCAGCCGCGGGCAGTTGAGTGTGACCACCTGCGAAGCGCCCATGGAGAAATGAGCGCCGTCAATGAAATCCACTTTATCGGCAAATTTCTTGTCAGTTTCAGCGTTGCTTGAGAACTGGTAAGCACAGCATTGGTAACAGGAGACCCCGCCGGAATCTGCGTTCCGGTATGCCGGGAGCTGGTTGTCGAAATAGGGCGTTCCGTATTTGGATGCCAGTTCGAATGCAAGGAGATACAGGTCAGCGTAAGTCGGTACTTCCGGCCAGGCCCCGTTGAATTCCTGGACATATGGATCGTCGAGGTCAAGGAAACAGGGTTCGATCGAGATCTCGGGTTTCGGGAACGCGAACGGTTTTCCCCAGTAATCGCCTTCAAGCATGACTTCCATCAGGGCCTTGAATGCGAGACGGACTTCCCGCTCGAATGATCCATAGGTCCGGTCGGAGACGATACCTTTGAATACTGCTTTCTTGTCTCGCCAGAGTTTTGGGATACCGGGGCTGAGCTGGATTGATGAGAAGACGATTTGGCCGCCCCGGGCCACCATCATCTGCGTCATCTCGTAGATGAACATCTGCATGTACTGTTTGATCTCTTTGTAGGGCATTCCCTCGAGATATGGGGCAGTAAACGTCAGGAAGTTGTAGTATCCCTGGCCACCTGCAAAGTTGGTCTGGGCACTGCCAAGTGCTTTGACCGAGTGGAGCATTGCGACATCCGGGTTTTTAGCAGGTCCTGCCACAGATGCATTTTCGCCTCTGCCATCTGGCATGAGCCCGTAGTAGAAAAAATACCGGAGGTCCCAATCCATGCAGAATGTCCGGCTACCGAAATATTCGAGATCGTGGATATGGAGGTTGGCGACATTGTGTTCTTCGGCCAGTTTGTGCGGGAGTTGCAGGAGGTATTGTTCCTTGCAGATCCTGTCAGCCTTTCGTTTGTGTGAAGTCTCGGCATTTTCCTGGAGGTTTGCGTTGTCCCCGTGGCCCAGTTCTCCGACATCGATACTGTGAGCATCGTAGACAGGCACTCCTACGCGGGACATGATGTTGGCGTAGTCGATGTATCCTTTTTCGATGAGGATACTGTTCATAATGCCCCGGATAAGCGATCCTTTCATCCGGCGGAGTTTGACATCTTTGACGAACTGGTTGACTTCTTCTGCAACCTCGTCGGCCAGTTCCGGGGTTGCCGGCGGGATCCCGTAGAATTTGGTGGCCAGCTGGGTTTCCCGGAGGATGGTATCACGTACCCGGGTTTTATCCCAGTCGAGGATATGTCCCCGTGAATCGTAGACTTTTGGCATGGTTACAGGGCCAGCATTGCCAGTTTCTGGATATCAATGATCTTTTCACTGGTGAAGAAGTTCCCATCGATCTGGACGACCGGGGCTTCCCGGACTACAATGTCTTCAAACAGGAGATCAGCCATGACGCGGGGATCTTCAAGATCCTTTGTCAAGAACTTGACGCCTTCCCTGGCGAATGTTTCTTTGACTTGTTCACATTTCGGGCAGAATTCGAGAGTATAAACTACTACATTTTTTGTCATCTGTGATTCCTCGGGGGATGGATAGTCTCAAACGATATTGACTCGTTTCCGGTCCCGGAGCTCCTGTTGCTTTGAAGCGTTCCAGTTATTGACCGGGGAGAGATATCCGGTTACTCTTGAATTGGGGATTACATCGTGTGAACCGCATTCCGGGCACACGTATGCACCACATATCGGGCAGGTATCGATTCCTTCAACGATAGTATGATTGCAATCACAATGGTCGACGGGACACATGATAAAGAGTGTCTCTGAACTGCAGTCGGGGCAGACGCCTTTGATAACCTGATCGTTGCTGGGGAAGACCTGGTGGCAAGTGGAACATTTGTAAAATCGTTCGTTCTCTGGAATGGTTTTGAGAATTTCTTCTGACGGCGATTCAGTTTGGAACCGAACGAGTTGGGATTTCTGGTTGCTGGTCCATTTTACCATGTCGTTAACCTTCGGGCTAAGTGCATTTAAAATTTCGTTAGATAAGAAAAAATCAGATGATTAAGGGGATGATTGCTGAGATGTATTCCATGGGAACATACCGGTAAATTGCAACGGCTGATCCCCCGATTGACAGGAGTCCTGCCAGCTGACCGATTCCGTAGGCAAACTGAAGTCTCTTGATGATAGCCCGGTCTTCTTCGGAAGGTTCCATCTCAATATTAACTTTTTTCAGTAACATGTTCCAGGCTTTGGTAAACCCGTAGAAGAATGCTACCGGGATGCCGGTATCGACGTTGATGGTTGTGGGAATTTTTGTGGTCCCTCTGATGAGATTGATAAACTGCGGGCCGAACAGGAATATGAAGAACGCCATAAACTCTGCCATCGGTTCACTGGTAAACAACGAGGTTAACCGGTAAGTTATGACGGCTTCAATGATTGAAATGATGATGATGCCGGACCAGAAGTAATGGGTTTTGGTTTTCCAGTGGTCAATTTCATCGGCTACCAGTTTGGATGAATCGAACATCCCGATACCAAATAACAGGCCATACCAGATACTGTGGATCTCGTAAGGTGACGGGACGTACCAGGGCTGGTTCTCTTCAAAGAATGATAACGGTTTTGGATCCTGCGACCCGTTTTGCCAGGCTATGAGGTCATCATCGTCTCGCGTGATTGCACGGTATAACCGGACGCTGGCGGTTGTGCCGTATGCAATGAATATGACAAGGAATGCACTGATTTGAGCCAGGACAAAAAGGGAAAGGGTTGATATCATCGTTACCAGCCGAGGGCGTCAGCGATCCTTTCGAAGAATGTCTTCTTCTTCCTGGCCTCGAGCTGACCCTCGATGGTGAACGTGATGGAACCGGTGGATTTGGTGTAGAGACGTTTCCGGACCCAGCTGCCACAATAGCCGATCATGGACCAGGTTCCGGTCTTGATCTCGATAGTGTGTTTGCCGGCTGTGCGGTACTTGTTGTAGGGGGGAACCTCCGTAAAGTAGAGCCAGTTGAAACCACCGTTCGGGTTTTTACCGGGGTCGTTTGTGATGTACTTGTATTCGATGCCGTCGAAGAACACGCCGATCAGCACGGTGCTGTTGCGGTTCATGGCGGTCTCGAGTTCGTACAGGATGTTCGGGTTTCTTGAAAGGTCAATACGGTTGATCGGGACGCTCAAGGGGACCCGATGATCCGGTCTGCCCCGGAATACGTCAAGGATCTTGACATCGTAGTCATCTGTCATACGGTCAGTAATTTATAGATCGCCTCGTTATAAACGAATGTCAGTTGAGTCATCCCTGCGTGACGTTTGTTTAAATATACTTCTCTAGATAATCAGACTGCATAATATTCGGGCTGATTAACCCGGATAGGATAATCACAGATGACAAAACGTGTTCTGTTTGTAGGTGATCTGCATGTCGGATCGAAAGATGCTCTCTCCACTCCTGAAATGAAGTTGTTCGAAGGTGCGGAAATGACCGAACAGGTCCTGCAGTGCAACAAAGTCCAACAGGAGTTTTATAATGACTGGGAAACTCTTATGGACCTTGTCGGCCCGGTGGATTCTGTTGTTGGTAACGGCGACCTTTGTGAAGGTATCAACGTCAAGGGCCAGGGGGAAGGTTGTTGGAGCCCGGTTCGTGCAACCCAGATCAATACCTGTGCTGAACTCCTGGGTATGATCGATACCAAAGAATTTACCATTATTAACGGTACCCCGTACCATACCGGCGTTAATCCTTCAAATGATGCCGGTGTTGCCAGTAAACTCCGTGAGAACGGGTTCAGGGTCAAGTATGCCGGTGTTGAGGAGATCCTGAACATTGACGGCGTTCGTATCCACTGTTGCCATAAGATCGGGGTTTGTGGTGCGGATAAGAAAGGCCGGGTTACTGCTATCAGCCGTGAACTGCAGGCTGCCCTGCTGAACGAGAAATATTTCGGGAAGGTTAACGGGGTCTTCCGGTCACATGTTCATTACCATGTGTATGTCGGCATGGAGGATATGGTCGGGATGACTCTCCCCTGTTTTAAGTGTCGTGATGATTACGCCGGGTCACAGTCATTGAACTGGGTTCCGGAACACGGCGCAGTACTGGTAGAGGTTGATAACGGTGAAATGTCATGGTCTCACCAGATGTTCACACTCCCGGATGAGTTGAAACCTAAAGACCACTACATTTGATAATCCGGGTGACCCTGCGGAGTATCCCTTTGCCTATCAAGGCAGGGGGTTACCCGCAAGGGGCACGAAAAGGGATCAGATGTCAAGAACCATTTTTTCTAATTCTTCTGGAGTGATGTATTTTTCAGAGGGTTGCTCGAGTGAGATGCTTTCTGCCAGTTCGCATTTATCCTCTTTTCCGCCCATGATGATGTAAACCCGGATTTTCGGGAGTGAGAATTTCTTGTTCTCTTTCAGGAATTCGATGATAAAGGCTTTCCCGGATTTGCCGAGATACATGATGTAGTTTTCTTCTTTTTCTTCCAGGACCGTCTGGGTTCCGGCCAGGGTGGAATATTCACAGATTTTTGTTAAGTTTAATATTGTTTTACCGTCGTGACAGTCTTTAATTTCTTGTTTGGTCATCTTGAATTTGTAATACCGGTTTATGACCATGGTATAGGAACCGTCGCGTTCTCTTTGGAAATGCCCGGCTTCTCTGAACATAATATATTATTGGTCTCCTTGAGTATTTGAAGGAACGAAAAAAGAAAATGGTTTTATCGGGGGGTGATTAGGTATTGGCATACAGAACGTCAACGTGGGCTGGGACGCTCTGCCAGACAGATGCTGTATAGGTTCCGCTGGGGGTGTGAACCTCTTGTGTGATGGTTCCGTTTATGGAGAGAACCGAGTAGGTGTAGGTATAATAAGAGTATACCGTATGATATGTTTTTAAGGTGAGCACGTCCCCGGGCACTACGGAAATATCGTCAACAAAGTTGGTTTCCGTTCCCTGACAGATGTGTTCGGCTCCGACTGCAACACCGTTTTTGAGCCATCGTGAATAGACGGATCCGGTATCGTTGTCCTTTTGTTTCATTTTGAGTCTGCAGGTTCCGGTAAATGCCACAACCATGCTGTGCGATTGGACTGCGTATGTAGTGTTAGTACCACTCCCCGATATGGAGGACCCGCCTATGTACGTTTCACTTGCTGCAACAGTATATGTTGCACTCACGTTTTGACGGTTGTAATAAACACCCGATTCCAGAGTTTTTTCACGGATTGTATCTGTTGAGATGGTGCTTACGGATACCGGGTGAGAAATGGCAATACCGTTTCCTACGGTTTTTTCCTCGATTGTGTTTACTTTGAGCGTTGGGAGCGTGAGGACCGTAGTGCCTGCGGTCAGGCCGGCCAGGAGTTCTGCAAGGGCAGCGTCAATAGCAGCCTGTACCATAGCAGTGGTGGCGATTTGGGTGGAATTCGCACTTGCTGCTGCAGTTGGCGCTGCAGGGGTCCCGGTGAACGTTGGTGAGGCAATGGGGGCTTTCAGGGCGATTTGGCCGGTATGGGTGGTGATGGTGGCGTTCTGGTTGGTTAATGCCGTATCGAGGGTATCGAAATTGGCATTAACGGCTTCTCCCCAGCCTGTTTCACCAATGCCGGGTTTTGTCAGATTGTAGTTGGGGGTTAATGTTGACATGATTCACCTTACGCAGTCCGGGCGAATTTGCATTTGATTTTGACGGTCAGGCCGGTTGCGTCGTCGAATGTCAGGGCCCCACGGACTTCGTGGTAATACATGGTACCCGCGGTCTCTCCATTGAACAGTCCCAGTTCGGTGATTACAATCGTCGGATTTCCTGGAAGAACGATTGCTCCGGGTAACCAGGTTGCGGTGAACATGACGGTTGTTTCTGTTGCGTCACCGGTGTCTACAGGATCGATCGAGACGGTAGCTGCCCGTCTCAGGCTGCCGGATGTTCCGATTTCTGAGGCCAGTTGTGTATCTGATGGTGCCGGGGTTGTTGTTCCGATACCAAGTGCAACGTAACGGAAGGGTATTCCACCCAGACCGTAACCATGTAATTTTGGGATCTCCTTGAGACCTGCTTCAGTAATTACCTTTCCAAGTGTCATTTGTGAAAACCTCTGATGTTGCTGGAATCAGGGCGATTATTTGCGTGATTTTGATTTCTTTGCTTTTTTCGTGGGTTTTGTTGCTGGGTTCCTGAAAACCACGAATTCGGTAGTGACGTTTAAACCAATACCGGGAACTGGAATATTTTGTCCCATGCGTTAAGCGTGGACTGACGAGTGTTATAAATAAAAGTCACTTTTTCTGAAAAATTAGTAAAGGTAGGTGCAGCTGGATGCTTCATCACAGTAATACCCGGTGTTCCAGAACGGAGTACCCCAGCCGGCGTTCAGGTCCGGGTTGCAGGGACCTACCTCAGGGTTACAATCAATGGTAAATTCAGCAGTGCTGAACTGTTCACTGTCTGTAAGGTAGACTACGGCGTCTCCGCTGCCCCAGTGGAATTCTCCCCAGCCCCGGTATCCCCAGCCGATACCTGCATTGGAATCGATGAGGACTGTTTCTTCAGCATCACCGTTTGTATAGAGGAGCGGGGATCCTGCAAGGATGGTGAATACGGGGTCAAAATATACTCCTGCAGGTTTGGCCATGTCGATGACCCTGTGCAGGAGGATGAAGTTGTAGGGGTCGTTGTTGGGATAATCAGTGAATTCTATGGAGAATGCTGCATCTGGGTACGATATTCCGAGATAGGGTTGCTCGGTGATAATGAACTGTTCCGGGGCTGCAGGATCAGTGATATGGTTGGTCCGGAGCGTGACTGCCTCGACGATTCGTGAAATATCGGCAATGGTTCCGTTTGATGTACGCCGAAAGAGTTCAATGATAACCCGTTGTCTGAGTCGGACGTCGTCTTCATACGGGTTGCGGGCGATCCCATAGATCTGGGCGAATAAATCGAGTGATACACCTGTGGCCCCGGAAAGGGTATGCGACCGTTCGATATCCTGGGCGACGAGGTTGAAATAATCATGTTCTTTGGCCAGGATCGCTATCAGGCGCTGGATGGTCCCGGTCCGGTTCTTGTAGATGGCGGATGAGAACATCCCGACTAGTTCGGTCTGGAGTTCTTCTGTTTCAGCATATCCGCTTGACTGGAGTGTCATCAGACACCTATTGTGACCGTGATGGACCCGATGGCAATATAATCGGATGCAGTCAGAGAAACATATGAACCTTCAGTGGTTTTTACCTGGGCTCCGACTGTGATTGACAGTGCCGAGACTACAGATACCATGGGGTTGTCGTAGAGGATAGCGTCTTTTACAGAACTCCAGTAGATATCGTTGTCAGTGAAATCGTTTCTGGCCCGGATGTATTCTGATATTCGTGAAGTTACATCATCCTGGACTTGGGTGTCACTGTAAATACCGCTGGTTTTTGTGACGGTTGTCGTGATGGTTGCCAGTTGTAAGTCGCAGATGGTGAGGTCATAGGTTCCGGGAATTGTGAACTCGTCGGAATCGGTTTCCTGGGTTGCTCCCGGGGCAGCAAGTGTTCCGTCATCGGTTATCAGGGATAGGGAATAGATACTTTCAACATCGGTGCTGAGCAGGATGCTGTCTTTGATCTCGTCCCAGGAAAGTAACTGGCCCATTCCGCCTCCGTTTATGTGGGAATTGAGCAGGTTGGTAACTGCGGTTTGTAATGTTTCAATGACAACCCCGGAGTCCCTGACAATAACTGCAGTGACAGCTACAGGTTTTGTAACCCCGAGCAAAATCTCGTTGCCATCTATTTGTTGGCAGGGTGTGTGGGTTGCATCGACAAAGATAGTTCCAGTTGTTGAAGTTACGGTGTCTGTGCCGTCAGTTAATGAGAATTCCAGAATTGATTTTACGCCCTCAACTTCATAGCCGACAATGGTGCTCTGGAGTGCAGTGCAGTTGGTTGGCGTGATATCGTTGCCTTCTCCGACACCCCAGATGAAGTCTTTGATGCAGGCGTCAATGGTGTTACTGAGGGATTCCAGGTCAGTGGTGATATCCCGTTCGACTTTTATATGGCTGGTGATGTAAACCGGTATGGAGATGCCGCCGGCGATTACATTGGATCTTACCCGGTAAGTATCCGATAACGGAATTGAGGATCCTGGTGTTGCGACTTCTTCGTTCTGGCAGGTGAGTTTGAGATAGAGTACTTCTGCAATGCAGGGGGTATCGCTGATCTCTGTTGCCAGGATTGCGGTTTTGACGTCGTCCCAGCTTAATGCAACCCCGATCTGGGCGTCTTTGTAATGGGCAACCAGTGCTGCATCTACAGCCGTGGTGATCTGTTCTTCAGTATAGGTAGTTCCATCCTGGGTGACAAGGTAATGAGTATCGACATCGTATTCCCGGCCCTGGATCCAGAATACGGTCTTTACAGTATGGAACTTTTTGTTGTCGACCGGGGTGAAGGTATCTCCAATGGTTCGTAACGGGTTTTTCGGGGCTGTGTCAGATAATGCCCGGTCGTTGTTCACGATCTCCATACTGGCGACATCATTGAGCGATTCGATGGATTTGATCATGCCCCGGTAAATCTCTGACCATGACAAGGGTTCATTTCTCGGGGCCGTGTCAATATAGGTCGTGACGGACGTTGTTGCATTGCTGATCAGTTCAACCAGATTGATACCGACGTTTGTAGGGACCAGTTCCCCGTATATCGTGATTCCTTCGTCAAGTAACCGGCTGATCGTGTACCCGATTCCGACCGGTTTTACCCCCATGATGATCTCATGGACGAATGAATCTTCTGCCGGGCCGGATACCATGACATCAAACGTGTTGGCGTCAGTATCTTCGGTGATATCGACGTAATCAATACCGATCTGTTCTTCGAGGGCTGTTTTGATTGCAGTTAAGGTTGCTTTGACATTGTCAAAACCGGAGTTCAGGGCACGTTCACGGAGGACCGCATCGGTTTCAACATTACGGCCGCCCGTAATCGGGGCTGAGTTGATGACAATAATCCCGGGGTTATTGAACAGGAGCCGGTTGATTAATCCGATCCCGATATTATAAGATTCGCCCGGGAGGACCGCAGTAATTGCTGCAGTTACTCCGGCAGCCGAAATGGTGGTTGTTTCATCCAGTTCATAGACCAATGAGTAATCGTTGGTGCTTACTTTGGTTCCGGCCGGTAAAATCACACCGTCGGTTCCGGCAAGGGTTACATACCCGGTGGATTTTAATGCAGGTTTCCGGAGGACCCCGATGGACTCGAGGAGTTTGTCCAGGTTCTGGCCTTCGGCACTCTGGAAATAACCGGAGTAATAGACCGATTCCAGCTGGTTCATCATCGTTGCATTATGGTATGCAATGATCTGCAGTAACTGGCCAAGGACTGAGTATTCGGATAAATCAATGGATTCCCCTAACTTTTCCTTTGCCATCTGGTGGTAAACGGTAAGAATGTCTGAATAAGACATTTTTACGAATCCATCTTTGGTTACACCGTATTCGTCGGTCATGATCAGACACTTCCTGCGATCGATAAAATCTGGTTATTGGTGAGTTTGACTTTTATTGCGACGGTGATCCCGCGTTCTCCGGTTCGTGCAGTCTGGATGTCGATAACACTGGCAACATCTGGATGTTTGAGAAGTTCCGGGGCAATTTTGTTGATGATATTGGACGGGATATATCCGGACTCAATGATATCGACGTAATCAATGCCGAAGTCTGGTGACAGGGGGTAAGATCCTTTTACCGTTCGTAACAATACCCAGAGATCCTGGGCAACTTTCTCGCGGTCCGTTGTTACCTGCAATGTCTTGACCTCGTTGAGGTAGAGATCTCCCTCGGTGGTCAATTGGACCGTCGTCATACCCATGGGGGTTTATCTTTAAATGTTGCTTAAAAAAGGAATGTCACTTCGTCACATACACAATATGTTGAGTTATAGTCTGGAGGGGGTACTGGCCATGGTTTCCGTATACTTTCTGACCTTGGATGGCAAGAGGGACGTTGTTGATTGAAATGATTGCAGATCCATAACTCTGGATCATTTCTGCTTCGCATCCGTATACGCAGGGGGTTCCTTTTGCTTTTGAATTACCTAAATTGACTGGGACGTTATTGATAGTCAGGATATTTTGGCCGGCATCAGGAAAACCGAATTTGCCTGCACCGACACAGGAACATTTGTCGCAATGTATTTTGCATACCTGTTGCCCATAGTCCAGGATGGTGAACAGTCGTTTCATGCAGGCAGGGTATCTTCTACAACGTATCCGGCATCCTCTTTCTGTTGCCAGGTCGTTTGCAGGGTTGACATATCCGACTGGTGAGTTGCCGAGAGGGTTTCGAATGCAGCTCGTCGTGCGTTTATGAACGTGGTTTCGCGTTTTTCAGCAAGATTGACAGCCCGTTCAAGCCGGTTGATCTTTGACATTTCGGCGATTTTTTGCAGACTGGTTAAGTTTTCCCAGTTGGCATCTGTAGGTATCCGGGTGTTTTGATCGTCAATCGCAGCTGCTAATGCCGCTTTTGCTGCGTCAATAAGTCTTCCCATAATGATCAGTTTATTGACGGAACGGTTAAAAAAAGAATGTCAGTCGATATATGTTGCCTCGTAAAGTGCCCTGATTTGTGATTGTGATAATACAGTGCCGAATACCATGATATCTGACATGGTGCCACGGACTCCTTGTAACGGGGTGGTTGATGTACTGTTCCCGAGTATACTTAACGGATAGGTAACGTTATCAAACGAACTGTTTGAGTCTAGTACCAGGTTTCCATTTGCATAGAGTTTCTCATTTGTCCCGTTTTTGGTAAGGGATAAGTAGACTGGGATGTTATCCTGGACTACGTAAGTTGACCCGTAAAATGCCGAGTTCCAGAATCCCAATAGTTTCGTGGACGTCTGGATCAGCATGTGGTGGTATCCGCCGCCGTTCCGGCAGAACGGGGTTCGCCAGGTACCGTTCAGGTCAGCACCGCTATACCATGCACAACAGGTCAGGGTTGTCGGGTTGATTGCCGTGATTGTACAATATGAAGCTGCTGTGTTGAAGTTCAGGGCGTTAACACCGGTTTTGAGTTTGGATAATGTTACTGCAGACAGGGTTCCGTTATTGGCATTGCCGGATACATCATAAGCTCCGCCGTTTACCGGGGGATACCATAACCGCAGATCCCATGACTGCAGGTTGGTTAAGTTAAGGGTCATCGGGGATCACTCCTGCTGATCGGATAGATGTTCCCGGATTTTGTCAGGTCGTAAATGGCTTTGACTTCGGTGTCGTCAAGTCCCCGGTCGAATACTATGACATAATCAATCGGGTTGAGCAGGTTCTCGCTACCGGATGAATGGGTTGACGCGCCGATCATGGAGGTATATGATCCGGTCTGGATGTTTTGAGCTGATGCTGCAGAACTGCCGACAAGGACACCGTCAACGGTGAAATGGATGTACCCGTCTTTTCTTGTGACCCCTACGAGATGATCTTCTCCGATACTCGGGCTGAATGTTGCGTAATAGTAATCGCTAGCGGAGGCATATTGGAGATGTGCCCCGAGTTGTGTACCTGAGTTCTGCCTGAACAGGATGCCGCCGGTGTAATACCCGAGACTGCAATAAGTGCCATATGTCCCGAACGTTGTGTTGTATTGCAGATAGGCCAGGATGGTAAAATCACCCGTCCCGAAATTGAAGTCTGCGGAGTTGGCTACGGCGAGCCGTTGATTTGCAGCAAAGTTATATGCCCGGTTTGCAAGGCCGTTCCGGTCGGTTGTCAGGGTTGCCCCGGTTACGGTACCGTCGTGCCCGCCAACGCAGTCCCTGCCGTCTCCGGCCATGTCCCAATAGGCAATGCAGCCGTTAAACAGGTCAGCGTACCCTTCGATTTTTGGATACACGATCCGGGCGTTTCTCCAGCCTAATGTAACGCTGGATTCATCAGCAGTGAACCCATACATTCGAATAAAGTTGGCTGATGACGGGTCAAATCCGTTGTTGCTTGGCACAAGATATGGGGGGACGTCACAGACGCCCGATAACGGGAATAAGAATGATCGCCATTCAGTGGAGATATCCGGTTGTCGCCAGTCCCATGTTATCTCTTCGGAATCAGAAGCCCCGGCACTGGTAAGTTCCAGCTGGCAGTTGTTGATGTTTGATATTGGCTGATCACTTTTCATCTCGATGGCCAAGTATGCTTTTGAGAGGTTGATACCGGTGAGATCGACGGCAGTAAATGCCATGTATGGATATGCAAGGCCAGGCCCGGTGTGGATGACTTCCGGGGAATACAGAGGGATCTGTTTTGCATATCTCGTGAGATAATCGGCAAATGCATAAACGTAATCCGTTTTGGTTTCTCCGTCTGATCCGGCTGCATTGGTAGCTGTAAGAGTGACTGTATATTTACCGGGATTGTGGTAGATGTGCGACGGACTCTGGGCGGTTGACGTGGTTCCGTCCCCGAAATTCCAGAGCCACGAGGTTGGCGTGTTGGTGGTTGCATCGGTGAACTGGACGGTCATCGGTGCCCGGTTTGACAGGTTTGTACCGCTGAATGCAGCAACCGGGGCAGTTGCAGAAGAATTTGCCTGGATGTATGCAGTCTTGGTCTCGCCGTCACTCCCGGCAGTATTGGCAGCGGTCAGGGTTACCGTATAAGTGCCGGCTACGGTATACTGGTGAGCCGGACTTTGAGTGGATGATGTCCCGGTATCGCCGAACGTCCAGCTCCATGCCGTCGGCCAGTTGGTTGATGCATCGGTGAACTGGACGGAGAACGGAACGGTTCCCTGTAATGGAGAACCGGAGAATGCTGCAACGGGGGTTGCCGTCAGGAATTTCAGGATGACTGTGCCGGCACCGCCGTTACCGGGATACCCGGTATATGATCCGCCGCCGCCGCCGCCCAACCCCAGAGTTCCGGAAACCCCGTTTGATGAGCCCGCGCCGCTGTTCCCGCCGCCACCGGCACCACCGGTTGCTCCAAAGTTTTCGCCGCCACCGGCACCGCCGCCGGCATAGGTGATCGCTGATCCGGTGATACTACTGGATGTACCGTCACCCCCGTTACCTCCTGTGCCGGTATTACCAGGAGACCCTGCAGCACTTTTACCGCCGCCGCCACCATGTCCACGGGTTTGGCCAGTACCCCCGATATTACCTTCCCCGGATACATTACCCCCGCTATTGGCACCACCACTCCCGCCAGTGCTTCCGGTTGTGCCGAGACCCGCGCCACCGCCACCCGTGCAGGATATGAGCGTTCCGAACGACGAACTCCCTCCGTTGTTCCCCATTCCGGCGAGAACAATCGTGCCGCCGGCACCACAGGTGATGGTATGCACGTTCCCAGGGGTTACGGTGACTGAACCGGTTTTCATACCGCCAGCTCCTCCGCCACCGCCGCCCGGAGATGCTCCGCCCGCACCGGCTCCGCCACCGGCTACGACAAGGTATTCAATTGAAGTTACACCGGTGGGTACCGTGAATGCCTGAGATCCACTTCCATACCAACGGATGATAGTGTAACTGCCACTGACTGTCGGAACCCGATATAATACCATCAGAACACCACGGAGACGAGCAGGTCCTGGCCGGCTGCGGTTGTGCCAACCTGGGTGACCATGATGTACAGGATATCGCCAGCCGCACAGGTGGCCTGTGCTGCGTCGATTGTGCCGGATACCGTATATTTCCCGTTGGTTGCTCCGGTACTGGTAGTGACTTCCATCGGAACATCGGATGAGAACACACTGTTGGTGGACGCTGTGCCGTTCTTCCGGATATCAACTTTGACCGACTGGCCGCCCGGCAGGGAACCGAGCGTGGTAGTTGCAATGGATATTTTGGCAGTTGCCGGGACGCGGTAATACATCAGGGTTGAAACGTAGAGGGAACCTTCTCGGATCCGTTCAAACGACCGGATGAGTTCGCTGCCGTTCAGTATGGCTTTTGGAACATCTCCATGAATGATTGCAAGTCCGTTAACTGTTGCCGTGTGTGCTGTGTTGGGAACGCAAAATTCGATGTTGCCGTGCTCGGTTCCTGACGTGACTCCATACAGCCAGAGATATGCGTTATGGTTTGAAGAATTTCCGGCACAGACGCCCCACCCGTCATTATCAACATTTCGTTCAAACCAGTGTGATGACATATTTAAGGCGTCGGTGTCTTTGCCTATCTGCACTGCAGGATAATCCCCGTGGAACATCCTGAGTGCCGTGAGGAGCGCATTATGAGCTGCGTTCGGGACGCTGAAGATTATATCCCCGTGGTTGGTTGAACTTGAAATTCCGTAAAATCGTGCCCTCGGGCTGTACCCGCTCATACCGGCCCATATAGAAAAGTTACTTACATCGTCCATGGCATATAGTTCTGCTAAACCGGATCCCGCATCCATTCCGAGGTTACCATCGATTACTACTGTGGGCATATCACTGTGAACGATCTTTATTGCTTCAATATAGGCAGAATGAGCCGTGTTTGGGACATACTGGATCATATCCACCGGAGAACCGAAACCGCCCGTTGCAGAGTAAATAACGGCGGGGAATGTAACATTTTTATTCCGGTCGTATGATTCAACGTTCCGCCTTCCTGCAGGATATCCGCCGAACCATTCAATATTCCAGAGATAAACCGGGTTGGTGTTGGTGGCACTGGTGCAGGAGAACGTTACCCGGACTTTATCGCAGTATCCGGCTTGTCCGGTACCAGATGCATACTGGATCTGGGAATGGGGAACGTATACATGGCCCGGCCAATTGTTTATGGTTCCGGAAGTGACGGTGCTCCATGTCGTGGTAGTGTTATTGTATTTCTCTACTTTGACCACGACGTCGTTTCCGGTGGTCTGCATGTACAGGTATAATTTATTGAGGAATTCATACCCGGATGTTCGTTCCCAAGTCAGACGGTAATGTCCTTGCCCGCCAACGGTCATGGTCGGGATGATCTCCCCGGTGGTTGAACCCTGACCTTCCCCAATCATTAAATTTGCGAGTTCAATGGCCGAGAGCCGGGTTGATGTGGTCCAGTCAGTTCCGTTTGTAGATTGTTCTGCCAGCGTTGCCGGGATGAACCGGAGTTTATTGTTCAGTTCACCGTGGAACAGAGTTGATTCTTCAACACAGGGGGACCCCAGGTTTGAGGTCACGGAGTTCTGGGGTCTGTTTATACCGCTGAATCCGTCTGCAGAGATTGTACCGGAAAAGATTGGACTATCTACGGGGATGGTAAGGAACAGGTGTTCCCCGGCCGTATATGTTTCTGCACCATTATTATCATCATACCACCAGCGGTATGAAGTTGTTGAGAGGGTTATGTAAGTCGATCCTTCTACATAGGAATCAAGGTAAATATTGTAGGTTTTGTTACTGGCGTTGGAATGGATCTGGATTGCGGCAGAGGTTGCAACAAGGCCCGTGAGGTAACTGGTCCGGTCTACACCGGCAGCATCGGTTTTTGACAGGCCGATAGTAATCAGCCATTCGTCTAGGTCTTCATCAATAATGATCTCGCCGGACGCTACGAGGGTCGGGTCTGTGCCGGCATTGTAATTATACATCAGGCACGGGGAATCTGATGAAGATCCGGATGTGTTGATGATTACATCGTTGGTTTCTTCTGTGAACGAGACGTTGGTACCGGCTTTCAGGCGTTTGAACTGGTAATCGATTCCGACTTTCCCGGAATAGATTGGGACGCCGTCACCGGATGTGCCGAGGTTTGAAGCAGTTGAACCGTCTATTCCGTCAGCCCCTGCCGGGCCGGTTTCTCCTGCTGGGCCCGTATTTCCCGTCAGGCCGGTTTCTCCGGTCAGACCTGTTTCACCCTGAGGTCCGGGAACAGTTGAATCTGCACCCGCGGGTCCGGTTGGTCCGGCGGGCCCGGTTTCTCCTTGGGGTCCCGGGACGGTTGAGTCTGCACCCGCCGGGCCGGTGGGGCCTGCGGGTCCATCAGCCCCGGTCAGACCCGTGTTTCCTGCAGGGCCTGGAACGGTTGAATCAGCTCCCGTGGGGCCAGGGGGTCCGGCCGGCCCGGTTGTGCCGGACGGCCCTGTTGGTCCTGGTGCACCGGTTGGGCCGGGTACTCCTGCCGGTCCCGCAATGGGTACGAAAGTTGATGGGCAAGTGCTTGTTGAATCAGTAACTTTATTTATATCCGAGACACGGGTTCCGCATCCGGGATACGTGATTCCATCGGTGTTTGCTTCATCATATTCTTCTTCACCGGGTACACCTGGCTGGAATTCGACTGCAGTGCCGCGGTTCTTGATGGGCATTTTATCAGTGAATATTGAGAATTTTGGGGCTGACAGCGTGATTTCCCGGGCGGCCGCTATTGAGATGACCCCATTGTTGATCTCAAAACCGGTCGTATCTCTGCCATCGACCATGGTCATAGACCCGTTGGATTTGAACTTGATGAGTGAGCCGGAAACGTGCTGGATGATGAGTTCTTTGTTCTTGATATCGGGTTTTTTCTCGCTGTCAACGTATACAGACCCGAGAATGATTGCGTTGTTGATATTGTGGAGGACCCCTTCATTCAAACTGTTCTGGAGTCCTTTGATCTGTAACTGTTCCTTGAGTGGTTTTCGGGTAAAACCGAGGACTACGGTATCACCGACTGCAGGTAATGCGATGATTGATGACCCGCTGAAATTTGAACATTGGATCGGGACCTGGTTGAGCGTGAACTTTTTGCCGTCAATCAGTGCTTTGAAGACAACGTCGCATTTCATCTTGTCAGAGTAAACGGCCGTGACAACCGCAAGTTCCATGGTGTTGATGGCGTTTATTTTCTTATCTTCAATTTCGATGATTGTGTCAATGAATTCCATTAGATCGCTCCGAGGCTTGCTTCTGTGTAAAACTGCGAACCGTTGATGATGTGTTTATACCCGCGGATCCGGAAGGTGCCGGGGTTGGTTCTTGATTTTAATACCAGACGACTCCCGATCTTGACTCTCCACTGCAGGAGACTTTTCATGGTAGCAACCTCGTCGTTGGTAGTATTTGAGGTTGCAGCAGCTTCCATCAGCCCGTTTTCTGATCCCATGGAAATGGTATCGTAAGGGATCATCCCTTTCCGGCAGCAGTTGGCTATCCCGTCGCGGATGTAGAAGATGAAATCTTCACTTTCATCGTGTGTGACTTTACCGCTGGCGTCTTTATCAAGCGCGTCGAGGTTACCGTTAATCTTCTGCACCATCTCATTCATCAGGGCAGCCGGGGTGTTGTAAAGGACGACCTGGTTGTTACCGCTGGATGGATTGTCGGGAAGGAATGCAAGGTTTCGCGGGTTTTCAATGTACCCTACGGTGACACCGGATATTTTGATGATATCGTGGATTGCTTTGATGTAAAGGTCTCCGGCAACGTAGGTCAGGCGCTTGGGTTCGGTCTCGTTCATTTTGATGATGTCGTCGTAGGCGATCAGGATGGTTGCAACGTCGCCGCCAACCCATTTGTCGTATTTTGAGGATACGTTCCCTACGAAAATGGTGCCGTAATCGTCAGAATACCCGGCTTGGACTTTTAAACAGACCCCTTTTTTCTCGTCAGTTGATGCAATGATCTTGTTTTTGGTGGATTCTGACAGGTTCCAGAGCGTGATGATCATTGAATTTGCTGTGGTCTCGTCACCGCCCACCATTTCAAGATCAATGTCGCAGCCGCCGAACCCCTGGGTATCCGGTTCGGTATTGAATTTGGTTACTGCTTTGCCATCGGCAGTTTCAACATAGACGGTAACTACCCGTTGCCACAACCCGACATTTTTGGTGGTGCCGGGCGCTATGGGTGTCGGGTCGTCGTTAATCTGGTTGAGTAACGAACTTGATCCGGCTGCCGAGGTTGCTGAGAATGGTGATGTTTTCTGGCCTTCGGTATTGTACGAGACGCCGTCAACCTGGCCGTTTATGGGCAGACCCCCGAAGTTTTTGGGCGTGGTATATACTGTATTGGTCCCGGCTCCTCCGCCGCCGACTTGTGCGTCCATTTCAGCAAGTGATTTGGCTTTGCTGGTCGGCATGGGTTTAACTGATGATAATGTTCCGCCGGGAACGTCGATGTCTTCCTGCCCGGTGCCCTCAAAGGTGTATCCCTCGAGTTTTGAGAGCATCCGGTCATACTGGATGGTCATAAGGATGTTGCTGTAGAGGAATGTCCAGTAAACAGGTAATGCCGGGTTCGTTGCCTGCCAGAATTCTTCGGTACAATAGATGTCAGTATACCGTTTGGTAGTACTTTCGCCGAGGGCCGATACCAGCATGGAGAAATCGATGGTTGATCTCCAGGTGGAATACCCGAGCATCTGTTCGGGGGATAATTTTGTGTTATCGTACCAGTCTTCACGCCGTTTCTGCTGGATGATCGCCATGGCAGTTCCCATGGTTAACTGATAGATAACGAATGCTCCGGCATCCCGCATTGCTGATGACGCTATGTTGACGATATCAACGACAATCGCAAGTACGTCCAGATCGGTGGTATCTTTGGTGAGTGTTCCGGCAAGATCTGCGTATGAATCGCCGTTTGCATCGTAGAATGCACAGGCTTTGGTGTATTTGTCCCCGATAATTCCTTCAAAGAAATCTTTGAGGTATTGGTTTTCTGCAATCCGCTGGCGGTAATGACAGGCAATGGCGTTGACGCCAAGAAGATGGGTAAACTGGATTAGCAATGAATAGTTGAATTCGATGTTACGGCGTTGCTGGACGGTGTCTTTTGCCGGTTGGGATATCATGAGTGCGATAGAGTTTCCGCCGATAAGGTCCCGGAAATAGGACATGATCATAGCGAAATCACTGATCCTTTGGAGTTCGTAATCTGCTACGTGCCCGAGGAACGGGGCAATACCGGAAAATCTTGACCAGTAAGATCGGGTCATGAACCCGATGAGTTCAACAGAAGATCCCTGGAGTCTCACGTTGATAACCCCAGATAATAGGGGGTTCCGTCGAGATCTTCAAGGGATAACACCCCGTTCTTTACGGCAAGGAACTTGTGAGTATTGGCAGGATCGGATCCGAAGAAACCCAGGTAATCTGCTTTGAAGATACCGGCAGGCTGGGACGTTGCACTGGCAGCACTCTGGTTTCTGAACTGGATCATTGCAATGATCTCGGACCGGAAGAATGCCAGGTATGCAACGTTCATGGGATACAGGATATTGGCAAGTGCCGGCACTTCGCACAGGTTGCACCATTGGGCAAGTTCCTGGATGGCATAGGTGGTTACTTCGTAACACCGGTCGTATTCCTGGTTGCGGTACAGGGTCGATGTGAGCATACCCAGCGTCTGGTACGATTCTTCAAGAATGAACAGGAAGAAATTTGCATTGTTCCTGAAAAGTCCACCCATCTGGATGGTTCTGCCAATAGCTTCTGCCGATACAAATCCGAATGCCATCTGTGATTCACCTGAAAATGTCGTTTGCGAGGGTTCCGATCCACACTGCTGCAGGTGGATCGTTGATACTCTCGGGGAATGTTGCGGTTGTGCCGTCCCAGTTCTTGTATTGGGTATCGAGGTAAGTTGAACTGTCCAACGTCCTGTAATACATCAATGCTGTTAACGTTGCCCTGAAGTACATATTATAGGAAAGTGACATTCCCTTCGTCAGGGCCAGTGTCGGATTAGGTACGATTGACCCCAGAAGGGTGGGGTTCGTCCATTCGATCAGAGTGACCAGTTCCGGGATATACTGGTGAGCGATTCTGGCACAACCGGCAAGATCCCCGTCTTTTGCCATGTTTTTTAAGAGTTTATTGAGGGTGTTGAACGATTCTTCATAGATGAACATGTAGAACGATGTGTTATCGCCATTATACTGGGTCAGTTCCATGAACTGGGTTGATTGTAATGACCAGGGGTTGGTCTGGGCCGCTGTGAAGGTTGCCGGGGTGGATGCATTGAGATCTTCCCAGTATTGATCATCAGTCAGGTTGACGCCGTTCCGGACGTTCTGTTGCCGATAATACTTGAACATCTCAATACAGGTTCTGCTGAAGAAATTGAAACTGAGTGAAGCTCCGAACGTGTTGGCGGTGATAAATGCGCCGAATACGTTGAGAGATATCTGAGGGGTGGTCAGGTAACCTTCTCCGTCGAATACGATATTATCAAAATCGATGTCGAGGGGCGGAGCTGTCAGGGTTAGTAACATCATGATCTCGTTGATGGCTTTATGGCATAACTCGCCAGCCCGCGTGGTCTGGCCGTTCCAGTACGCGCTGTAGATGTTGTTGATAATAACGTTCTGGGTTTCTTCGAGGATGAACAGGGTGAAGATCGTCTGATCTTTTATCAGGGCATTACCTCTAAGAATGGATTCCAGGTTCAGGGGCATGACTTTGAGGGTGCCCGGTTTGAATATCTGGCCGCCCATGGGTTACCACACCGCCATTGCCGTGACGTTTCCATATGCTGTGTTGATGGGGACGATTGTGAACAGGATCTGTGCAGTATCGGCGTCTTTTACATATAATGCCAGGTTTAAGGGTGTTAATTTACCGATAAATAAAGTTCTGGCATCGGATTTATCCGAGATATGGATTGCATAGAATTTGCCGGTGTAGTTGTAGGTATACCTGATTTCGTAGGTCCGGTCTTCGATATTGAAATAATGGGATTGGCTAAGGCCGTAATTTTCACCGATCCTGAACGGTAACAGGGCGTAGGAACAACTGACCCTGAGCATCATTGTGACCAGCTCACGGTTGCATTATCTCTTTTTACAGTAGCGTAAGCTGCCAGGGTGCTTTGGGTTGCTGCAGGTGATGTTGTGCTTGTAGTCTGGAGTATGTTGGGTGAAATGATTACCGGGGCGTTCTGGGAGTTCGCATCTTTGAGTTGATCGGGATCTCCCCATACGGTCCATTTCGGGAATGTGTTGATGTTGAGATTTAATTTCGGGGAATCGAAGTTGATGGTTTCCTGGGCGTCAAATGCAAAAACTGCCCAGTCCTGCATAGTCTGTGCTGCGTTCATGAGTTTTGCAATGGTTGCTGTCGTGTTGTCGTTTTTTAGGGTGATGCCGGATAATGAACTTGCAGTAACGGACATGCTGACCTTGCGGATCTCGGTCAGTTCCATCTCGGCCATGAGGAAGTTGTCGGAATCTGCGGAGTCCCGGTAGGCAATGTGGACAATGGCCATGCTATCGACAGATACCAGGGATGACCGTAATTTGACGGGTTCTCTTTTTTTGTTGAGTTCACTGAGTTTCTGTGGTATGATATACGTGATACTGCTGCTGCCGCCCGGAATGCTGTTGACCGACAGGGTTTTTGGCAGTTTACAGGTGAGTTTTACCCGTTTTGGTTTGGCAATGATGTGGTCGTGAACAATGAACTGTTCTTCAACGGAATGTTCCGGTACGATGTTTTCTTCAGTAAGATCAACGACATCGACAACTTCAAAGGAGAACGTTGAGTTTCCGTCGATACTGATAGTGATCTCATCGCCAATTGCGGAACCTGCCGTACCTCCGGAACCGCCACCACCGATACCGGAGCCGGCTCCCGGATTAGTGGTTATTCTTTGCGGGTCCCACCCCGGGTGTTCGGCCAGCCACCGGGCGTCAGGAGTGATAGGGTTTGACGGGTCGTAATAAACGGATGTATGTTCCGGGTCATACCAGCTGCCAAGCCCGTTATCCATGTCCGGGTAATGGTTGGCCATCCAGTACCGGTACGCGTTCTGCCACTGTTCGTAATAGTACGTGTCACCCAGCGGGTTATCGATAGTATCTTCCGGCCAGTCATGCCGGTGCGGTTGTTCCAGCCATTCAGGATCGTTGTCGCTGCCTTCACTATACTGGGCTTCATCGCGGATGTTGGTGAAGACCCCCAGGGGGGATATTGGTGTTCCGCCGGTTACTTCTGTGGTGGCTGCGGTGTTTTTTGTGCAGGTGATGATTTTCTGGCCGGTTGGTAATGTTGAGAGTGCCGGGTCGCTTTGCGGGTATCCTGCAATGTATTTGCTGTTTTTATCTTGTTCAGTATACCGGTCGGCACTTTTGTAAACAGTTTGCGGGGCCTGGTCTCCGTGACCGACAAGGTCCCGGTACTCCGGCATGGTGGCTGCTGCGTCCGGGTATTTGTTGGCCCAGTAATACCGGTAGGCAAGATCATAATCGTTTACTGTCGCATATTCCGCTGCTTTTGGTACATTATCCCAGTATTCATTATCGTTGATACCCCCACGGCTGAGGTTCGTTTCGGCCGGGCTTTGGGGAATGGAATTGTACCATTTCATGGCCTCGTCATAATTTTCTTTGCCGTTAGGTTGATCTTGATAATCAGCCCACTGGGGCTCGGTAATGGCCATTGAAAAACTCACTCCTGGTTAGGAGTTAATGATGCAGATTTAAAAGGAAATGTCACACCAGAGGTTTTGCTCCGATGTAAACCGAGATGTTGCGGATAACATAATCTGCAGTGAGATCGACTGCCTGTTCAATGATTTTGGTCTTTTCGGAAGTTGTCTGGTTCCCGTCAGCCATGGGATCGCCGTCGCCGCTCCAGATCCCGAGACAATGTTCTTTTGCATATTCCTGCCGGGTCAGGTAATCAGCAGTTCTTGATACCTTATACTGGGATACCCGTGCGTAACCATTGACGATCAGGGTGTCTGTATAATCATATTCGCCGTTCGGCCCGTAGAATAGGTACGCCAGGGTACGGCCATACCCGTCAATACCTTGGTTGGCGGCGTCCAGCTGGAGTTTGACTCGTTTACCCTGCAGGGTGGCAATAGCGAAATATTTTGCATTTTTTGCCTGGTAATACAGGAATGTTTTGGATTTCCCATTGAACCGTGAAGGTTTATTCTTTCCTAAATTGGTCTCAGGAGTATCGACACCGAGGACCCGTATTTTCAGGCGCTGGCCGTTATCGAGGGTGACATCGAATGTATCCCCATCAACAACCCGGGTGACTACGGCTCCAACTGTGCCCGATACGCTTAACCTCGGCATTTCAATATTTTTCTTGTTTGCGTCGCCGCGTTCGATGGTATACTGGTTATTGTAATCGCTGGCGAGCAGGGGGGCCCGGTTGATGGCAGAGATTCGTGAGGTCTCGGCGTTCTTTGCTTCGGTATCCAGTGCCAGCAGTTTCTGGTAGTTCTGTTCGGCAATGGTTGCTGTAATGCCGCGTTCGGTCAGGATCCGCTGGTCGATGAATGTTACTCCTGGCGTGAATGTCAGGGTATATCCTTCGTCATCAACACCATTTACCCGGCCGGTCCACCTGATTGCATACATGTCGGGAACCTGGGAGGTTGTGCCGGAATAGAAGACAGGATACATTGCCGAATCGAAATTGGATTTCCAGTCGTGGAATTTAGCATAGTTGTTGGTGATTGAGTTGGTACCGGCTTTTGCTGCAACACCCTGGTTTGTTGTAATCCCGATACCGGACGCACTGAGCGAGTTGAGAACGTCTACTGCCCAGCCCGTCATGGGCGCTGTGTTCATGCTCGCAAGATACATGAGATCAATGTAATTGATTGGTTGTTTATACTCGGTGTTCCAGCGTTCTTCATTGATGATATTGGTTAAATATTCGGCTTTGAGGAACCGTTTGACACCGAGTTCGTTGATGATGGAGAGCCCATATGCCGTATATAAGTTTGCAGAATTGACGGCGAACGAGATTAACCGGTTTTGTCTGGCAGCGATTTTCGGGGCGTTCCACCAGTAATCAAGACTCCGTAATATCCAGTATTCTGCCGGAATGCCGGGTTTGTCAATGATGACGTGCCCCTGGATTTGTTCCTGGTTATCCCAGTATGTGTGGTAATCATTCCACATATTCTGGGCTCTTTGGCCCCAGTACCCTTTACCCAGCGGGTTTTCCGTGGTTACCGGGGCATAATAGTTTACGCCGTCTGTTATTTTCCTTCGGAGCCCGATGAAATCAAGGAACCGGTTGTAATCAACGGTTTTATCCCGGAATACGGTTCTCCTGATGTATTTGACGGCTTTTTTCTCGTAATCAAATACTTTGAAACCGATCTGTTGCATACGGCCGGCAGCCACCCGGTCGTAAATGAGATCTTTTGCAATGCTTGTCGTGAACTTGTTCCATTTGTAATTTTCATTGACACTGAAATCCCAGGCTGCGTTGATGAAGTTCGGGACCAGATGGGTACGGAGTTGACCAACTACTTTGAATGTGTGTTTACCCTGTAACCAGTTGATGATGTTTTCAGGGCTGTATCCTCCGGTAAGTCCGTCTTCAAACATCGCATTGCGGATCCGGGCTTTACGTTCTTCGTTTGTCAGGTGTTCCAGTTCATCGTAATCGGGGCCGCGTTTTGCTGGCTTTTCATTGAGGGCGTAGACTAGGTCTTTATCTTCGGGATCCATGGCATGTTTTATGAGGTACGCTTCGGGATTTTTGTTGTAAAGTTTCTCGTCGAAATATTCATCCAGTTTTATGGGGCTTTTGGCAGTAGGGATAATGCCGCGGCTGAACTGGTCCCATCGTACTCGCTCTGCCATGGTCGGGTTGCCAAAATTTATTTTATACTGTAAATTCTTTGCATCGTTGGTTTCGTAAACCCGTTCTGAAATGAACGTAATGGCTTCTTTGAGGCGGTCCCGGGCAATTGTTGGGAGAGGTTGGGGTTTGTCGTACCTCGCTAATGCTTTCCAGGGGTTTTGCTGGACTTTTACAATGTTTCCATCCGGGCCTATGGCTATGGAGCCGTCAGTTGCGATTTTGGGGATGCGGATCGGGTCAACTGATTTTGCAATAGCCATTCCGTCATTGTTAAGACCGCCGAACGCCCGGTTAATGGTATTGAATCCTTCTGTGGTAAGGCCCTGGAGGGTAACGCCTTTACCGAGCGCCGTTTCCAGCATGCGGCGGTTGAATCGTATTGCATTTTTCCCGATAACTTTTGAAGATTCTCCGATGTTCATGACCTCAGCAAACCGGCGGAAATAGATATTGCCGGCCCGGTCTTTGATGGAGACCACCCACTGGGTCCAGTCTTCGGATAAATGGTGACCGCCTTTGATGTCCCAGATGAATTTTCCTTCCGGCCCGTCCGGGGCTTCAGGTAACCGGCCTTTTGCCCAGTCGTCAACAGTCTGGAAGGCTTCTCCAAGAGCATTGTTGGGGGTGTAAATATCGTGTTTTAAGGCGGATGACTTGAGTTGTGAAGCCTCCCGGATAGAAGACCCGGGATACTGGAGGAGGACTTCTTTGTATAATGATGAGGATGCCTGATATTGCTCAGCAGACATGCTGATGATCGAGTCATCGCTATTGAATGTCTGTTCAAACATCCGGTATTCCGGGGATGCAATGGATTCATAGAGCTCTATTCGTTCATCAAGGGTTTTGCATCCCCGGAGTTGTGTCCAGATACTTTCCTGTTCTTCAAGGACTTTACTGAGGGGGTAACTCTGGAGTTTTTCTGCTTCAAGACCTTCCATTCCATTGGAAATATACCGGCGGCGCTGGTTCCATTTTGAGATGATCTGTGTTCGATCGATATTGTCGGTAAGTTCAAGGATCCGGTCAAACTTTTCTGAGGTTCTCAGGCTTTTGGCAACGGTTGATGTTTTACCTCCCCAGGAACTGGGGATCATCATGGCAGCAGCCATTCCCGGCGCAGCTCCTGGTTCCTCGAGCATGAGGCTCCCCATAGCTGGAATCATTTGTCCGGCCGTGACTCCGACCGTCATAGCTGCTTTGTAGACAGATCGGGGTATAGACAGGGGATCGGTTATGGAATTCCCGTCGTTGAGGATCTTTGCGCCGGCTTCTGCCCAGTACGGGACCCGGTATAGATCGGTAGCGCCCCATAATGTTGAGGCAAGGAACCATTTTACGGCCTGTGTCCGATACCGTTCTACAGGGCCTTGCGTTTGTTCCAGCGCACTTAACGTTCCGGGAGATAATGCGTCCAGGGTGGTGCCTAAAGGCCCAGGATACATCTCCTGCATGCCACCGGGGCGATTATACGCTGATGAATACTGGTTGGCAAGGGCCACTCCTGCTTTTGAGGTTGGACTGATTGAACTCCAGATCCGTTCTTCTTCCAACCGGTTCCCTTCTGAATAAACAAGAGGGATATCGATCGGCCGGCTTTCCTGGGTGAATAATCGTGAATCGGCCAGGACCCGTTGGTTGCCACCCATACCCAGGTCAAGGGTCTCGGCGACCGGGACTGATGCACCGACCGGTGCGTTGGGATCGATCTGGTCATGGCCGAAATATTTGTAGACAAATGTGGACGGGGGGGCCATGTTATGTCACGTATTTCCGGGCTAATAATCCGAGATTTTTGATGACAAGTGGCAGGGCAAGGTTGGCTACCTGTTCGGCAACCAGGGTTTCCTGGCTGGCAGTACCTTTCTTACCTTCAACGGTTTCGGTTACCTGTGCAGTCTTTGCCAGTAATGGGATCCCGAACAGTTTGCTGTTGCCTTGCGGGGTGGAACTGATGTTGGTCTCGAAGATGGCGTCCATGGGCGGGGTTTCTGTGCTGGCATTGACAGCAGCCTGTTGGTTCCGGTTAAGTGATTCCAGATAATTGTTGACAATGTTGGACTGAAGATCCCAGGCACTTGTATGGGATTTATCCTGGGTTTTCATGACTGTAATGGCGTCCTGTTGATCGGTTTTGAGGGTATTTTCCTTTATCTGGGCAAATTGCATGGCGTTGCTGATGAATCCTTTGAACTGTTCGAAGAACCCGTTATTCTGGAGGTCCTGGTTGAAATCTGTGGGAATTCTGGTGAATGTTGAAGGGACCTGATACTTGGTCTTTCGTGCGACCAGCGAGTTCCACGGATCGTTTCCGCTGAACAGGTCATCGATATTTTTGTCCATGTTATATTCGCCGGTATCTAGCAGTTCTTCAGCGGTTGGCATAGATCCCGGGTTGTCATACAGTTGTTTTGTTTCCTGGTACTCGAGGTTCTGGATACTTTCAGTCCATTCAATACCCCCGCGGTCAAGAAGAACGCCATCAACGTCACGGGCCCCGACTTCCAGACGGGTTAATGCTTCTTTCCGGGCTCGTTCGGTCTTTTTCCATATGCGGTTTCTGGGATCAAGTGGAGCTTGTCCGGATTGATCCCATCTTTTAGCAACCGGGTCAAATAATGCCCGGGTTTTGAGGAATGTTTTATCAATGCCCGTGGCAGGGCCGCCTTCTGCGAGGCCCATGTTGAGTAACTGTTCGTAAATCCATGGATCTGAATTTGCTACACCGTCAGATGCTTTCAGGACTTCTTTGAGGTAATTGAGTTTTTTATAACCTACGTTGGATTTGCCAAGGTACTTCTGTCCTGCCCCGAAGACGTTGAAATCATATCCTTGTGCAAAGGGATTGGGCGGCATCTCTGCACCGGGCAGGTATGATTTTCCTGATTCTACAAGGTATTCGATATAACTGGGTCGGTCCGGGTAGGTTTTTACGGGGCCAAGTGAGGTTTCAACAATTTTTTCATTATACCATACCGAATTGAATTTTTGGATCCATGCAGTTGCGTCTGCTAGTTTTTTTAATCGCTGGGTTTCGGTTAAAGGTAAACCGGTTGATTGATCTATTGAGATGGCCCCCCGGCCGATGGCAAGATCTTTGGCATCTTGTTTTGCACGGGTGATCATACTGCCAGATTCCCAGATCATCCGTTCGCCTTCATAAATGCCCTGGCTGCTGGTTAAGAATGTGCTGACTTTGTTGTTGTTGAGCCGTAATGCATCGGCAGGGTAACTGCTGATAGCCCGGGTTCTTCGGTTCAGGTTGAATGCTCCACGATCGCGTTGGGTAACTCCGTCGGCCGATAATGTCCGTGCCATGCGTAACCCTTCGTTACCGCTTTTACCGTGAGATTGTGCATCCATGGAGATTTCTGAAGTTGCGTAATCTGCCCATTTTGGGCCGTAAATTAGTTTTTCCAGTTCAATGTTGTTGATAGGGGAATAATCTGCAGTTTCCATGGCGTTTAATGTGTTCGGGCCAATGTACCCGGCTTTCCGGTCGAGAAATTCCCGGTATTCTGCTGAATTTTTCGGCATGAGGTTCTTGGTATTATCGGTTAATTCAAGGATCTCGTTCATGGAAAGATCGGTGTATTCAGTACGTTTCTGTTGAAGTTCAGCCAGTCTTTTTACTGCAGCTTCGTTGTAATTGGTTAATTTGAGGTTTGGTTCCCAGATATTGGTTTCAATGTATTCTTTGATGATATTCCCATAGTTGACAGGGATGTATCCTAATGAAGTAGATCCGACATCGATTGATGAAAATTGTACGGAAGTGTCGATAATGTTACCGTTCTCGTCAGGTTCGAACCGGGCATTGGATCGCATTGCCGATTCAGATTTTGCTTCAACAAGAAACTGTTTTTTCCGGTCCTGGCTGTTCAGGTTGGAGTTTTTGATAAAATCAGGACTTTCTTCATAACTGAAATATTTCAGGTTGATAGCAGCCATTGGGCCTAATCGCACTATTTCTTTATTGAATTTATCGCGGATTTCCGGAAGTTCGAGAACGCCGAACCCATATAATACCCAGTCGATATGATACGGGCTGATTACCATATCTTTATTCTGGGCTTTGAGGTCCTGGAGTCGTTTGACCAGTTCGATACGTTCTTCGATGTTCAGTTTCTGCCGGATTCGTGGGATAAGGTCGGCGATCTGGTTCGAAGATTTCGGTGATAGTGCAACGTCCAGCGGGATACGGCTAAGATCGTTGAGATCATAAAATTCCGGGGATAGTTCACCCCCGCGTTTCAGGAAATCCATGTTTTTGACGAAGGTTTCGTCCCGGCCGGTAATCAGATTTTCCTGGTTGAAGATTCGTGCAATTGCAGTTGGCGGAAGGTCAGATACGGGTATTCCGGTATCAATGATTTTGTCAACAATCTGTTGTTTTACTCTCAGGTTCTCTGATTCCGGCATTTTCTCGAGCTGGTTCCAGATCGATAACCCGAGAGCTGCACCGAGTTTCTGGTGGGCGACATAGACGATTTTTGACAGGGCTGCCGGGTCATGATAAAGACTGGCTTTGATCTGTTTGAGAGACTGTACCGGGTTACGTATTGCGATTTCTGTTGAGACCCCTGTTTTGGTTAACTGATCGGCAATGAGGGTCATGAACTCCATTTCTCGTTCGGTTGGGGCCCTGCCGCTTCGCGGGTTGTAATCCATCTGGACCGGGGAACGTAACCATGCCGGTTTGGCGTAGTAACTGAGAATTGTGTTGGCGTTATCGTAATATTTCTTGATCTGGTCAAACTGTGTGTTGAGTTTGACGGGATCTTTTGTGGTGATCTGAAGTTTTTCCTTGACTTTATCGACAATGGATTCTTTGAAGTCAGTAACCGACCATGATCTGGTGGTGACTTTGACCTGGCCGTCGGCTAAGGTTTTTATCTCGGTTTTCGGGAATACTTTTGGTGTTATTTTTCCGGCGGCTTTTGCAACACCTTTGGATGCAAGGATGCCGACAACCATATCGAGCCCGAACTGGAGCGGGTCTGCTTTGGCGGCCTGGACCATTCCCCCGAACAATCGCTGGGTGATTGCCGATTGCCAGGCTTCGTTGGTATTGTACAGGCGGGTTAAGGTATCTGCCTGATATTTGTTGGAAAACCCAATGCTGATGGCATCCTCAGCTGAATTGAGGAACAGTTGGGGCATGTAGCAGACGGCCTGGACGTTATGTGCCACGGAAGCGACCAGCATTAACGTTTTGAGTTCGTTGTCGGTTTCTTTTATCTGGCGATTGAGATCGGTTTTATCCGACCATGATAATCCCGGGTCGTTCCGTTGGAGTTCCAGAAGGCCGATCTCAATTTTTGTATCTTCGATCTTCCCATCGATTTCAGCGGATTTGTTGTTGATAGCGTCGCCGAGGACTTTATCGAATTCTTCGTAGAATCCCGTTGAATAAGGATCATAGAACCCGACGTCCTGTTGCATCTGCATCGGGATGTCGCGGATATACAGGTTCCGGTTCTGCTGGATTCGCTGGGCTGACGTGCCTTTGCGGTCCTGCATGATCTGGTCGATGATGCTGTTGGCCTCAGCTTCGGTAACGTATTCTGAGCCGTCAGGTAAGGTGATCTCTTTGGCTACCCCCATGACCTGGCGAAAATACGGGATGAAGGTATCCCCATACGGTTTTATTAAATAGTTATCGGGGACAGGATCAGCCATAGTACTAAAGGAAGTTGATAGGGATAAAAAGAAATGTCAGGGAGGTTATTCGTCCCTGGCACCGATGAGGTAGTCCTTGACCGATTCGAAGATTTCCCGGAGCCGGTTCCGGTAGAATTTGAACGTAACGGTTGTGCCGGTTTTGATAGTTACGGTCTTTTTCTGAGTCCGTCCGAAACATTTGGCAGTGACGGTATAAGTGGTCCCGCCGTTCAGCAGGGCAGATGTCGGGGTGGTCCCGATCTTTTCCTGGAGGATGGTGATCTCTGCCGGGTATGAACTGGTGATGGGAACTTTCACGTAATTCCTTGCAGCGATCCTGGTTTCTACGTCATCGAGGATGACATAGGATTCTCCGACGTTTGCCACGTAGTAAGCCCATTTCATTTTCCAGATCTGGGGGCAGTCTTCCCATGAGTTGATGACGTACAGGTAATCTTCGTCATACCCGACTGCTACAAGGGCATGACCGCCGACTGACTGGCCGTTTGCCGTGAACTCTGCAGCGTTCATGTTATCGTAGATGTCATCGAATACCTGGATGCCGATTAAGGCATATCCGTGTTTGTACAGGGCTGCTTTCATCTCGTTTGGCGTGTCGATGGTTGAATACCCGTCGATCTTGTGCTGGGGTGCAAACTCCCCGGCAGTCAGGTTCGTGAAGTTGTCTGAGCCGGGCACTGGTGTTTTCCAGTCAGTTCTGCCGTCTTTGGGGGTCCTCCACTGGCTTTCAAGGCAACATCCCTGTTCCTTGAGAACCTTGCAGGCAGCCCAGACGTAAGCGCCGCCACCGTCGTCGTCCGGCTGGTGTGCTTCTTCCCGGGCTTTGTAGTAAACCCATGCAGCTGAGAACGAGGTCGGATACAGGATGTCGTACCAGCATTGCCCATAGGTTTTGCCGATGTTCCGGGTGACGGTGGCTTTGTCAGCAGCTGTTGGTATTTCGCCCGTGAGCATGACGTATTCCAGGTCCCGTGATGCTGCCGTGGACTGTCCGACACAGGTACCGGCATTTCCCTGGAACCTCCGGACAATATGGTTGGTATATTTGTTCAGGTATGCCGGCGGGAACTCTGCGGTGCCGAGGACCGCACTGTATTTGAGATCTCCGACTTTCCGGCCTTTCCGGAATGGTGCGAAGACGAGACGTAACCGGTAATGGCAGTCTTCATATTCAACTTTGTTCTGTTGAATCATGGTTTCCAGGGCCGCGGTGAGGGACCGCGAATCAATACCGGTATTGACGAACAGTTCCTCGAGGGTCTGGTTGTTCAGTTTCTGGAGTGCGTTGAGCACTGCCGTCTGTGGATCCATGTAGGTGTATGAAATAAAAAAGGTTAAAAGGGAATGTCAGCTTCGTTCGAGGATCTTTCCGGTTTTGGTTCGAACGATCTGGGTTTCCCATTCAACTGCAGGCGGCATTTCGGGGATTGGTGGGGGGAGTGGACGTGCGGGGTGGACTGGTGACGTGTCTGCCATCAGGGTCAGGGCGATCATCCATTTATATGCCTTCTCCAATGGCATGTTCCGGACGGTATCTATGTCCTGCCCGATATCTCTGGCAAACCGGTACAGATCGAGTTCACGGGTGACTTCTTCGATCAGAACCGAGTGCTCAGGCCCATCCGCTCTTGCAAGTTTTTTCGGACGCCTTCATGATTTTCAATGATACGCTGGGCGATACAGACGAACAGTTCGAAGTCCAGCTTGACGATCTCTTCCCGGGACAGTGAGGGACTCTCGAGACCGGCTTCGATCATGTCGGTATACAGGTCGGTTGTTGGTTTTGAGCCGTTACCATACAGGCTGATGAACGTGATCCCGGGGATTTTCCGGTACGTGTAGGTGACACCATCGATCTCATCGCTGGGCGTTGGCGTAAACCCTGAAATTTTCTTTTCAGATTCCATATACTTAATATGGGGATTCTCTTGTATTTATTGAAATGAGGAGTCTTTCTGAAAGAGTCAATAAAAAAGATTATGGAGTGTTGGCTCCATCAACGATGCTGGACTTCATGGTCTCATCGATCTTGAGTGCAAGCATCTGGATGGTGACTGACGGGCTGGTCTCCCCAATGTTACCGGTCGAGATATCACGGATAATGCAGTTGGTTGCGTTGATCGTGATGGACGGGCTGGTGTAGGAGATGTTGAAGTACGTCTTGTTCTTTTTGAGTTCCTGGGCGTGGATCAGGATCGCTGCTGTTGAATCACAGGATACTTCAAGCGACGGTTCCTCAAGGGACCGGTTGTAACCGACCACCCCTTTGTTGATCGTCCGGATATGGTTGATCTTCTTCGCATTTCTGTACGCAAGGCCCTGGAATGCGTCCACGGTCTGGCCGTCAAGGGTGATGCTGATCTGTTCTGCATCCCACTCGTAAACATCTTTTGCCATGTTGTGTATCCTCCAAAAATTTAGATGGTGATGGTTAACCCGAGGTTGAACGTGTGGATATCACCGACAAGACGGACTGCAACAATGACGTTGTTGAGAACACGGTTCTCTCGTTCAACGGTGCTGGTCTGTTCAAAGGCCGGGATGGAGATCCGGTATTCGCCGACTGCACCGACCCGGACACAGGAATCCATGGCGCTGATGAGGGCACCGAGTACCTGGTTGAGACCGGACTGGTCATAGGGGATCTTATCTGAATTGGCCCGGAGTGCGACAAGTGCGTCTTTGACAGCCGCGGTAACATAGTATTCTGACCGGGTGACATCGATGAACTTGTAGGGGCTGCCGAGCGTGGTCAGGCCGCAGGATGCTTTCTGGGCACCACCGATAACGGTCAGGGCATTGATCCCGTTGGCCTCGAGCGTGGTGACGCAGGCACTGGTGAAGTAGTGGGTTGCACTGGAGACCACGGTCTTCCACATGGCTGTTGACCAGGGCTTGAGTTTCATGATGAGGCCGAGAGCTACAGCCGCCATATCGTCAGTTGTGTCCTTGTCGGCATGGGCCAGCATGAACCCATGGCGGGACTTGAGGTTCGGGGTACTGCTGATATACGTTGTGAGAATGTCCGAAACATCGCCGTAGGTTGTGACGGTTGGCGTGTTGGTGAATGTGAATATCACCTTATTGGTATCGCAGAACGTCTGGAGTTTCTTGAGTTTTGCAACTGCAGTCTGGTGAGCGAGCATGACACCGCTGATCTTCTTGTCAGTTGCCAGCGGGATCAGGGATTGGAGCGTTGTCTCGTACTCGGTATCCAGCGGGTCACCCATGTCGGCTGACAGAGCTGCTTTGCAGGCAACCACGTAGATGGCTTTGACACCCTGGTCGAACATGTTGATGGCGGCAAGTGTGCCGGAACTGCCGATGGTGGTTCCGTCAAGGGAATCAGTATAACCCCCCAGGGCTTTCTGTACATCCAGAACGCTGTAACAAAGGACCGGTGTGTTTGCAGGAGCGAGATCGTACGTAATTGAATTGACAACCGTTTGTGTCTTGTACGCCCGAACCTCACTTACGCCGGGGTCTGTGACAGCAATCTCCGGTTCACCCACGATCACTGCCGTACCCCAGTCTCTGACCGAGGAACTCGCAGATTCCATGGAAATGGTAACTTGGATTGCGTCCTCTATGTTTGGCATGTTCTCATGGTCAGAGGTAAACCGTTAAAAATGAATGTCACTGTTAAAAAGGGTTAGTCGAGGGAATAGGCAACGATGCCGCCCGATGTTATGACCTCGCCGTCGTGAAGGATCTGGTTTTCCAGGGTGACGGTCCCGATAGTGGGTTCTTTCCGGACGTATTTCCGGACATAGGAGATGGTAAAGGTTACCTCTCGTTGGAGAGAGTCATCTTTTAATATCTGTATTTTACTGACTTTGCTGCGCCGGACAATGTTATGAATGGTGTTGAGGTCCATGAGATACCATTCAATGAGTTTGTCAATGACCTTGTCTTTTAGGAACTTGGATTCCATTCCGCCGGTCCGTTTGACAAAGACCCTGACCGTGATGTCGGCCAGCACTTTCTCACCGTATGCCTGGAGGTTGAAGTTGGCATCGTTTGCATCCACTTTCCGGCCGATCTTGTGGTTGACAGCCGTCTCTTCCGATCGCCAGTCTTCCCCGAGTTCGATGGTGATGACTACGTCGTTCAGGGCCAGTTCCTGCGAAACGTCGGTATCCTCGAAATATCCTTTGTGGACCTGATAGATCTTGTTTCTCCAGGTGAACTGGGTGCTGCTTTTCGGGGGTAACGATGCAAAAATAAGTTCCTGTTTTTCCTTCTCGATCATTGAATGATAACCTCTTTTTGTTTCATGCACTGGATGAATGCTTCCCGACATTCGTTACAGCAGAAGGGTAACATGATCTTCTCGTAATTCTTCAGGAACCGGACCGTAAAGTCCCGTTTCTGGCTTTTGGGAAGGATGACCATGTTATCGCAGTCCGGGTTCCAGCAGGGAACGTGGGCTACTTTGGTTTCCATGCCTTCCCGTTTCTTGAGGGCCCGTTTCAGGGTATCCAGTTCATTCCCGAGGATCTCGGTGACGATCTCTTTTTTCTTGATCGTGGTTGTCAGCATATCGCCGACCGATTCATGTTGTTCGACGTAAAATGCCTTTTCTCCTATGAGTCGGATGTAATTTTCCATGTTATAGTCCACTGACACATCGGTTGCCGATGGTAGATTCTTCAGAAATCATATGATCGCTACGGAGGACCGCATACTCGTTCATGTACTCATGAGGATAGAGGGTATCGTTTCTCAGGTCGTTGACCACGGCAGGAATCAGGAATTTTATACGTTGCCGCGGGCAATAACCGCGGAGTTGGCACTGGTTTGTGCAGATCCCAAACTGGTTACACAGGAAAATGTCACGGTCGTATTTCTCGGCCGTGAACGATTTTGATGCGTATTCCGTTAAGAACGACTGACGGTTCTCATTGGGTTTGGGATCTTTTGCCAGTTGCTGGATGAAGGTAGCCTTGTCCATACGATGTCTATTCCCATTTTGTCATCTGTGATTAGTTCCAGTCGTCAATCGCCGGAGTGCTGATGTCCGGTTCATGATATGCTGTCGAAGACCCTTCGACAAATGCGACTTTCCCGTTTACTATGGTCCAGTGATTGGTTATTGGATCGAATGTTGCACTTTCTACAATGTCGGCCACAACGATTGGGGCACGGTCCTGCACGGACGGGTTGATGATCTTGAGCGAAAACGAATACCAGGTTATTCCCAGGGTTTTCGATAAGAGCGGATAATCAGAAAGCATTGTTGCCACTTCCCATAATGTCTTGGACCCGTCCCGTTCCGTGATCTGGACCCGGTCGCCTAATGCCAGCCGAGTTCCGGTATGGATGGATTGGTATCCTTCGACAATGATCGCTTTGGGCGTCTGCGTTTCATTTACTCCCATTGGTTTTACCGGGAGTGTATCGTGCAGGACGCCGGTTATGGCGGTGGTAGATGTTGATTCCGGTACGTTGGCACCGGTAACTTCGTTGACGCTTTCTGCCGTAACGTGGATCCGTGAGATGGGGTGAGCGTATAACATCGCATCAAACGGGGTTGCCATGGTTACGGGTCCCCGTCACTGTAGGTTTCGGCACAGTCGTCCGAGAGCAGGACCAGTTCGTCCAGCTGGTGTTGCCAGTAAATCCGGAATGTTTTGTCAATGGTCCCGGCGCTTCCGGCAGTGCCGGATGTGGCTCCCTGAACCGAGGTTGCTGAATACTTGATGACGGCGTCGCCATCGCGTATCTCAGTGATTTGTCCACCTTCAATAACGGTGCCGGTAGTTCCGGAAGTCCCGGCGGATTCGCCGGAGACGGCATACATCTGGCCGGTTGTAACGAAAAGTGCTGCCTGGAGTGTTGTGATGCGGTCACCGGTAGGTCCGGATGCGGTAATTCCTCGTTTGATAAGGTAATCTTTGGCCTGTACCAGTGCTTTCTGCAACTTGGAGTCAGTGAATGTCAGTGATACCTCGTCCTGGAGGAATTCCTGTAGGTCTTCTACGGTGACAGTCATGATGATCAGAGTGTCGTGTAGTCGAACCCGAGTTGTTTGGTGATCTCCTGCAGTTCGGTTTCCATGTCGCCGACGTCCTCGGCAATTGCCTGTTTATAGAACTGGAAATAGTTCTTGGCGTCCTGCAGATCCTTTTTGGCTTTCTCAGGGTTGGCACGGAGCCCGGCCCGTTTTATCAGGAGACAGACCCAGGTTTCGAGGTCGGTTGAATCGAATTCTTTCCATGCGTCAGGTTTGTAGTCTGATTCATGGCCATTAGTCGTCTGTGTATTCATTACACATTATTTAAGATACGTTAGTATTTGAGCAAATGAGCCGAAAAAAGGAGTTATTTACTTTTTACCGCGTTTTCCGCCGCGGCCGGGTTTGAATACCTGGATTTCCTCATCGGTCGACTCTGTGGGAAGGTCGCCGTTCGTCTCGTCGTCATCCTGAACTTTCTTGTCGGCCTCAACATTCTCGCGGGATTTCGGGACGTCTGCCGGGGTTGTGGGAACGCCGGCGATCTGTTTTGCCGCCATGATCTGGCCGCAGCCGATTGCCATGCGAAGACAAGGGGTGAGTTCAGTGTCGATATCGATCTCAAACGAGTTGTTCTTGCGGTAGATTGCTCCTTTGTAAAGGACTGTTCCACCTGTAACGGTAAGTTTAACCATATTGAAGTGCTCCAAAAAATTGTGGGGTTATGAGATTAATGGGCTGATCAGGCGTTGAGGCCGGTGATCAGGCACATTGTTTCGCCGTTGTCGATTACAGGCTCTGCCATCGCGTAGAGGAAGTACCTGCGGTCGAGGAGCGGGTTGCTCAGACTGAGACCGTCGATGCTCGGGTTGGTCATCGGGATTGCCTCGGCCATGTAACCGGCTTCGCCTTTCTTCATGACGAGTGCCCGGTAGTTGGTGCCGGTCGGGTCGATCTGGTTGTTGACCACGACGTCAAGACCGCAGAGTTTGCCGATCTTGCCAGTCTGCACATACATGGTGTTGTTGTAGAGCTGGTTCCGGATCATGTCGAACTTCGTGAGGTTCTCGAACATCTGGGAGTTCATGATGATGAGATCCGGCTCGATACCTTCCGTGCCGTCACGGACGAGGCGCTTTGCCTTCTCGACATCTGCAATCGGGTCGCTACCGGTTGTGGTGCCCCAGTTGCTGCCGTCAAAGGTTGCCTTGTCGGTGTTGTTGATGAGATCGTAGAAGATCATGTCGTCTTCAAACCGGCGCATGGACCGGATCGTGCGGGTCAGCTTGCGGCCGACAGTTGTGATCCTGGACCATTTGCGTTCCATCATGGTGATATCGAACTGGACACCATAGGGCCGCACGACTTTCGCGCGTTTGGTGTAGTTGAAGTCAACCTTCGGGAATCCACCTTCCTCGGTGATCCAGTCAACTGCCCCGGTCATATCTCCTTCCACGAGGTAGGAAACGGAATCGGAGGGAATTGACTCGACACCAATGAGCGAGCGCCCGATCAGGACCTTGTTGTATACTTCCTTGACACGGGCCACGATCACATCAGGGTGAAGGGCCGGGCAGTCGGTATAGTTGAAATCCTTGCTGGGGACTTTGTCAGTTGCGTCAATGTTTGTCATCTGTGATTCAACTCCTGCTTAAACGAGGAACAGGACTGCTGCGTCCTCTGCACCTGCACCGGAAATTACCTTTCCGACGGAACCTGCAGCGGCGAGTGTTGCAGTTACAACCTTCGTGCTGGATGCTTCGCTGGTGACACCTGCGCGAACAGCGATTACGCCACCGGCAACGCCACGAAGGACGTAGTTCTCGGGGACAATCACGTTCACGCGGAAACGGGAGTCAATGCTTGCGATGGTCGGGTACTCTTCGACACCGATAGAGGTCTCGAGGAAACCATCAATGACAGCGCCGACACCGGAGGGTTTGACAGTCATGTCAGCCGAGATGTAGACGGGGTCGCCTGCCTGTGCCCAGAAGCCATACCGTGCCGGTGTAGAGATGCCTGTTGCATCAAACTTCATCGCCAGGGGCTGGACCCTGAGATCTTGAACAATGGGTGTAGCCATGGTGATCACTCAATTTTGCCGAACGCTTCACGGGAAAGCTGCAGGGCAGACTTCTCGGTTACGACCGGGGTAGCGGGTGCTGACTGGTCCACAGATTTCTGGGACGAGACGGGCACGTCAGGGACGGCCGGTGCAACAACACCCTTGAACTCGACGAGCTGTTCCTTGGTGAGGCTGTAAAGGAACTCTTTCTTGACAGCACCGTTAATCGCCAGAATCTCTGTAACCAGCGGAATCTTTGCGTCCAGTTCGGCGAGGTCCTTGTTGGACTTCTCGAGCTTGACGGTCAGATCTGCAGCCAGAGCCTTCGCAGCTGCGAGCTCAGTCTGGAGAACAACGTTTGCGTCTTTCTCTTTCTTGAGATCAGCAGTGAGATCAGCGATCTGTTTGCTGGATTCATCTGAAGCCATGCGAGTTTCGTTTGCGATATCTTTATTTAAGTGAATGTCACTTTCAGGCGTCACTGGTACCAAACGGTAATCGAACGTCTTGTCTGTGCCTGTGCCTGGTACGGTGATGATTACCGGTTCATATGTGGCCGGGGGGGCATACCCACTGTTGTCAGTGATGCCGAAGTTGGTGACAGTGTTCGTGGTTGCCGTGCCGGTTGTAACGTCAGTGACGGTTGCTGAGGTCAGGTTCAGTGCTGATGCTACCGCCGGTATTGGAGCAGTAACTGTTCCGAGATTTTCAGTTGGCATGGTGGTTTCTCCGAGGTCCAGTTTCCCGACCGTCGATGCAAGTTCCTCAAGGATGCGGGCGTTCTCGTCGGCAGGTTCGTTGACCAGGGCAAGGTGCATCCATCGCATATTGACGATCTTGGCCCAGGCCCCGAGTTTCATTGCTGCCATTGACGGTTCAACCAGTTCCCCACGCACACGGACCGAGAAGAAGACGTTGGTCGGATCCTCGCGGATCTTGGCACAGACCTCTTTTTCCATGTCAGTGTTTTCCCAGAACCGGATGTCGCTGATCGCGGCTTTGGCGTCGGTTGAGAACTGGACGGCCAGTGTGCCGCCGATCTTGTCAAGGAATTTGTTCGAGTGGTCGAGAATGATCGGTACCTGATAATATTCACCGTTATCAGCCTGTTTCCGTTCCTCGGTATCCGTCACCATGCCCTGGATCTCTGCAGTCGTGAATTCAATGCCGTTGTGAATCCCTTCCGAAACTGCCAGGACACGCCGGCATAACCCGGTCTTGGCGGATTTCAGATCTGCAAGTTCTCCAGTAGCGAGGTTGACAGGGGATGGAACCGTCATAGACTGTAACGACGTGGCGTTAAGGTCGATAATTCTCGTTACCATGCCCGGTTCGTTGCTGGCAAAAGTATATTAACAAAGGTCACTTTTTCAGGTATGATGAAGGAATATGAAATATGGTCCGGCGATCTTAGTTGCTGGATCAGTTCCTGGGATTCTCAGTACGAAGCATCCGCGGAGATTAACCGTCTGGAGGAAATCGCTGACCGTGACTATTATCTTCGCCGGAATATGCCGGATGGTACTGTCCTCTACGGCCATCGACGGAAACGCTGAACCGCGAAGCGGTACAACGCCGAAAAAGTAGAACTATATTTTCAGATGGAGGGGGGATGTAAGAGAAGGAGAGGGGATGAAAGGTCTGCCCTCCCCCCGTGCTCATCAGCTGTGCGTGGTCTCCTGTCGATACAGACAAAGGGTAGTTGGCCTGAAATTACTCTTACTTGCATGTAGGGGGTCAGGTGAAGTCCTTTGCCTACTAACCTATAGGGCGGTTCGACTATTTCAGCAAATGAGATCCGATAAGTTGAACTATTCGGTAATTTCTAATAGTTCGTTTATGTCCGATGATGACCGTGCCGTGCCGTTCAAACCTGATCGTATAACCCGGGAGATGATGCCCGACCAGGTGATGACCGATATCGATCCCGTTGATCTCGAGAAATATCAGGGGTACCAGTCAGTTCCCGCATCAGCCCCGGACCTGAAAGATGAGAAAGACCTGATCGAATGGCCGGATGAATCAGTAAGTCCGGCTGACCTGAAAGGTGCTGAACCGGATTACGGTGCCCGACGGGACGCACCTGAGTTTTCCGGGAAGTTTGTGAACCGGCCGTGGGGAGAAGAACCCGCACACCGGTATTTCCAGGCTGATAAGAAGGGGAAGAACCCTGGAGTATTCACGGAAAAGGAATAAATGCGAAAATTTTTGGGACGGTCGGATTCCGGAACGTTTATTTTAGTTCTGGATGATAGACTGATCATGACCGCCCGTATTATCGCCGTCCGTGTTCTCGATACCGAATGTAAATCCTGCAGGATCCGATACCGGGAGGCACATATGCTTGAAGTGGATGGCAAACGCGAGTTCTATTGCACTATTTGCGCGAACCGTCTTCTGGGCCGGTCTCCCGGGGATTCTCCTTTGCCCGTATCGTCGTCCGATTGGTGAATTGTCCGAGTGAATCTGCCCGGATGTATCCGCTGATCATGGCGTTCCGTTCCTTGACCGGCCCTTTCTTATCATCCGGATACCTGCACGGTCCTGCGTCATGCGGGCCCCAGACCCTGCAGACCGTCGGCCTGTCGTCCCAGATGACGCATCGTTTCCCCGCGGTCAGGAAACAGCAGTATCGGTTTCCCGTAATGACAAGGACCTGGTCGTCAGGGAGGGGTTTGACCTCTATGGGCGTCCGTAAAGCCCGTGCTTTCATGCGATCCCAGAAATCCTTGTGGAATGGGTTCATCTTGCAGCAGGCCCCCGGCATGCATTCTCCGGCCCTGCACCGGCCTTCGCAGGTCAACTCCATGGCCTAAAATTTTTCCGGGACTGTATTTTAGGGAATGTCACCTGCAACTTTGGTGAACCGGGGAAACGTGCAAGCCTAATTGGTTAAAGATCTAGGACCAAGAGTACAGCGATGGAAATCGGGCTGATCAGGAAGGATAGGGAGGTCAACAGACCTCCTCCACCACTATCCCCACCAGTCCACTCAGGACGTCGAGTTCGAGCCGAACCGACTTCATCCCGGGGACGTAAGTCCCCTCGTAGAACACTTCGGTCTCATAGCAAGCGAGTTCATCAATCACACAGCGGGGAGCCCCGCCATATTCAACCAAGTAGCTTTCTGCTTCCATACGCTCGAGGCTTTTGGTAATTTTCAACCAAGCACACTCGCAATAGGGCATCAGTCTGCGTAGTTCGCAGGGTGTATGCCCAAGGTATGCCTGCGTATCAACCGTACAGCAAAAAAGGGTCAGAGCACCATGCCCAGCAGCCCGACGAGTGAGTCCGTGAGGGGTGAGAGCCAGGTGAGGTCAATGACTGTGCCATTGAACATCTGTGTATACTGCATCCACATCTGCGATACCGATTCTGTTGCTATGCCTGTAGTAGTCATGCGCTCATGGCTTTTGGTAATTTTGCCACTGCGCTCCAGGCGGTTTGGGGGCGGAGCCCTCCATAATCTTGTAAAGACTTGCTGGAGGGGCAGTGGGGCCCCCCTGGTGCAAGGCGTCTGGGGTTGGCGCTTCGCTGGGGCCAGGGGCGTGGCCCCAAGGAAAGATGTGTGCTTCTATGATTGACAACCGGGTGCCGGGAGGATGGGGGTGAGGATGATGATATGCTCTATATAGCAACTAAGTTTGTTCTTTATGCGATCCCCAGGTATTCTTGATCCCTTTTTAGACCCTTCGGGTCCGGAGAACAATTGAAGTTTATTATTGACAATTGCCGTTTGTTCTTGACAGGGGCAGGTTACCGTTACGGTTTGTTCTTGACAGCGGCGCATCAGCGCCGCCCAGGGGTCTGCGGCCGTCAGGACGCAGGGCCCGACTACCCCCAACAATACACCATTTGGCCATCGGTCCGTCCAGGACCGTATGGCCTAGCCCCCCTGGAGAGGGGGGTTGGGGGGTTGACATCTCGTATAACCCCGTGGGGTGGGACCATCAGGGCCAGCCCCAGTGCACAGCGCCAGCGTACATAAAAAAAAGGTGATTAATTCGTCCTGAACAGACTGTAAGCCCAGTCCTGCACGGTGATGCAGTCGATGTCGCCATCCACCCGCGGTCGTGTTGAGCAGTCTGCTGCTATTGGACAGTGATCACAGCACTCGAGCTCCATGGCATCGTAGATATCGAATGCTATGATGTCCTGATGTTGTGATTCATAGATCGACTGCAGTGCGAGGAACGTTTGGCGGGGAGTGAACGTTGGATGCCTGATGGCATCGGGAACACCACTCCACACCCCGTCACACGGGTCACCGTAACAGACTGTCTGGCAACTCCGCATTCTGACGTGGGAAATGTTGGTGAACCGGCCCCCCAGATGGGAGGGGACTTGGAAGTCGATCATGAGCCAACCACCACGTCACCTGACGGTTTGGCAGGAAGGGGTTCGCTGGCCCGGTCGAGGATCTTATTGACAGGCTGGTCCCCGTCAATGATCATTCTGCACTCTCCCCGTCAGCCTGCGGGCAGAAGGTGCAGTCTGCAGTGCATCCTTCACAGAAATCCTCCTCAGGCTCAGGTCCGAGGAATTCCTGCCAGCACTGGTCACTGCAGAGACCTGTCATGAGTTGTTCCCGCTGGATGCTGGTCGCGTTCGGGAACTCCTGCTGGATGTTCATGTCGTACCGTTTGCGTTCACCGAGGTCGGGGATGTAATGTTTGCCACAGTTGGGACAACGGACGGGAGTGATCATGATTAGACCCCCCGCTGCTGCCGAGTAACCTTGTCCCAGTCAATCGGACATGAATCACATTTCACATCGCCACAATCTGTGCAGACGAAAAGGTCGTGGCGGGGGTTGTTGTCCCTGCTGACCGATTTGCCGTGAACCGTAGCGGGCCCCACATGCTTGCGGATAACCGCCCGATCGTAATCGAGGTTCTGGGAGAATCCGATCTCCATCAGAACCACCCGCAGACCATGATGATTGAACTAACGAACTGGTTGAGCCCGAACAGAAGATCGAACGAGAAGATCTGCTGGAACTGCTGCATCATGTGGTCTGAGGTCAATACCTGCTGCGTAACACCTGTAAAGGACGTCATACGCTCGTTGCTTTTGGTAATTTTTCCAAATGCACTCGTGGGCCTGCGGCCAGCCCCGGGGGTCCAGGGGGGATCCCCTTGGCCAGGGGGTTTGGGGGGCGGGCAGCCCTCCATCATCTTGTAAAGACTTGCTCGTGGCGAAGCCCGTGGTGCAAGGCGTCTGGGGATGCCCTCGTGGCGGGGGCGACGGCCCCCAAGAACAGAACAGACCTCCGATCGCACGAAGGTTGACACTCCAGGAAAGTAACAGTAAACCAGCTCAGGGAGTTCCGGACCGACCCCTTTTCAGCAACGAAAGGTTTGTGTGGCCGGCCCGTTGTCCTTGGCTATTCCAGCAACGGAATGAATCACAGACGACAGAACTATATTGAGAATAGATCTATCGCGCCGCAAGGTGACAAAGCCTTGCAGACATACTATTATTGACGGTGTCAGGATATAAATACATCGTTTCTCTTATTTAAGGGTATGACCTTCTCCCACCGGTTGGTGTATATAATTGTTTTCAGGGTCAGTGTTTTATTCTTCTTATTGAATGTGTCTGGGCTATCACTACGGGTTGTTCTTGACAGCGGCGCATCAGCGCCGCCCAGGGGTCTGCGACTGTCAGGACGCAGGGCCCGACTATCCCCAACCGGACCATAGGGGGTCGTCCCCCAGAGTGGCTGGTTCATCAGGACCAGGCGCGCCGGGGGATCGGGCCCCGCTGTCATGGCAGTACAAAAAAGAAGGATCCGCCCCCCAATTTCCATGATGGGAACGGATCAATGTGTGGTGACATACAGGTGTGAGAGACGTGCAAAAAGGGTGCGGATTGGTCAGGCTGCTGATTCCTTGGCCAGCCGAACGTCCCGCTGGGTCTTGGTCTCAATCGGCAGGCGGGTGACCATTGCATTGCGCTCAAGGCCCGCGTTGACCAGATTGTATTTGTCCTTCTTGATCATGTAGTTGTTCCCGAGTGCCCTGAAGGTCACGGTCTCTCCCGACTTTGAGGAGTGCAGGGTGTCGAACGGGGTTGGCTCTGAACGACCAACGTCAGCGAGTTTCCCATCGATGACAGGGATGCTGAACACGTTTGCCCAGACCACGCCATTTGCGTTGATGTACATGTCGGGGACGCCGTCAGCCTTGATAACGAATGCCTTGGTCGGGTCCGTGAACTGGCTCTTGAAGATGAAGCCACAACGGGAGTTCTTGAGCGCCGGTGCTGCTGCGGGCGGGTTGGTGGTTTCGGGTAAGGTCATCTGCGATTCGGATCCGGTGTTGAGTTCTGTGGTTTCCATATCAATACTTCCTGAACAAGATCATGTGACGAAACCGTGATCTCATTCGAAAGTACCTTTTGGTAATTTTTTCGAGAGACACTCGTTAGTCCGTACAGTCCGGATAAATCAGGAGCTGAGGGGAGGATCGTACTTGACCCCCACCAGAACAACCTCGGGAACCACGCCGGCGCGGTAGTATTCATGCGAGAACAGGAGCTCCGGATAATCATAGTGATACACAGTGGATATAAACCGCAATCTGCCAGCCACCCAGGCAACTTCATCGATCACACGCACAAACGAGCCATCTTCATGGACAACAACACGCTCTGATACCATACACTCGTCGCTTTTGGTAATTTTGTCGGGTCTGTCCGTCTGGGTGCTGGCGTAATCGGGTATTTAACCATGGCGATGAGCATCCCCACTCCAACCGGCCGTCGGTTCCTGCAGCCGGAAACTGTGGTTGAGGCGAGACTATTCTTGAAAGCGTTGATCGTCACCCGTGACACTTACTCGCCGGCTTGACTGATCTTCTTGATAATCGCCCGGTCTTTCGCGGCCCGGGTTTTATTGGATATATTCTTGAAAAAATCAGATTTTGTTTTCACGGCTCATGGCCATGATCAATGCATTATTGAGGTTCTGGAAGAACCCACGTTGTTTCTTGCTGAGCATGATGCCCGTCTCAATTGCTTTCGGCGATAAGGTGACGCCCTCTTCCTGGACTATCTTTCTGATGATGGTTTCCAGGTCCCCGCCAGAAACTGTCTGTTGTGACGGTATCGCGGAAACTGTTGGTGCCGGGGTTGGTTTTCCGATAAGATTTGCCATAGCAATGATGCCATCTGAGATTGTCGGGCCGTAACTGAGTGCAATTGCTTCTGAGTCTTCTGTGATTCGTTTGACGTTGCTTTTTGTCATGTAACAAAATGTTACACTGTTACACTTAAACGAAAGTCACTGTAACAAAATGTTACACCTGAATGTTACAGACGGTGTCAGACGGTAACATTCTCCTGTTACCGTCAGTGTCGACGGTTACACCTGTTACACTTCCGACGGTTACACCCGCAACTGTTACCGCCTGTGTCGACGGTTACACCTGACTGTAACAAACTGTAACAGTCTGACTGTAACAAACTGTAACATTCTTTTGTTACAGACGGTGCCAGACGGTAACAAACTGTAACCTCAGACGGTAACATGTGAAAGGGCCCTGCCCCGGAAACAGTCTGATTGTAACAGTTTTGCCAGGTCCCTGCCGGAAACTGTAAAATAGAGCCCGATTGCGAATCCCGCCAATAATGCTCCGGCAAACTGTAGATCGGAGCCCGCCCGTGCTCTGGATGACAGGGTATCGCCCAAACTGTAACGGTCTCCGCCTTACCTTGCGAACCCGCCCGCCCCTATTCCGCAGAGCCAACCGCTTGTGCCGGCTCAAATTTGCGGTGTTTTTACTGATTGGACTGTGAATTATCGGTGTATTGTTGAGATTTGGTATTTCTGCGAAAGTTTGTAGTAGTATAAGGGCATTTATATATATTCGGTGTCTCAGGCGGTGATGTGGGATTTGGTTTGTTGTTGGTAGGATGATATTGATGAGAAGCAGGGGTTGAAGGGGGCGGCAGCCCCATTAGGATGTCTACTGTAGGATGTGAACCTATCATGTAGATGTGTATTCTATTGTTTATTATGAAAGACACGGCTCGATTCTGGACCTTGTCGGGGGCTTTGAGGGCCCCCTTTATTCTTTAGAGCCTGCGGCTCAGGCGGTCCATTCGAATAAATCTTCAATGAGTCCTGTGAGTTCAGGATCGGGTTGATTACCTTCAGGGATTTCGAGGTTTACGTCCCATTCTTTCTTTGCGAGGAGAATGGCGTAAGGTTTGAGTTCAGGCAGGATCGCTACTGCATCGAGCATTGAGTCAACTGGAGCGTCTGCATTGTCGTGAGATGCATACCAGATGAGTGCCGCTACTTTCTTGGCTTCTTCCGGGGTCATGACAGTTCCTCGATGAACTCTTCGTATTCGTCTTTGGAGAAGCCGTCAGTGATGGGTGGATTACGGTTCCAGGTGATGTCAACTCCACTTTCATTGCGCCAGCCACTGTAGATTCCGGTGACTTTCCCGGTAGTGCCGGCCGGTAACTGGTAGAATTCAATTTTGGTTTTGACCCGTTTACCGACCTTTGCCTGGGCTTCGGATTTGGTGAAGTAGTTGATCATGCTGGTTTCTTTCCTATTTCAAATGCCTGATGACATTCGTTGAGATATCGGATGAACTCGTCGTAATGGGCTTTTGTGGTTTCTGTCATCTCCTGACCGTCAGTTCCCATGAGGATAAGGTAGTTCGACATTTCAAGGCATTTGCCGAGACGGTTGAGCCGGATGTCAGCAGCGTTGAAGTCCGGGACGCCTTCGATTGCAATGAATGCCCCGGCCTGACAGCGAAGTCTGACGGTTAACCCGTCGAGTTTGTGGATGAGGTCCCGTTTGTTGAGGATCATCAGATCTCCTCGACTGACATGATCTCGATTTTGCCGTCACTCCAGTCCATTCCGTGTTCCCATTCCCGATCCATGACGATCGCTACTGCTTCTCGTTCGGTTGGCGCTTCGATGTTGACCCCGCGGGGGTCAATGAACAAAATTCTGAATTCTGGCATGGTCTATCCTCGGGTACATTTTGATACGCAGTGGGTGCATGATGTTGCGAACGGCGCATCGTCGCCTTTGCAGTTGTGACATTTGTGACCGGGATTGCCGTTGCAGATTTCGTGGTATCCGTCCGGGCAGGTATCTCCCGGACTTGCATTGTGTTCACAGTAGGGACAGAGCGGGATGTCGTCATTAAGACATTTACAGGTACTTTTGATTTTCCTGTTGGCCAATCGTTCTTTGACTTCGTCGAGCGTGTGGTCCCGGTCAATACAGCAGTTGCAGGCTATCGGGTTGAGATATGCAACTGGCGGATCTCCTGCAGCCAGCCGGTTCCGGTTGACTTCGTTCAGGCATGACTGATAGATCTTGCATGCTTTCATGAGTTCTTGAGTGGGATCAGTCGCTGTCATTTTTCTTTACCTCTGACTCCGGGTATTTGAATCCCTGATCTTTAATGTTCGTCAGCCATTGGTTGAGGAAGACGTTGAGTTCTTTTTTGTGTTTTTGATTGATTTTGCCGGGTTCCGGGTAGACTTCCTGGAAGATAGTGCCGACTCCGGGAACGCCGTCTTGCCGGTAGGATAGTGCCTCTGCAATTTTGGCGTTTGTGTAGACCCGGATTTCCATGTCGGGATCTCGCATGACGTCGCCTTCCTGGAGATACCAGTGCATGACGGAGATTATTTTCCAGGGGTTGCTGGATAATGGAGCAGTCTTCCGGAGGACCTCGATCTCGAGTGGCATGAAGCCTTCAACCTTGAGGGTTGCATGGTCCCAGACATTGAGGAACCCGAGTGCATTGAGTTTGTTGAAGATGGTGTTGTAGATCATGGTTTTTCGACCTTGGTGATGCTGGCAATGTTGCTGAGATAGATCTTCTCGCCTGATTCGGCAATGATATACGATCCGCCGTCGTCGCGTTTGAGGATGGACTTGAGTTGGGATTCGATGTAGTTGCGTTTGGCGACGGTCTCTTTGAATTTGAGTTCATCGAGATCCCGGTCTCGTTTTCTTATGAGGGATTGGATTTCCTGGTAGGCGCAGCCGTAACACCGGAACGTGCGGATTCTGGTCTCGAGTTTGATGATTTCGTCTTCTGTATTGGTTTTCAGAAGGTCAGTATGAGGGATACTGACTTGTGTGTTGCATTGGGCACATTGAAAGGTCAGAGCGGTTTTACCGGCTTTGTGCCTGAGGTTTTTCAGGTGGTTGTTGAGTCCTTTGAGGTTGGCCAGGATGGGCCGGGCTTGATCGATGAGGTCCCGGTGCTGGGATTCAATGGATTTTATCTGTACATCAACAAAAGGTATTTCGGTTTCAGCCTTTTGTTTTAAGACCATTTGCTGGTCGTAGATTTCTTGGAGGTATGTGGTTGTCATCTGTGGTTCTCCGGTACATTGAAATAAGGTGGCTCTTTATTTGAGCCAGATAGTTTCGCCTGATTTGGTCCTGATTTTACGGGGAAGTTTGGCGATTCTTATTTCATGGTCATATTCTGCACTTGATTTTGCGGGAACGGCGTCCATGGTGAAGGTTGTGACTGCCGTGGTTGACCCGCAATGGAGATCTGAAAAGGGGCCGCGGGCCATGTTCAGACACATCCATCGAGGATTCTGTTTTTCAAAATTTCACCATGGCATCTGAGGGGGCTGCACCAACACCCAAGCCTGTAGTTCATCTCGGGATGCTCGCGGATCTCTTCCCGGATTTTCTTGATGGCTTGCCGGACTTTCATACCATCGTATTTCTTGCCGCTGACATCTACCTGTTCGGCGTAGGAGACGTATTTTTCATATCGATCGATGCATGATTTGCGGCTGTAGACTTTACCGACGCCATTTTCAGTGCAGGATCCGATCGGGAATGGATTGCCCAGTGAAGTCATGCGATCGATCCGGATATCTCCTTTCAGCGATCCGAATCCGGGGCAGTTCCGCAGGTTAACAATGGTGATTTCAGTCATGATTATCGAGAGTACCTTTTGGTAATTTTTTCAGATCACCGGGGTTTCGAGGAGTTGACTCTGGCCCATGATCGATAAGATTTTGGCACAGAGGCTGGGTTTCTCGTTGCAGATTTCTTCTTTCCAGTTTTTGTGAGCCGTGCAGGGCATGCATCCGCATCGTTTGACGTATTTACGGCGGTAGACCGGGTTGAACGGGATGTTGTTTTTGTGAATGTAGGACCAGACCTCTTTTTCTGACCAGTAGAGGATCGGCAATACTTTCCGGACACCCCATTTCTGGGCGATGTAACAGTCGCCGTGCGTTGATGCTTTGATCATGCGTTGTCGGCTTTCGAGTGCAGTGACTCCCAGATAGACTACTTTTAACTCGCGGTCTTTGATGCATTTTAGCATGGGTTTTTCCTTGAGGTAGTAACAGCAGATATCTGTTTTATCGCCGTTCCGGCTGGGTCGTTTGTCTTTGCCGCCCGGTAGGCCGGTTTCATCGACACAGTCCCAGAAGGTCCGGTCCGGTTTGAGTTCGATGAGGTTGAATCCCCAGAGGTCCCTGAGCATATGTACGAATTTGGTAGTCTCGGGATATTCGACACCGGTGTTGCCGTAGACGACGTTGACTTTGGCCATGTGTTTTTTGGCTTGACGAAGATCGTTGTCTTCAAGCGCGAACTGTGCAACGTAGTCCCGGACTAGACTCAGGACAACGGTTGAATCTTTGCCGCCTGAGAATGAGATGGCAGTGTGTTCTTGAGGGGAATAGTAATCGTTGTCGTCGGGTTGCCCATTAGATGTTCCGTACCATTTCAGAACGGAATGCCGGGACTGGTCGAGTTTCTTGTTGAATGGCTGGTCAATCCAGATCTTGACTTTCGGGAGGATTGCTGTCATTCCCGGTTCCTGACCGCCGGGTCAATGCCGAGGATAGCCGCGGGCGGTTCGTTGAGTTTTTCGAGATGGTCAAGGTAAAGGCCGTGGATGAGGACCTGGGGTATGCAGAGGATGTACATGATGATGAACACGACAGCGTAGCCAACGGGCGTGATTGGTTGCGGGTTGGTCCATGTTATGATTTTGGCAATTAAGTATGCACAGATGAGGGTCCATTCTGTTGCAATAGTCCATTTAAGGATGTCATGTATCGTGTAGACGATTGCAGTTTTCTGGTTGGCGTTCATGATCATTCCGCGATTGGCATGACTGTGCAACCCCATTTTGCTGCGGTACGTTCCAGTTCTTTCTGGGCTTTTGGCCGGTCCTGGTCGCGCTGTTGTTTCCAGTTGTTGTAACTGAGCCGTGGGGCATTGAAAACGCAGATCGTTTCCGGGTTGAGGGTCAGGTGAAGGCCGTTGTTGCCTTCAATGTCAAGGTAGACGCTGATGACCCAGCAGGTACGTTCTTCTGCTTCGAAATGTGCTTGTGCATAGAACCGGATGGCTCTCGGGCGGTTCAGGATATCGGTGAGGTTTCCGATACCTGCGGTTGCTTTCTCGAGGTATTCTTCAGTTTTCTGGAGGTTGCTGTGGATTACGTGTGGTTGATGCATGGTCGTCTGTGCTCCGGTACATAAAAAAAATGGTTAATCTTCATTCAGGTAATAGTTGCCTAGTGCCTGATCTTCCCAATCCTGTTCAGTTTGAGCGTTTCCGCGTTCGCGGGCGTCGTTTGCGAATGCAATGCATTCTTCTTGGTAACTCATACTAATCCCCGTTCTCTCATGGATACATGGCCCGTTTTTGTTACGATGAGATGGTCGATCAGCTGGATGCCGAGGATAGCGCCGGCTTCTTTCAGCTGGGTGGTGATGGCGATATCCTGGCTGCTGGGTTCTAAGGAGCCTGACGGGTGGTTGTGGGCGACGATGATGGATGCTGCCCGGTCAGTGACGGCGTCGGCAAAGACTTCCCGCGGGTGGACGAGGCTGTGATTGAGCAATCCGATTGTGATAACCCGGTTGCCGATTACTTCTCCGGCTCCGTTCAGGGTGAATGCAATGAAATGTTCCTGTTTTTTCTCCCGGTAGGGGTCGAGGAGTTTCAGGCAGTCTTCCGGCTGGGTGATTCTGTAGGAGGGGTCGCCTGATGCCTGGTACCGGCGGGCGACTTCGAAGCATGCGAGGACCTTGAGGGCGGTTTCTGATCCGATCCCGTAGTTTGCGGTGAGGTCTTCGAATGATGTGAGTTCTTTCCTCTGGTTGAGGGTGGCAAGGATGTTTTTTATGACAGGGTTTGTTCTTTTTGGGTGGTCCTTTTCCGTTTCCTGGATCTTGAGAATTGTGCTGATCAATTCGGGATCTGTGAAAGATTTGATGTCGTTTGATTTCATGATAACCAGCCTGCATAGAAGGTGAGATATACTGTGATGAGATATCCGATGACAAACGATATGCCGAAACTGACGAGTTTGAGGGGGAAAGCAATGAATGGGTGATTCTTGCCGAAATTTGATTCATGTCCAATCCAGCCTTCAAACAGGAAATAATACACGATTGTCATGAAGATTATACTCATGAAAAATATACTGAGGTACATGGTTCACCCGTCGAACGGGCTGTAGTGAGCTCCGCAGTATGGGCAGTCCCAGGATGCATCTTCGTTCTGGTTTAGCGGTTTGCCGCATTCGTCACAGTGGGTCATGGTTCCACCCAGGTTGTTGAATCTTCTTCACACCAGCGGTATGCTTCGTTGAGGACTGAAGGATACAGGTTGCCATCGTCGTTGATATTGATGGTTCCCTGTCGCATTTCAAAGAACGATTCTGTGAAACTTTCGGCGATCTGTTTCATCTGATCGTCAGTCAGCCGGGCAGCCTTGTCGTCTGCAGTAGCCTCGCAGAGGTTGAAACGTTCTTGATATACCCGTTTTGAGATGTCAGTCCGGCTTACTCCGATGCCCGGGGCAGGGAAAAATTGGTCCATGTGGGTCATTGTGCCTCCATTCTCCCGCAGTCACCGCAGCCGTGGCAGATGACGCCGTCTTCCTGGACGCACATCTCGCTGTCTTCTTCGGACATGGTTTCTTCAAGGATTGCCAGTTTGAGGATGGCTTCTTTGACCATGTCAGTGAAAACGTTCTTGATCCATGGTCTGAGGGTCGGGCAGTTGAGCCATGCGTCAGCGTATTCTTTGTTATCCTTGCCGAACGGGCAGGGATCGGCTATGCAGTTCTCGCAGACTTCTGAATGAAGGGCTTCACCGGCATCGTAGCAGGAGTTGGGGTCGTATTCGAGTTCGTAAGCCTCTATCTTGTCGAACATTTGTCTGCCGGACAGGTATTCGGCTTTGATGAGAAGACAGTGCCCGCATCCCGGGTTGTGCCAGCCTTCCGGGATGGATGCATCGGGGCAGGTGTTTATTCTTCTGCAACTTGCGCAGATTGCCTGGGCTGCGGCGATGTTGACGTGACGACCGCAGGGGTTGTTCCATGATGCTGCCGTGATCCTGAGGCCGTGGGTGCAGGAATAGTTTGCAATGTCGGTGCTTTCACAGAAATGCTCTACCCATGCTGCACAGGACGTGCAGGTCTTGTTTTCAACAATCGGTTCTAACGTTACTTTTGCTGTCATCTGTGGTTCCATAGTTTATTCCTTCCTTTGTGCTGGTGTTGCTTCGATGCCGCCGATTGATTTGTAGAGGCAGCCTTCTTCGATCATATACGGTTCAAGAGAGAATGGGGTGTAGTTGAGGCTACACTGATTGTTCCCGAACTGGTCGCAGCCGCGGCAGCTCATGATGGTTGCTCGAAGCCGTGGTCGCGGCAGATTTTGACGAGACGTTCATACGTTTGCGGTGCTTTCACCTTGAGCAGGGCCCTGCCTGTGCCCACTCCCGCTTTCGGGAAGACGATCTTGTCGTAGAGGTTCCAGTTGGCCCGGATGTGCTGGAGGTCCTGGTTGATTTTGATGATGCCTTCGTGGTTGTCGTTGTCATTGTAGAAGGCCTCAGGCTTCATTGTAGGGGCTTTTTTGACGCGGATGCCGAATGCATTGGGCAATCCCCGAAGTTCTGCTGCAAGGCCGCCAAAGCCCATTCTGGCATCGTTGTCGCCAAAGATGAACATGTAGTTCGGGTGGTCATGCGCATAAACTCTGCAGATTTTGTCCATGTGGACGACAGGTTTTGGTGGTATCATGGTAATGGCCTCCTCGGGGCGAATGGGGTGAATGCCAGGCGCAGGAAGGCTCTGGAATTTTCCTGGATGCCCGGGCTGGACGATTCACGGTTGCCTGCGAAATTCAGGATGTGATACTGCGGGTGCTCGTTGATGTATTCCATCAGTTGTGCAACGCACCAGTGGGTGGTGACAATGAACGGTTTACCGGCATTGCGGCATTCTCGTTTGGTGGCGAGGAAACCGCGGGAATCTTCGGTCCCCGACCAGAAGGTTACGTCCCCTTTCATCGCGTTCATACGGGTACGGGTCACGTAGTCTGACGTATCGAGTGCGATCAGTCCGAAATCAGCGAGTGCGGGCATCGGGCCTTTTTCCGTCATGAAACCGCGGGTGATGTATCCGCCAGTAGGGATACCGAGATCATGAGCAGCGAGCAATGCACCTTGGTCAGCACCAGTCTGACCACCAGAGATGATAGTTAACGATGACATTCACTAGTACCTTTTGGTAATTTTTTCGAGAGACACTCGTTGGGAGATAACCTGCGTTTGGTTTCGTTTTTGGGATACCGCGGTGGAATTGACAGTGATGTTCTTGAAAACGGGATTATTCGCCGATCGTCTCAACAGGACGCTGGTAATGGATCTGATACCATTCTGCTGACCGTTCGAACAGCCAGTAGAAATCGGGATCTTCTTCCATGATTGCCATGAGTCTGAGGGCAAGCAGAATTGACGGGGTTCGGGTCATGGTGTGGCATACCATGCTTTGTTGGTTTTCGTCAGGCCGGGCCGATCGAGGGTGTCGCAGATGGCAATGATCTCCGGTTTGGTCAGGCCTGTCCGGAGTTCTTTGAAGAAACTGAACAGGGTTTCCCGGTCCATGTGGAACAGGATTCGCTGGCCGGTGTTGTTCTGGAGCATATACCCGCCGTCATCTTTGGTGATTTCATACGGGGCGGCCAATCATATCACTTCGATGATTTCCAGATCGAAGTTGGCTCCGCAGATTTCTTTGAGAAGATCGACGAGTTTTCCGGGTTCTGATACAGTTGCTGATCCTAGGGTTGTTAACTGGGCGTTAGCGGTGGTTGCCAGGGTATGGACCGTATACATGGTTGCTCCATGAGATACAGTGATCTGGGCCAGGTCTGATGTACCGCAGTTCCGGATGATTTCTTCAAGATTGGACATGTCTTCGCCCTGGTATTCGTATCCGTCTGCGTCGCGCCCGCAATCGCAGTAGTACTGGTTGATTTTGTCTTTTGTGCAGATCTCGTCTTCGAAATCTTCCGGGGTATACTGGGTCAGGGCACAGCAATACTGGCATCGTTCAGGGACTTTCTGGGGTTTAATTGTCATCTTTTTTCACGTCCTTTTCTTCGAGTTCCGGTTTGAAGATGCAGGTTTTGGGATCCCTGCAGCAGCCGGACCGGTTTTGTTCAGTGCATTGTGAGCATTTCATGGTCGTATCCTGATCTGCACGGTCTGGTGTGTCTGTTGGTTCATCTGATCGAGCCAGTCTTGTGATTTATCAATCCATTCTGTGGTGGGACTGTTGTAATCGCAGGGGAACAGGCCTTCGAGATGCCAGAGATGGACGTAGTCCCAATGTAACTGTCTGCCCTCTATGGTGTCACAGAGGTTGCAGAAGTTTACTAGGCCGAGTGCACAGTAGTCGCAACATCCCATTAATAGTCACATCCGGATTCAGCTCGTTTTCTTTGGAGTTCCTGGAGTTTGATCAGGGTTTTGATCTTGTCTTTTTCAGGAGCGTTAGTCAGGAACTGTTCGGTCTGTTTTTCAACCAGTTCTTTGATTCGTGCCCGGTAGTCTACTCGCATGGTTTCTCCGTGGAATGATGGCTATACCACCAGCCGTCGTAGATTTCGCAGGGAGTGGGGCAGGTTGGTTTGGTGCAGGTGGTGCATGGGCATTCTTGAGTCATTGCTGCGCCTCCTGCTGCCGGAGGGATGCTATCTTATCCCGAAATGCCGACCGGCAACACGCTTCGTTCAAGCACTCCATCTCTTGCCCAAATTCCTATAGTTCATTCAGCACACGCTCCCACTCCTGCTTGGCGGCTCCCTTTCTATTCTCTTGCACCATATCAGAAACCGATTTGCAAGTCAATGGCATATTACATTCATCTTCACATGGGCAGAGTTCATACTTCCCAATGCACGGTTTTGCAGATAGTTCCCTTGCCAATGCTGCGTTGTTGTGGCTGGCAGGGCGGGAACGGATATCTTGGCGTTTTTTCCATAGTGTGACCCGTTCGTGCAAATCTGCTATTGCTTCGACAAGGCGATAATCTTCCGATTCTCCATGTTCTTTCAGAATGTCGTGGAGTTCTTCGAGGATGTTGTCACATGTTTGGATAGCCGTCTGTTGTTCCGGCTGCTCTGCGGTCATGGGGCATCTCCTTCGTTTCTCCAACCAGCCTCACATTCTTTTAAATGTGATTCAAATGCAGCCACTCCTTCCTTTGGGGTTGGAAAATCACACGGGTCAAGGGTAAATCCGCATATCCAGCACCACAGAGAACGCTCGTATTTAGTGAATGTTAACAGCCTTTGTTTTTCTTGTTCTTCATACGCCGCTTCGTCAATTTCTATCGGTTGCCTATTGAAATGGTGACTTACTGAGCATGATAAGTCGTATTCATTCATCGCCGCGCCTTTTGCTGCCGGAGTAAATCGGCTGATAGATTACATGCCTTGACTGCATGCTCGTTTCCGGTCTGTGTTGCTGCCAAAAACGTCAGGCCGTGTATTTCTCCTACGATCTCTTCCAACTGTCTGGAATTTCCAGATGGTTCATTCTGCTGGGGTTTCGCTGTCGGCGCAGGTTCGATGAACCGTTTTTTTATGTCGTCTATCAGGATGTTTGCGCTGAATGTGCAGAATACGTCTTTGTCAAAACAATCGCAGCCGTCACAGTTGATGGTATGTGGATATTTGCAGTCGTTCTGAATCTGGCGTAGTTCCAGTTCTGTTACGGGATAACAGGGATTAGAGGTCATGGTTGTTCCTTTTGCTGTGTTTTTGCCATCTCCAGGTCTTCGTAAAGACGTGCAATTATCGCGTTGTCTTTTGAGTCGTAATTGAAGATGGATTCGGGATACATTACCGGGACTTTATATATTGTAGGTTTTTTACCTTTACCCCGGTAATCATTATCTTCAGATTTTATGATGACATGATCCGTTTCCAGATCTTTCAGTAACCGGTAAAATGTAGTCTGATTGGGGATTTCTTTGGATTCAACCAGATCTTTATACAATGATCTTAATCGGATCCATCCTTCATTTTGTTTTTCACCCTGGTTTTTTGCTTCTAGTTTTCCGGTATTCAATTTTTCAATAATGGATTTTGTATAAAGTCGAGCCGTGTATCGTTTATGCGACGATAGAAAATTCAGGATATTAAGGTAGGGGCTTTCTTTCTGCTGTTCTATCCTTGTCATGCTGCATCAAACCCGAACAGGTGGACCATGTCGCAATGAGGGCAGTGCATGGTGGTATACTGGTTTTCTTTTGGCAGGTTGTCGGGGTTGCTGGATCCGATACTAGTGGTGCCGTTTTCAATTAGGCGGATGATTGCGAAGATTCTGACGTTGTTGTGGAAGGGGTGGAGGACTATGTCGTAGCCTTTGAACGTCTGTTTGCATTCGTCGCACCGGTATGTCATGTTCATGACGGATTCTGGCAGGTTCGGGCGCTGGATCTCGTTGTTAAATAATGTGATGTCGGTAAATTCAGGGGTATCAATGATCATAATTCAAGTCCTTTGCACCGGTAGTGGTTGATGATCGAGCCGTTGAGCGGCCAGGCGTTCATGGCAAGATCGATGATCCGTGCCAGCGATGAGTAGATGTCGGGATCGTGGAGACTCCACGGTCGGATGAACTTGATCTCGCTGAGATCGACGATTTCAAACTGGTCAGGGAATGAACAGGGTTTGTAATACGAGGAGTGGGTGATCTCTACCCTGTTATTTGGCAGGATTTTGAAATCAATGCTGGCTGTATCAATGATTCTGCCGTCGTGGAAGACTATGGCACTGGCATACATTACGGCGTCTCCTTGGAAAAATCGCAGCAGGCCTTGAAGAACTCGGTCTGCGCTTTGGCATCGAGGTCCATATAGTTGTTCGTGTGCTGCCGATCGGCTCTTTCGATTGTTTCGAGACAGATATTCATGTTGCCGGTAATGTGAGTAATTCGTTTTTCCAGAATACACATGCCGACTTGGCGTAAGTCCCAGGCTATTTCGTTCAGGCATGCTACGTTTAGACGGATAGTGTTCAGGTTATCCTTGATCTGCTGGTTGCATTCCATCTGTTTTTTAACGTAATCGTCTTCCATGGGGTTACCCCAACTGGATTGCGGTTATTTGTTCGGTCATCATGGCGATATCGTCTTCTGCTGACGTTATCCGGTTGTTGAAATCGCGGATTTGATCAGCGTAGGATGAAATATCTGATTTTCTGATGGTGATTGCGTGTTGGATCAGTGCAATTGCGTGGGATTTTTCTTCAGGGGTCATGGGTTTACCTCGCGTAACAGTACCGGCACCCGTGAGTGCAGGTGTGGTAGGTTCCGATGTCAGTGCTTTTGATGCAGCCGCAGGTTTTTCTCTGGCTGTAATCTTTTTGGATGTGGTCCATCTTGACGCCCAGGTTTTTGAGCAGGACCGGGTCAATGCACCGGTTGGGTTTGATGATGCCGTGGGACCCGATGAGTTCGGCACAGGTGGCGACTTCCCAGTTGTAGTAGACGCCGAGTTGTTTGATATGATTGAAAACAGCCTGTTGTTCGTCTTCGTTGGGCGGCCGGATTGGGGTGGCACCGAGTTTCGGGTAGGGGTCGAAGAAACTGAATACGAGTTTCTGGGTTGAATCTTTGAGTGCCATGGAGATTTTGTTGAGCTGGAGCAGGTGTTCGTAGATGAACCAGTTCTCGGCGATGAAGATCGGATCGTATCTCCAGATGACCCGGTCTTTTCCGATCAGTTTTGCGAGGGCCTGGAAGGTTTTGATTTTATCGGCAAGTTCGGGAACGCCGGGTTCCCAGGTCTTGTCGTAGCCGTTGACGGTATACTGGAAATAAAAAGGGATTCTTGCTTCGGTGAGGATGTCGAGGTACGGTAGTATCGGCTCGGCGTTTTTCGTCCAGAATACGACGGCATCAACCGGGGTCTCGTAATGCATTTTCATGATAGTCCGGATAGTCTGTTCGGGGAACAGTGCCGGTAAATCTGTGCGTCGTGACGCGCTGATGATGTTTGTCATGATGTGTCGTCTGTGATTATGCTGCCATGAGTCCAGCGTCAAGCTGAGTCATGAATTCAAGGGCCTGTTCTCGAGTGAAGATTTTACCGCAATGACAGCACCGGAAATCGTGGGTACCGCTCCGGTATCGTGCATGTTTTCTGAGGCTGCATCCCGGGCATCGAAGGTCCCGGCCTTTGCGGATCTGATGGTTGTCTGGTATCATGGTCGTTGCTGGATCTCGAAGGATTGTGTTGTACCGTACAGAAAATCATTAACCGGCAGGTGGGAAGGTCCCGCCGATATCCCTGACGGTATCAACCGGCAGGGTTACGTGCGGGAACTTCAATCCGGTAACACAGGTTGCTGAATCTGGTTACCTGGCCTGTTGTCTGTGCTGGTTATACTGGGGCGTCCGGGGTATTAGGGTTTGCTGATGGCAATATGTTCAGGGTCTCAAGACACATGACAACGTCCTGGTAGACTTCGTCGAGGTTTTTGAGGTTGGTGTCGATGACAAGGTACACGGAGTTGTCGGCGTTGATGCGGTTGGATACCAGTTGTTTTTGATATTCTGTGTGGACCTTACTGAGGAACTCTGCAGTTTCATACAGGTCGATCTTGTCTTTTGTCCTGGACGATTTGATGCGGTTGACTGCTTCGTCAGGGTCAACGACAAACCAGAACACGTAGTCCGGGTACCGGGTGAACGGGGTGTAAATGGCGTCGAGCCAGTCTATAGGGCTTGTGTTTTTGGCGTCGAGATCGGGATCGTTCTCGAGTGTCTGGACCTGATAAGCATAGTGGCTGTGGATGTACCGGTCTGTGAAGATATGGTTGCCGGCGGCCAGTGCAGGTTCAATGACGTGTTTGATGTGCCAGCGGTGATCGACGGCAAATGCCAGGGCTGCGAGGATCTCGTCGCCACTGTTGATGGCTTGGTAACAGGCGTCCCCAGTACTAGACCGCGTGGGTTCTTTTGAGAACTGGTATTTCGGGTTGTCCCCGTATTCTTTACAGAGTCTTGACAGAATGCTGGTTTTGCCGCTTCCGTCAATTCCTTCAAATGCAATGAGTTTTCCGGTCATTTTGTGAGTACCAATACGGTTAATGCGATGTTGTAGATCAGAATGAGGAGTTCGAGGAACAATACCCGGTTCATTGTTCTTTTTGTCCGGGTGAGTGCTTCGTCTGTATGGTTCCAGTTGCCAGATGCACGGTCATAGAGCATCATGATCTCCTGGTCGATTGTTGTAATGGCTTTGTTGAGTTTACAGCCCCAGTTATAATCTCCGTGTTCAGGAAGATTGATATGGAGAAAATTGGTTTTCGTCATGATGCACCGAGAATGCAGGGGAACTGATAGTTGATCGGGATGGTTTCCAGGTAACAGACTTCCCTGAGGATCATACCCATTTCGTTCAGCTGGGTAGCACTGAGTTCTTCATACCGGTAATTGAGGTTGAGGGGGGCGGTTGCCATCCAGAACCGGGATCGGTTCTTGAGGATTTTTTCAATTAACGGGAGCGGGGCGATTCCGACGTAGATTACATTGGATTCAATGTCTGTAGGGTTCAGATGTTTGATACATTTGCCAATGATGTTTTTACTGGTACACCAGTCAATGACGCCCTGGTGCCGGGTGATAATGACAAATTTCTGGGGTTCTGCAGGCGATGCCGTGGAGGTAGTGATGCGGGTCATGGATATCGTTTCTTTTTGAGTTGGTCTTTGATGGGGCAGGTTATGCCGGGATTGCGGGAATGGATACAGTAGTCAGAATGACAGAGCTGCAGGCCGTGAGGAGTCTGTTCGAATGTAGTGCAGACAGTGTCGGTCATGATGTTACGGCAGCTAACCGGTTCTTAGGGATTGCCCGGTAGTAGGCTGACATGTTCTCCAGGGTTCTCTCGGCACGTTTCTCGAGATGGTCTTTCCAGCGACAGGTTTCACAGATCGTCTGGCTGAGTTCGATGATTGCTCCGCATTTGCAGCGGCGGGTGAGTTCGGAATCCCGGGGGTTGCGGGCTTCCGGGGGTAAGATGGCAGGTCGTTTTGACATGGTTAAAGTCCGTTTTGTAATGTTGCGAGTACGGCGTTGTAACCGATTTCTTCATCAAGGATAATCTGGTTGAACTGATGTTCAGTATATGCTGGGGGTGCGCCGGTTATTGCTCGTTGGGCATTTTCAGCTTTCATGCCTTCCAGCCGTATTAAGGCGCAGGCTACGTTGGCGTTGACCCGGGCAATGTTTCTTAACTGTAATTCTTCGTACATACTGTTCTCCGATCAGGATCATATTGGCAGTCTCCGCAATCGATGCAAAGGTTGGTCGGCCGGTAGATACAGGACCGTAAAAAGTTTTTGCGATCGGATGTGGGAGGCGATCGCTCGTTACACATTTTTGACAAACACCTGTCCTTTATCTTTTGATCTGACGTATCGGAGCGGTTGCCGTACGAACGTGGATGTGAGTTCGCAGAGCCGGTCGTGATCTAATGGTAAATGGACCGGGTTGAGCGGTTGGCCTTGGTTGAGTATGAATTTGGTTTTTCTATCGACGTAGTTTGAGATGTGGGATAGTTGTCGGTCGTGACCGTAATACGGGAAAATGGTGTGGACCACTTCAAAATCATCCAGTGTTCCGGAGGCCCGGGCTATCTCGCAGATTTTGAGAGTTTGCGGGACCGCGGAATAGGGTATATTTTTCGGGAGGATCGTGTCTATCCGGCCGAGTTCGACTTTGAAGTCGAGGGCAATTGAGTCAACGAGTTGCCGGTCGATAAGTTTTTCAATGTTGGCCGGGTAGATCCCGCTGGTCTGGACCCGGGTTTGTAGCCCGATATCGTGAGCGTACTCGAGGATACGGGTCAGTTCTTCAAGGCGTTTGGTGGGTTCACCGCCGGAAACTACGACACCGCCGACGAATGGGACTGAGAGTTGAAGGAGTTCGAAGACTTCAGTCATCGGGACGGTTGGGCCTTCCTGTGCCAGATGTTTGTTGTGGCAGTCGGGACACCGGTTGGGACAGCCGCGGAGAAAGATAACTGATGTTGATCGGCCGGGCCAGTCCAGGGTGCTCAGGGATATGAATCCGCCGAGGTTGCAGATGTCGGTCATGGCGATTTTCCCTGTTCCTGCATCCACCGGCAGTGTTCGAAGTTCCGGGTATACTGTCTTCTTATTGCCACCACCCCTGCGTAAAGGATTATTACGCCTACAATTCCGAATATCACGATACGGCCGGGAATTTCGATTGTTGCCGGCGGAAACCATTTACTTATCATCATCCCGACGGCATGGAGCACAATCATTACGAAAAGGAAACAGAGGATCGCCCCGATTGCCAATAGTATCCCCCACATTACATCCTTGATGGTTGCGATGACTGCTTCTTTCTGGCATTCGTTGAGCATTACGACCACCAGGAATATGTTTCTGAACAGATTCGGTCAAGCCAGCAGGCAGCCATGCCAACAAGGAATCCGATCATGGATATGGTTATGACAGCCAGGACCGAGAGTATTGTCAGTTGGATCAGGTAGAGGATCATAATGGCACCTTCTGGAGTTTGTTGGCCGGATATCTGCTGAGTGCTTTGCCGACCTGGACATTGATCCAGTTGCCATCGACTTTGGTGACTACCCCGGTTTCATCGATGAATTCTGCATGGTTGATGTATCGGACTTGATCGCCTTTCCGGAATCCTGATATGGTTTTCATGGTCAGACCGCCCGGAGATTTTTTTCGTCAATTTCGTGTTCCGTTGTGTTGTCCCGGTATTGGAACGTGACTTTGTTCTTGGTGACTTTGGTGACGGTATAGATCAGACTGCCGACCAGTTTTCTGACCTTGTCGCCTTTTTTGAAGAGTGGTTTTGTCATGTTGATTCACGGGAAAGATGCTGAGTTGTTTATACCACGGGCCGGGCAGCCCGTGTACGTGTTGCGAGGGATTGCGTGGGCTTGGTGTTCTAGCTCGCCTTTGATGGATTTCTTTTTGCAGAAGTCCATGGACCCGAACCCGATAGGACATTCCGTGCAGGAGAAATAATCCTGGGTTATGCAGAATTGATCGAGTTCGCGGATGGCTGTGAAAATGGCCCGGTACATGTCCTGCATTTTCTTGCGGGTTTTGTGGTATTCTTCGAAACAGTCTTCACAGAACGGGCCGCGGTCCCGATCATAGAGAGAATCTTCATTTTTACCTGCCCGGCCGGTTGGGGCGTGACAGATGACACAGGTTTCGTAGTCTACATTAACCGGTGATCCGCCGACGAGTGATGTGGTCCTCATGTTGGCACCTTTGGGTTTATCTGGCACCTGAGCAGGGCCGCTGCAAGGTCCCGGACCTTCCGGTTGGCTCCTTCAACGGGGTTGAGGGGGGAGGAAGGGGCCCAGGGGAAACCTGGGGGAGAAGGGGGATTGTGGATTTGATACCATTCTTCTACGGTTACACACCGGGTATGCATCAGGTGCGGTTGCATCAGGTTGCAGATGACCGGGTCGTCGTCAACGTAATAGTCCGGCCAGTGTTGGTTGCACCAGTTGATCTTGAACCTGGCGAACTGGGCACTGGTATGATCGTCGAGGTTGGGGTTGAGGATAGTCCTGGTATGAAGCAGATCGTGATCGCGGAGTTGAGTCCACGTTGGGTAACTCATGGTCTGCAGGTGCCTGGCGGTTAGGATCATCTGGATATCAGCCCGATTAATCCCGGGATGGAAGGTTGCAAACCGGGTGAGTTCGTCTGGTTTTTTAACTAACTTTACGGCTTCGTTCCAACAGGGATCGTTGAAACATGAGAGGAGGATCGTGCCGTCGAGATCCCATACGGTCTTGTTGTCGGGTAACATGGTTGTCGCCTGTGATGATCCCGGGTTGCTGGCCAGGGATTGCTGTTTCACTATTTAGGTGTTTGAGTAAATAAAAAGAAAGGGTTGAAAGGGGTTATACTTTGAGATACTCGATGTAGACGTTGCCGGCAAGAGCTGCTGCATTGGCTACAAGGATCTGGCCGGTGATGAATGCGCTGGTGCCGCCGACTTTGTTGACCCGCTGGGCAAGGCCCGTGCCGGATGTGCCTTTGTCCGTGATGTTGTCAGCGATTTTCAGGGCTGTTGCCGGAAGGCCGTCGATGATCGTATTGGATGCCGTGGTGGCCGTTGCACCGACACCAATGTCAATGACGGAAGTTGCGGTTACACCCTCAGTCGTGATGTCTACAACGACTTTTTGGACAATGATGTCAGTCTCTTCGGGATTCTTCCAAGCGAAGGCGAATGCGTTTGCAAGGCCTCCTGCCAGCGGGACTTTGGCTACCTTTACTTGGGACGCTTTGAGGTCGTCCATGAACGTGTTTCCACTCATAGTAGAGATAACCTTACCTGTCGGAGTTATAAGTGGATGTCACTCAATGATGGGAGGTAACAGGTCGTCATCGATGAGGTTGTCTTCAGATGCCCACTCATCGGTATCCATGGCAGTTAGGTGGACAATCTTGAGGTTCTTGATACCCATTAATATCAGTTCACGTATGAATACCGGGCTTGTGATATAATCTTTTGCGGGTTCGAGCTCTAAACCTTCGGTTTGGGCTTTGCGTATTTCCTGTTGGTTGAACGTGTCCCGGACAAACCGGGTGAGTGCAAGCCCGAAACAGCGTTTGAACTCTGCCCCGTCACGAAGACTCGCCCGGGTTATATCTGCATCAAGGATGTAGAAGTCGAAATCATCAACTCCGGCTACAAAATGCCTGATGTGGTTCATTAATATCCCCCCGGATGGTTGTTGCGGTGTTCGTTGATTGCCTGGCGGGTGATGAGAAATAACATGTTTTTGGTTTCTGGTTTGGTCATGATTTTGTTCCTATTTTTGTCAGGTGGGAATATGAACGGAAACAGAGGACTTGCCACACGGTTTCACAACGTTTGTTGTCGTAACCGGTGCAGTTGTATACTGACCGGTTGGCACAGTGCAGGCATTTTCCGGGAATAACTTTGCCGTTGCCGGTCGGTTTGTACCGGTTTTTGAGTTTGAGGTTCATGGTTTCACCGTTTTGCGGTAGTTCTGACGGTTCCGCAACTGCAGCATTTTATGTCTCGTGTTATTGAACGGTAATATGTTGAGGAGGATCCACATTTCGGGCATCGTTTGTTCCGGACCCGGTATTTGTAGAACCGTGTTTTACAGAGGGTGGTTACGGTTTCGGTTCCCAGCACGGATATCAGGTGTTTTGGTAGGGTTTGTTTGAGTAATCTTGCCGGGATATCGTGGGTTGTCATACCGGTACCCAGGTCCCTTTGACAAACCCCATTGCCGGGGGGTCAATGACCGGATCGGGCCAGATGAGTTCACCGTACGTCTCGTAACATTTGCCGCCAATGAACGTCCAGCGCCAGTAGTCCCGGTCTTCGCCCTGCATTTCGATGTAACTGTTATCGACAACGAATGGGGCGATGAAGTCCATGATCAGACAGTCGTAGTCTGTTGCTTTGCTCTGTCGAAATTCGACATCGATGTTGTCGGACTGCCCGGTATCTTGGTTGAAATCCCAACAACTGAGTCCAAGGTTTCCGGGGGTACCGATGTTGAACCTGTCGAGATCTGGCGGGTTTTCTCGGATTGCATCCCGTAATTTGCGGAAGTTGTCGGGGGTTATTTGTACGTTCGTGAATTGAAGTTGCTGGTAATAGCTCATGATCATCACATTTGGAAAAGGGAGGATATCCCATGGAATTTCAATCGGAACAGGTCCGATGAGTCATTCCGCAGTAAAGCGGCGGTGTGATTCGCCTCACTTACTGTGTTCTGCAGGCGGGTATTTTAAGTGAAGTCACTTGGTTCCATCACGGTTCTACGAGGATGGTATCGCAGGCTTCACAGAACCCGTCAACTGAGCTGAATGTGGCCCCGCAGACCGGGCACCTATAGAGGACCTGCCAGGTTTGGCGAGTAGTGGTTTCATCGGTTATTGATTTGCCACAGTCAAGGATCTCGTTGCACATCTTGTCGCAGATTGAGATCCCATTAGTTTCACGGGTGGTGTGTGTGAATGTGACTGCGTCTTTGGGTAGTGCAGCCAGGAGCCCGCGGATCGTGTAGATGAAGGCCTTGAGTTCCGGTTCTTTGACCTTCCATTCGCCGATTATCTGGTTGATAGCAAGTTTGCTGTCGGAAAAGATGGTGAATTTTGTGATGTTGTTCTTGCCAGCCCATTGCATTGCTTTTGCGATGGCCAGATATTCTGCTTTGTTGTTCGTTGTAACGCCTGCAATTAGTGCAGATTCTCTAAAGATTTCTTTGTTGTCCTGGAAGACTATGAATGAATAGGCCCCCTGGCCGGGGTTTCCTCTGCAGGCCCCATCGGTATAAATGGTGGTTGACATCGTCTGTGACTCCTTGTTGAACCTGAAAATGTTGCTGGATCCTTTCAGGTTCGTTTAGTTTTCTTTGGATGATCTTTGAAGTGATCTTTGATCTTGGCGTAAAGGTCCGGGTAATCCCGGGCAGCTCCTTCTTCACACCATCGCAGTAATTCTTCGGATTTAACGTATTTAATGACTGTTAATGACCGGTACTCGATGAGTGCTGCGATCTCGCGGGAATAGATCATGTTCTTGGGTTGAATGTCTCCGAATTCAAGTGCAAGGTTTAACTTTGATTTGCGCGGGGGTTCCTGCAATTCTGTGGATGGTTTGGGACTGATCGCGGGAATCGGGTGGTTCGTGATTTCTGTGCCTTCCGGGTGTCGTGTGATGGTTTCCTGGATGAGGTCCGGGTTTGCCTCGAGTGCCTGTTGCATTCGTTGTGCCGGGGTTTGGCCTTCGTGACGGGTCATTTTTTCTTCTCCGCAGTCTGTTTGATGCCGAGGGCGTCCATGATGTCGTCTGGTCGGACTGTCCAGCCGTTTTTAGGATCGGTTAAATATTTGTCTGCCCGGGCGAGCAGGGCCAGTTGGGATAACTGGACTATGTCGCGGGGTTTACCTTCACTGAGTTTGTGGACGATCTTGGCAGTGACCGGTTGGAACGGGTTGATCATGTCTGTGCTTTGGTTGATTGAACAGTATTCCGTGAGGAGCGTCCACCAGTTGAAGATATGTTGTTCGTCCCAGGGGTTGAGATCGTAGGTGAACTGGGATCCCCGGTCCATGACAGCCATGCCTTCCTCATCATGTGTTGTCATCCAGTTGGCGATTTTGGTTTTGAGTCCTTCGGTTCCGACAATGATGAATTTGCAGGTAAAGTCGCCTTTGAGCGTCCTGGTATCGGCTATCATCCGGAGGGCCTCGAGTTTTTCAGATGTGAGTTTCTGGCCTTCGTCAATCCAGACGATGGTTGTGATCGGGAGTTTTTCATTGCTCCGAGTGGTTATCAGGTGGTTGACGATCGCATCTTTGAGTTCCCCGCGGGTTCGTGGCGCTTTTTCCAGCCCGGTCATGTTGAGGTAGATTTCACGGAGCATCTGGAATGTTGTGATCGGCCCGATGTTGTCAAGGCTGAATGAAACATATTGGTTGATGTCCTTGAAGACCAGTAACGAGAAGTCTTTGATGGAACTTTTGCCGAACCCGTTGGGGCCGAGGATGAAGAAGAAGTTCGTGCCGGCGTTCAGGATGAATGTTGAGAGATGGTCAATGAGTTTCTGGTTTGGCGTTTCCAGGTAGACATCTTCATGCGGCAAACCCGTGGAGGACATGGCCCGGCTGAGTCTGACAGGGTCCCATTCGATTGCTCTTGTATACGTTTCAAGAGCTTGTTTGTCCTGACGGATTCGTTTCGTGAAGTACGAGTCCTTCATGACAGAATCTTATCTCATACGCTTAAATAGTTTGTCAATACTCCTTTCGAATGAGTCAATCTTATTGACTACTCGTGCCGGTTGGCCATGTTTATGGACAGGATTTCACATCGGATACATTTTCCGGTTGGCATCATCTCGAGTCTTTTGAACAGGTTTCCGCACATAGTACATTTCGCGGGGTTGGTCATGCAGGTCTCCAGATGATCAGCTGCATCAACCTGGAAGTTGCCGATGTGGTTGTAATTGCAGGAACTCATCGTGTTGCCACAGATGGGGCAGGTGAAGATGAATTCGTCTCGAACTAACTGTTTCTTGTCCGGTAATGGAACACTTTCCCGGCCGTTCCGGATATGCGTCCAGACCAGTTTGACGTAGTCGGTCATGTTGAAGTCTCCCGGTACATGAAAATTAGTAAGCGGTTTCCCGCTGGATTCCGCTTTTTACTCCGGTTGGAGCGTTGCTGTCGTGGATGAGGGTGACCGCACTGACACTCTGGATCGCGCCGACTTTCTTGGATTTGAGCTGGGCAACGGCTTCTTTGTTGACGTAAACGTCGGTGCCGAAGATGTTGAGTGCCAGGGATTTGCCCGTGGCTGTCTCCTTGATGACTCCGACCTCTGCCTGGGTCCAGGACTCCTGGCCTTCGGCGTCTACGTGTTTCTGCATGCCGATGACTTTGTTGTTCTCAAGCATTACGTTGATGGGGATCCACAGGATGCCTGTCGGGTTGGTGTTGCCCATTCTGAGGTTGCCGATTGGTTCGAAATGTCCGTTGTTTGCCAAAGTTACCACGCCCTGATTACGGGGATGCCTTCAATTCTGGGGACGTTGACTTCGCCTGTTGCGACGATCATGTTGACGTCTGGACCTACCCAGCGCCCGTATTCCCGGTCGGGTAAGAGGTCGCCGACCAGCGGGAGTCCGTCTGTGCCTTCGAGTGCAACTCGTGAATGGGTGATCGGCATGTTGCAGTCTGTGAGGTTGCAGATGTCCATTTCAACGCCTGGGGTTGCGTAGTCCTCGGGGGTTGTGGGTTCACCGACTACCAGTTTGGTGAACTCGTCGATGGAGTTTCTCTCGTAGGTGAAGTTCAGTTTCTCGATGACAATGGCCATGCCGCGGATGAGGGCCCATTCCATTGCTTTCTCACACCGAGGGTCGATTTTGACTAACTTAACCGGCAGGTGTTTGTTTGCCTGTTGTTCACAAATTTGGTCGAGTTTCATAAAGTGGCGAGCCTCGATGCGGCCCGTGATCCCAAGAATAGTAGATGTCATCAGTATACAACTCCGTAAAGATTTTTTCCGAGAGTACCTTTTGGTAATTTTTCCACAGAATGCGTAGTGCGGAAAGGTACGGATCGGATCAGTTTGTACATAAAAATCGGATCACAGGGGGTGGAGTTCCCATCGATAACCCTGACGCTATCAAGCGGCACGGGTTACGAATGGGAACTACGTTATCCGGTAACTGAGATGATGGGACGCCGCGGCATCAGCCGTGCGGCCGAGTGCTGGTATTTATTGGTATGAGGAAAAGAAAAGAGAGGTTGTATATAAATAAATGACTTGAATTGGAAATCTCGGGTTTAAAGGCTCCGTTTTGTTCGGGTATATATAGTTGTCGCCAATAGTTTCGCGGAAGGTGTGTCCGGGTGCAGTTCTGGTATATAATCATTTCTCATTGAAATCTGGGAGGGATAAAAGTTTTTGAGTTGAAAGACCGTTGATGATGTAGCCGTGTTCTTTGGCGAGGACCGCCATGATTTGGTGAAGCCGGTTTTCGGTCAGGGTGATCTTGTGGACTCGGGTACGGCCTTTCTGGTGACTCCCTACTCGTTCGGTGACATCTATTAACCCGGTGGATCCAAGGCTGCTGCAGATGGTTGCAAACCGTGTGCTGGATAGTGGCGTTAAGAGGTTTTCGTCACAGACTATGCAGTAGTGTTTGTACAGTGGCGAGGATAAGACTGCAGATCCTCCGAGTTTATGTTGAAGCTCTGCTATCGCAATGAATGCCAGGACCGTGTGTTTTGGCGATTGTATCAGGTCTTTTATCAGGTTGTCGATTTCAATGTAGTCGGATGCCCGGTTGACGTGGATAGATGTGATCTGAGGGTCTTTTTCATTCTCAGCGAATTCTGCGGAGGTTGCGAGAAGTTCAATGGCTTTTCGTGCATTGCCGTGTTCGATTGCTGATTTCTTTGCGATGTATTCTATGACGCCGGTTTCGAGGGTGTCCGGGTATAATGCAAACAGCCGGTCGTTGAGGATGTCTCTGAGGTTTTCTGTGGTATACGAGGGGAAGTCTATGGTTCGTCTTCCAAATGAGGATGAAATGGCAATGTCTTTGATGTGTTCGTTGAAGTTGTTGGTCAGCCCGATGATGACCAGATAGAGGTCCTGCGGTAGATCTTTTTTAATGCGGCTGAGATCGTAGAGGAGGTCTGAAGGCGGTAATGCATCAATTTCGTCCAGGATGACAACGAGTGATGCGTTCTTTCGTTTCATGTTCTGGTGGAGTTTGGTGTAAACTTCTCCGACAGATCTACCTGTACCATAATCCGAAAGGCTCGGGTCGACAGCCGATAGTAACTGCTGGAGTATCCATTTCGGTGTTCTCATCTTGCAGCTGACAACGATGCTGATGTATTTTTTCCCTCGTTTTTCAGCACTCTGGATGAAAAGATCCGTTATGTATTCAACAACCAGGTTTTTGCCTGTTCCGGATTTACCGTAAACCAATGCGTTGATCGGACTCCCGTTGTATTTCAGGACCGGGGCAAACAGTTTGCCGATCTCGAGTTTTTCAGTGTCTCTTGCCAGGATGTTTGTCGGCCGATAGAAAGATGTTAAAGGATATCCATCTTTGATTATCCCTCTGTGATCGAGGCCAAATGCAGTGTTTTCGTCGTCTGTGATAATAACCACCTTTGATTATTGTGTGTTGTTGTACTCGTGAAAATATATCAATACTGTGTTGCGTGGGGTATAGACACACACACCCCGCGCGAAACAATTACCACCACTTTTTTGGCATAGGGGGAAAAATTTCCTTTATTCTTTACTATATTCACAATCATTATATACAATCAAAATCTAATCGTAACAACAATCCACTATACCCAGTGGGGATGGGTTACCATCCACACAAGCGGGGTTCCTTTTTTCTGCCGGTAATACTTTCGCGGAAGGTGTGTGTGACCGGTTACATTTAACTTTTCAAAAAAGTTGATTGGATTAGTTTATAGTACCAGTCAAATTCACCCATATGGTAAAGGTGGAGGAGGTTACCGTAAGGATCCTGGGCATCAAAACCGGGCCATTCACAGTGTTGATCCTGGATGTTTGGGTCGTGTTCCATGGGGTCGAAATAATAATAACAATCGTGTTTTTGATTGTAATCAATATCCGAGAGTTCGAATTCGGGTTGTTTTCGAGCTATCCAATCAATACCATTGAAATCCTGGGCAATCCGGTCAGCTATTTCTTTGGTGAAAAAAGGACCGGCTACACTGAGTTTGTTACTGATGTCATCTGACCAGCCAGGATATCTTTTTTTGTAGAATTCAAACTCGCAGTAGTAATGCATTACAGGTAAACCGGGGATCATGGAGTTTCACTTTCCGACCAGATCCATGATCCTGCACCGATTGGGTAAACCCGGCAGACTGCACCGTAAGGTGTTAGGATATCCTGGCCCGGCCAGATCTCAAGGTTGTTGGGTTCTGGTGTTGCATAGGCTGCTGCATCAAAGAATTCGTATTGGTCCATTTCTTTATTGTATCGCATGAACGTTTTTGTATTGTCAAAAAGGGCGCTCATATCCTGAGAAAGGTTGTCGGCTTCACATTTGGGGAAGTAAGGGGTGGCCCAGCCGTTCCAGCGGGCTCCTGCAGTCCAGCCGCCATATTCGGGGCCGTCATCGATTTGGAAATGGTTATACCGGCTCATCCGTGATATCTGGGTGATGGGGTTGATTGTTGATGATTCGAGTTCTTCCCAAGTCTCGGCTACTCTGATGCATTCGGTGATTTCATCGTCAGTAATGTTGTCGAACGATTCCTGGAGGTTCTCAATAGCCGCTTTCTTTGCTTCTTCAGGAGTATCTCCTTCAGCATGCTCATATTTTTCCAGTTTTACGCACCAGATCGGCATTCTTAATCCTCGATATTCTTGATAAGTTTCAGGGTTTTGTCGTTTATGAGAAACATTGCAGTTTTGTATCGGAAACCGGGGGAGAGTTCTTTAAGGCGGTCAAGGTGGGTTTGGGTTATTTTGCCCGGTACTCTTTTTTGGTTCTTGTCCCAGGCAAATATACTGTCAACAAGTTGTTCGCAGAATTTACAGTAACCGATGTGCCGGAACCTTTGAGAACCGATAGGGCAATTGCAGAGTTTGCAAAACGTCGGGTTGTTCCATAAATTCCCATCCCAGTCCTGACTGATGTATCCGATAGCTATAGGGATTGTTGCGGTTTTGAATGATTTATTTTTGTTTAAATCGTTGTGGATGACGAGAATTGGCATATCGCATTTCATCAGGTTGGCAACAACGCTGCCACCGGTTTTGTATTGGGCGTCGAATGGTTTTGCAAGGCCGTTCCAGGCTTCTTTATCGGAAGAATATTTCTTTTTATCGCTGTAACTGGTTAGCCCGGTGTCTAAAAAATAAGTATGTTTTTTGAGGGTCATATTAACACCTTGATGGGCTCGTCAGTAAACCGGTATTCGGCTCTACCGCAGCGTTTAACTCCCTGGACGAATACCAACCGGCTGCTACTCTCAAGGCGGGTGCTGTTGGTTTTCTTGTTGAATTCTTCGAGGCTAAACGTTTGTTCGATGGGATTTTCTCCGTTTTTAACATATCGTTGTTTAATTTCATTGAGAGTGTCAACGATTTTTTTGTATTTTCGGGAATGGAGTTTGCCCGGGGGCGGTTGTTTACTCATGATGTGACGAGACACTGACGATCAATGATATCGTCCCCGGCTTCCCAATCGTCACTGTCAATGATAGGAGCGTCGTGTTCGAGATCAAAGATTCCTTCTGCTGCAAGATACTTCATGAACGTCTCGTCATCTTCCAGAAGAGCGTCAATCATGTCGAGGAAACTATATCCTTCATCTTTGATCTGTTGCCGGAATGAATCCGGTTGGGTGTCATTGAAGTAGAGGGATAGTGCTTTTCCGAGTACTTGTTTGAACCGGTATTCGTCATGAGCAATCTCTTTCCGAGTTACTTTTGCTGATATGTCGTATACCGGCTGGTCGTTATTGTTCGGGTCAGCAATGATGAACCGGGCAAAATATAGGGGGAGTTCTGGAGTCATGATTATCTAATTCCGATTTCTTCGGTCATGTAGCGTTCGATGATTTTGCAGGCGTTTCTGACCTGAAGTTTGAACCGGTCCATATCAGTGCAGCCAGGGTTGGTTTTACAGGCTTCAATGTTACCGCGGTTGTTGCAGAGCATACAGGGGATCTCATCTTCCATTTCCTGGCCGATCTCCTGGACCTTGAACAGAGCGCAACTGTTGGCACAGTCTTCATCGCATTCGAATCGTTCGTTTTCAGCCCAGTCTTCGTAATCTTCACGGACGGATTCACGTATTCTTTCATACAGACTGCCTGGGACCCAGGAGTCAAGATCGTTCTGGACTGAATCTTTTAGGGCAGGGGTGTCAAGGGTACTGCGGAGATCTTCGTGACCGCAGTGGGTCTGCAGGGTTTCTGCAGAGAATTCATCTTCATCGCCAGAGTCAAACATGGTTAGTACCGGGTCTCGATGGGAATGTAGTATTCAAGTGGCGATAGCATGGACGGGAGGATTCCTGAAGGTAACGGGAAATTGTCGGGAAATCCCTGTATGTGGATCTTGAGGTTGTCCGGGGCGGCCAGGTTCTTGGCAAGCTGGAATGCATTCTCTTTCTCGGACTGTTTGAAATCGGTGGGGGGGGATAAGGGTGTCATTTTATTGAGGTTACCTTCACCTTCATCGAACTGGATTTTCTGTACTCGGTACCGCGGTTCAGATTGTCTTCGGCCGTTCCGATAAAATCGCCGGGTATCTTTTGAGAGTAGAATGATGTCAATAACACTCTTTTCCGGCATGAGTTCTATACAATGTTTCCGGTATTCTTTTGTGGCGATCGATCTAAACAGGTAATATTTGTTTAGTGATTTTTCTTTGGTGGCAATGGTACCGTTGAGATCGAGCATGAAACTATCCAGGTTGTCGATGTTGGATCGTTCAGTTATTGCGTCTTTTGCGAGATTGGCAATTTGATCTTCGGGGTAACCGTCGAGGGAATACATGGTGAAAACCTTAATACAATGGGTGGTAGATTCTGCGGGTCGTGTAGATCATATCTTCCGGAATCGATTTTGGGACGTCTTTGCCGAAACCGGTCAGGACGATTTTGGTATTGTTGTGATCAGCCAGTTCAAGGGCTCCCAGGATTGCTTTATGACGATCGGTTCCGGGGAACGAGGTTGTGGATCCGAGTGTTCTGATGTGGTTGTCGAGGTTGGTTTCGGCATTTTCATCGATGTTGGGGAACGTGATTACCGCGTATTTATAGGTGATACCTTTGTCGAAGCTGTACCGGGGTTCCTGGCGGTTGAGTTGGATGAGAGTAGTCATTCCTCTTTTTTCAATAAGATTGACTCTTTCTTTTTTCAGGTAGAATATCAGGCGTTCGATAGTTTGGAGGGTATTGAGGCATTTTTCATAACCTTTAATCTGTTCGGTTAATCGTTTGAATACATATTCGATGTCCGGGATTGTCTGGCAATCGTTGATGATTTTTTTGGCAACAGTATTCGGGTCGTTTGTGCACTCAATATTTTCTCTTAAAAAAATGGAGTGGTCCATGGTGATCACGGGTGACTGAATACGCTGCGGTTGTCATTGCACTGGTTCTGGAACTCGCGGTCTTCATCATCTTCGGATACCCGCGGTTCAGATGACGGGAATGTTGAGGGTTCGTCATCCGGGTCGCCCCAGAGGTCGTCATGGGCGTCATCGTCATCGTCATCGTGGTCGGCAAGGTCAACGATGATTACTTCGTCAGTACCGACTTCTTTGACTTCGAAAGACCAGGAATCATCAGCTTGATCGATTGTTTCCTGAGCATCTCGGGCAGCTTCTTCATGGGTTGTTGCGGTGACAGTCATCCGGAGGATAACTTCGTATTCTTTATCACTGGGGTTTTCTTTGGCAGCCCATTCCGCATAGGTATTGCATTCAGGATCGTTACCATGACAATCTTCGTCAGGACATTCAGTGCAGGGATCGTAGGTCATATACTTACTCCGTTTTTTACGTGGATTTTGACCGAGTCGTGATGATAGATGTTGGAATATTCGCTTCTGCAGTTACTGCAGGTGGTATACTCTTCAAGAACACCGTTCTTGTTGATCTTTATGTCAATGACTTCGGTGCATTTTACATGGTTGCAGACAGGGCACATTTCGATTGGAAATGCGTTCTGGCTGGGTTTTTCAGAGATTATCAGGGTCTGTGATAGCATTCCGATTACCTCAATAGATGATGTAGTCAATTGCTGACCAGTCCAGGTGCCAGCATTTCCGGCCGCTTGGAAGTTCTGATTTCATGAACTGGACTGCCCAGTCGTCGTCAAGCCGGAGGCCCGTAGTGTACCCTAGTGATTTGCTGAGGTAAAACCAGGATTTGGGTCCGATACCTTTACGGAATTCGAATGGAGTGATAGATACGTCGTGTTCGTAAATGCATTCAAGGAGGTCCATTTCTTTCTGATTGCCGGAGTCAAGGTCCGTGCATCGGAACCTGACGGTCATGAACGGTTTCACGCCAGGTCTCGTACTGGTCGTCTGCGATAGAGTCTTCGTCATCTTCCACAGTTTTGATAAGGACGGGACAGTTCTGGGGATCATCGTTGCAGTGGATTGTGGTTGATGTGCAGGCAAGACAGATCTTTTCAACATATTGTTCAAAAAGATTAGTGGCTGCCGAACACTTCATCGTCGTTCTCATAGTCTTCAACATGGGCCGGGATCGGGTTGTGGGCGACTGGAGCCGGTGTTTCGAATACGTCTGTGTCCCCCCCAAGCGGGATTATCCGTATGGTTGTTGCCGGATGGCTTCGTTCTTCTGCAAGGTTTATCGGGGGTAGTCCAGCGTTGATCCGACTACGGTTACCGTCTTGATCGAACTCGATTGCCCCGTCATAGTCGCGCCTGAATTGATCATTGTGTTCGTTGATGATGTCTGTTAGGATCTGCATGTCTTGACCGATCTGTTCTACGTCGGGGTTGCTAGTCCAGGCTTCCATGATATTGGGCGTTCTTGCCCGGGGTATGACCAATTCTGGCGGAATGATTACCTGGGGGCTCGTGTGAGTTGCTGCAACTATTGTCTGTGGGTTGGCCATTCCCGGGTTGATGATCTCTGCAGCAGTTACGGTTGCTCTGGCAGATGCGCCGTCCGGACTGAGAATTGTTATGGTCGCCCGTTCTGGGACCGCAGGGATGGGTTCTTCATCGTATTCCCGGTCTTTGCAGAAGACGTCGCTGTCTTCATTTCTGGCTTTCCGGACAAACTGATCGAGTTTGTTTTTGGGCATTTCCTTGATGGTTTTTATCCAGCGATTGAGTTCTTCATTTGCTCTACCGCCCCACATACTGTTATAATTGATCTGGGTGAGTGCCTGGGGCAGATTGATAATTTCGTCAAACGGCCTTTTGGCAAAGTCTCCGATACATAAGCCGTATTGGCTGTCGTAATGAGGGTGGTAAGCGGGTTTTTTGGAATCGCTGACGATGGTTACCCCTTCAATTTTGTCTTTATAGGGGGTTATGATACCGGGGATCTGGAATTTTGCTCGGAGATTTTCAGGGAGTTCAAGAGAGAGCAGGTCGTCTGTATCTATAACACTTTCACCGGTAAGGTATGATGCCGAGATTACTAGGTGGGTGCAGTTGATTTGATGGGTGTAGGTGAAATATCCGGCTTTGTTGAACGTCCAGCCATGCGATACGAAGGTTGCAAGTTTTTGCATGACTTCCGAGAAGATTTTGGTCCGGAGGGTTTGTTCAATTTCGTTCTGTTTTTTTTCGAGTACGCTGATCCGGGTCTCGGCGTTTTCACGGAGAAGTTGAACCAGGTTGGCAAACGTGTTGTAGATTCCCTGCATATCCTCGTTTTTACAGGCAGACAGATCGGTGATGGGGTAGTCAGTGTCGCAGCTCTGGTTGGTCATGTCCATGACGAACGGGGTTCCGTTGACCACGAGTTTCATGGAACAGTCGGGAGTTTTCTTGAGGAGCGAGACGACCAGATCTTTGGATTCAATAAGTTCGGTTGCACTGGTGATCCTGGTGAGGTCATGTCCTTTGTTTCGCTGGTTAATGAGGTACCTGGCGGTGTTGAGTGACTGGAGCCATATGGCAAATAACGGGAGTAATGAAACCAGTTCGTCATGAGGTACAAGTGCATTGATCTCTTCGTCAGGTTCAAGCACAAACGATATGGATTTCTTGCCGTATTTTGACCGGAGTAATGCTTTTTTGTCCTTGAGAGGGATGCAACAGAACTCGTTTTCTGTACAATAAATGAGGAACCGTCTCCAGTCGTCCATGGAGGGCAATTTCATGGATGCACGGTTGAATGCTGGATCGCTATCGGTATCTCCTATAGGGTTCAGCATGTAACTGTTATCGGAATCTTTGCAGATCTCAAAGGTGAACATGGTTAAAACTCTGAAAGGAGGTTGTCGTAGAGTTCGAAAGTTTCATGTACGGTGGTTGTTGTGGCCTCGTCGAGCAGCAGATTTGTTTCGCCGTTTTTTTTGGTTCTGCTGACTGCGTCGCTGACGGACCGTGGGCGGTTCGTGACGGATACGCACCCGTGGAAATGATCGAAGGACCGGGTTTTGATCTTGGACGTGATGTTGTCCGGGAGGTCCATGTGAATGTCATGGATCATCTTGATATCGGGCATGATCAGGAGTTTGAGTCCTGTTGCTACACGGATGCCGATCGTGGCGGTGGTGAATGCACCTTCGCTGTAGAGGATGGAACACTCAGCCGTAGATGTCAGGGTTTCCATGTCGGATGAGCTGAATGAACTTGAAGGAAACGGGTGACTGTGGATGATCGTGTTGTACCCCTGGGCGGTCAGGGCAGCAACTTCACGGTCGTTCAGGTTGACTTCAGCGCCGGCAACTTCCTGGTCTGGGATTGCAAAAGATTTGCTGACTGAATATCCTTCGGGGATCCATTTGCCTTTGAGCATGATGCTCCATTCCAGCCGGGGAAATTTCTGCTGGATTGCGTCGCAATATGCCAGGAGTTCAGTGCCGATGTAAAGGTCATGGGATTTGATGAGGACAATGCCGGAATCAAATACGTCGTCGTCGTCGTTAATGTCAGGTGCGCGGAGCCGGAGGCCGGGTTTTGTAGTATGGGATTTCATGGTTTGTCCTTGATGAGTCTGGTGAGTGTTTGCATGCGTTTGCCCTGGGACATGCCAGCCAGGGGGTTTATGTATCCTGAATCTGTGAAAACAGATTTGATGACAGATTCGTGGATTTTACCGACAGGTGCTACGACACGTTCGGTTTTGAGAATGTTGAGAGAAAGAGCCTGGAACTCTACGAGTAACCGGAACAGGTTGTTGTCTTTGATGACTTCTGGGGATACGTCGTAGTTCTGGATTAACTGGTCCGGTGTTATCAGTCCGTATTTGTCTGAGAGGATGTACCAGTTGTATGGATGCGTCAGTTCAGCAAGTTCTGCACATTTTTTGAACAGTGGACCGGTGTAAACGTCACGGGCAGGTTTTACGGTGTTGGTTGCGTCATCTGGATGAGCGTCCCAGTATTTGGCTTTACCGCAGGAAATGATGCAGATTGATGGTGGGATCATCAACCCACGACCATGGGGACCAGATAGAAACCATTAGGATGTTTAAGGAGTTCGTTGAGCCGGTCCTGGGTGATACCGCATTCGAAGGTTTCCGTATCGTAGAGGATTCCCTGAACAGTGAAATCCCGGCCGTGGATCAGTCCGGCAAGTTTCATGTAATGGCCGAACATGTCGTTATATTTGCTGGGTTCCTGTTCTTCGAGGGGTAAGTTTGCGAGTGTGTGTCCGGCTTTATTTGTAATCTCTACGGCTTTCTCGACGTAGTACTGGTAGGCTGTGGCACGTTTCAGGTTGAGTTCGGATATTGCGTTTCTGAACGGTTCAGTTTTAGTTGCCGGGATTATCTTTTCGATTGGGTCAATGTATCCGTGATCATCAGGGCCTAGTGAACCCTCGGCGTACATGGCATCGATCTCATCTTTGGCAGATTTTATGGCGCCTTGATAGGTGTTTTCCTCGGAATAAACAAGGAATGTCATGTAGTAACCGCTCACGATGCAGCCTCGTTGAAGATCTTGTGGTTGACGAGTTCCTGGAAGGTGAACGTGCTGTCGAGGTCCGTCTCTTTCTGCATTGATGGGATGGTTGAGTATCCGACGATCATGGCAGCCAGTAACATGGGCATGATTGCATACGAGGGGGTGATGGTATACCGGGTCGGTCCGTTACCGAAGATATCCTCGTTGTTCGGGTTCCGGTGGAGACTCATTTTGAGCCCGTCGTAACCGCCGGTGATCCTGCATTTATTGTAGAAGTCCGGGAGTTCGTCAGTGTTGTCACGGCAATCGTAGACCGCAGCGGTTTTCCAGGCGGGATCGTTCCGGAACATGGGCGGGACCTTTTCACAGCGCATCTCGAGTGGGACTACTTCACAGTGGCCGTGCCGGATCTCGTTGATGAAGTTGGCGAGTGCCATGATCTTGGGTTTGCCTACGTCGCTTTTCTTGAACGGGATGCGGGACCGGTTGGACTCTTCCACGTTATCGAAGTCGATGAGAAACAGTTTTTTGGTGCCGGTCATTGCAAGGGCAAGGGCTACCCAGTAACCTACGCCACCGGTTCCGATGACTATGGCTGATTCAACGGGTTTTACCTGACCGATGAGGTCCTGGCGGGCATAGAGGGAGTCTGCAGTTGGGGTAGTGGGTGGCATGGTTGTTCAATCCGTTATTTTAAAAAATTAGTTGAAGGTCTTGGGCTCCATGAGTTCACGGAGCTCGACGTCCCCGGCGTAGGGGAACATGCGGGCCTTGAGTTTCTGGCCGTTCGGGAACTCTGCAGTCTCGGGCGCGTATGCCGAGAACTTCTTAACACCCTGCTCCTCGGTGAAGTCGATGAGGTCCTGGAGGGTGATCGCGTGGTCAAATACCTTGTCTACACCCTTGACAGATGCAACGTACTCGACGGGCTCGCTGTTCGGGCCGGTCTGGTTGTCCTCTCCGCTGGCGTTAACCTCGGTGATGGGCTCGGTGGTCTGGGGGCTGTTCATATCGGTACCCTGGGTAGGGTTCTGGGTGTTGTCGTCGTCTGTCATGATTCATTCCTTTGCTGATATTAAAAAATTTAAAGACGGGAATTGGATGTCGTTCCCGACGGAGTATTCCCCTCGCCATCAGGCGAGGGGTTTACCCGATCGGGGACGAAACCGTCCGTACCTCCTGTAGATTCCGTGTCATGGTTGAGGTTACCGGTTGGCCAGGATGGACTGGCTGGCGATGATGGTAAGTTTCTCGTGGATGGAGAAGAAGATCAGCAGGCACTCACAGAAGATCCTCCATACACCTATCAGGATGATTACGGTAATGATCAGGACGATCGAGCCGACAAAGGTTGCCGGGGTGAGTAGTGAGATGAATGCTCCCAGTGTGCCGATAAGGGCAAGCATCGTGATGCCGATGAGATAGATTGTTCTGATTACAGATGGGGTGATGAATTCTTCAATGTCGAGTATGTTATCCATGGTTGGTCTCCTGACCGGTGAATTCAAAGATATTGATCCAGCCGTAAGAACAGTCATTGCAATAAATATGTTCCCACATCTGGTTATGGTCGCCGTTGGGCGGTTCGGCCGTGATGTTCTGGGTCCTGCATTTTGGGCAGTTTACCGCGTTGAGTGAGGGGTTGATGATTTTGTAGTCGTAATCGTCCCCGGCAAGTTCGTAACTCATTTTGTCTTTGAACAGCCAGTCACGCACTTGTTCCTGCTGTTCCGGAGTGAGTTCCGGATAGGTCTTGTCGGCAACTTCGTTGAGGAACTTTAACTCGGGTTCTTCGAGGAAGAAGTCACTATCGAGTATTTCGTGCATGGGTTTGTCGTCCGGGATGTCGAACGTTACAATTGCTTTTATTTGCGTCATTACCAGGTCTCCTTGTGTTCTTCACGCCAGAGTTTTTCGGCGTCGCATTGTTCGGCTTTGTATTTGCTTTCCTGATACTGTTTGCAGTTCAGTCTGCAATCTTTATCGTCAGCATTTGGCCATTCCCCCAGGCGATCGTTGTCGTAACCTTCGGCTATTTTCCGGATATCCCGGAACAGGTTACCAATCCCGTAATCTTCACGGCCCGGGCAGCATCTGACTGATAAGAGCATCCGGCCGAACATACCGCGGTGATAATCTTCTTCGGGACGGTGGTTCAGGAGGTCCAGAATCCGTATTTTGCAGAGGGGCATGTTTTCCCAGTACCCGTCAGTAGTCTGACCGCGGATCTCTTCATCCCAGATGATGTCGCGTGTCGGGAAGTCCGGGGCCCAACTGGTCAGGATGTGATGTTGGGCAATACTATTGCATTCCCAGGCATTGTCGAGGACCTCCTTTGTGGTCAGTCCTTTGTAGATGCCGGACTTGATCTCATGGATCCCTTTGGTTTTGTGGGTCATGATAACTCAAACATGTCGTTTACCCAAGTCTGGATGGATAAATCACCGTTGTTGACGTCCCAGGGTGTTGATGTGTCCCCATTCATGAGGTTGATGATACCGTTGTTCTCGAGGTGGGGGATCGGGAAGTCTGTGATGAATTCCATGATTCGATTGACCCATACGTTTTTCTCGATGGTTTGGATGAAATCAAGTTCACCGCCGGGTTTGGATATGTGGATTCCATTCCAGTCCGGGTTTTCTTCTTCACGAACCCCGTAAACGTGCAGGTTCGGATTCTCGCGTTCTGTTTTGTTGGCGAACCGTTCATCGAGTAAAATGATTTTACCCTGGGTGACGTTCATCCATTTGTCAAATTCGAATATCTCGATTAGTTCTTCATCAGTTGTCATGCTAATACATGTCCGTTGCTGGTATCCCGAGCCGGCGGGCTTCGGTGATCATGTTTTCGAAATATTTGGTGGATGGATCTTTTTCATAGACCCGTGTGCCGTTGGGGAGTCGATGACATTCTTTGCCTTCCATGCGGCCCCAGAGGGCCCGTGCCTCTATAATGGAGTCGGCCTTGTTCTCCGCCCAGACTTTCGGGCAGCCGTAGATTGCCGGGAGGTCCGGGAAATCGACGTAGTATACCCGAAGGTCATTGTATCTGTTCATGATCTTGTCGCCTGTGATGTGTGCTGAGCCGGGTTGCTGAACCGGTCCTGCACCTGTGGGTTGCATGTTATTTCTGAAAACATAATAATGCTCGCTTTTCAAAGGGGTCTTCCAGAGTCGAACTGGTCGTCCGGTGGTTGCCGGACTTTAGCCTGAGGGGTACGTCTACCCGGCCCCGCGGTAAAAAATGAAAATGGTTATGAAACTGATACCGAGTAATGATCGGAGTTTTCGGCAATGTCGTCACTGAACGATGTGATCTCGAACTTGGCCGACTGGCCAGGTCCTATTGAGTCAATGTAGTCACTGGAGAATCCGAGTTTGACGTTGCTTGCATCAAAGAACTCTGCTTTGACCAGGACGAAACTCTTTTCGACGTTCCGGTTGTTCTTGACAATACCGGTAACCGTGGTCTTTGACAGGTATGGGTTGCTGGTGTCAGAAGTCTGCTCAAGGTTGGATATGGTGTAATCCGGGGATTTGGTTGCAACTACCCGCGGGGTATTGGCAACGGGAGCATCGGTTCTGTCAGTCTGCCAGGAGTAGTCCGTGGCGGTGGTCTCTTCTGTGCAGCCGGTGAAGCTGATGCAGCTGATGACTAACAGCATTGCAATCAGGAAAAATTTGGGGGTTGACATGTGAGGGCCTCCGTGAAATCAGACTGCTGCAGGGATATCGTGCGGGGATACTTCCGGCGCAGTGGTGCCGACCGTCTTCTTGGGGATCGCGATCTGGACCCAGTCTCTCTGGCCGGACCGCATCTCAGCCAGCCGCTCAAGGTTGACCGTGATCGTGGTCCCGAAGATAGGGATCCGGCCGGTCGTGCCGTTTGATGCCGGGATGATCTTTGAGACCTGCATGTATCTCGGCTGTTTGTTTTCGTCCGGGGCCCCCTGGACCATGACGTTGTTGTCGTGATCAATGAGGAGGTTGAGGTTGACGTTGTTCAGGAAAGCAATATCTTTCCCGGTAATAAACTTCGACGGTATAATGTTACCGACGTTTCGCCACTCGGTTTTAACCGCAGGCATAGTTGGTGTAGTAGGTGAATCCATAAAGATCAAACCTTTTAATGAATCCACCGTATGTGCCCCGACGGAGTATCCCCTTGTCCATCAGGGCGAGGGGTTACCCGTGAGGGGCACGGTAACGGGTTCAGGATCAGAGCAGGACCATCTGTTGAACATTGACTCTTTCTTCTGTGAGATTGACTCCTGTAATCTTTCTTCGGGTTTTTCTCTCGTAGGTTGATGGTGCAATGCATTTGACAATGTTGCCGTATTGTTTAAACTCTTCAATGAACCGGTTCTCGCGGGTGCCCAGGTAGAACAGGACCGAGGGGAATGTTGCAGAGTTCTTGGAGTTGCTGAAATGGAGGCGGGTGAGGATCTCGCACCGGATGTAATGCGGTGACAAAATGTTGAACCATTCCGTCTCGAGCCGGCCGGGTATTAGTACAATGGCTTCGGTTACGTGGCCGGCCCGGTATTCGTAATCCAGTTTTGTGATCCAGGGGAGGAGCTGGTCGCCATACGGGGGGTTAAGGTATACCGTTCCATCCCATCGCTGGAGGAGGCCATTTACCCGTTCGCAGAAATGTAGTTCTGCTCTGACATTATGCGTTTTCAGGCCAATGTCCCAGAACCAGTCCATATTGCTGCAGGGATCGAGATCTACGTGCCCCAGGACCCGGTAAACTGAGTCAAGTATGTGCGAGGGTGAATTCCAACATTCAGAAGATGAGCTACATAAAGCAGCCCGTGTTGTCGCGTTCATGTTGTCGTCCGTGATTGTTGCTGATGATTAGATATCGACTACGAGGTCGGTGATATTTATTTTATACTCATTATGTGTGCTGAAATCGATGATAAATTCTGTGTCAAGTCTTTGAGTATCGTGTTTAAGATGGATTTTATTACGTTCGAGAATTGCACAGATCTCTTTTGCGGATCGATGATAATATTTTTTGTTTTCGTTCGGTGTTGGAAGAATTCTTATTTTTACTGCAAGGGTATCGCAGTGGCGGGGGTTTGACCTGTTTCTTCGTCCTTCTAATTTTGCTTTTTGTAAACCTCTGCTTATCGCATCTCTATGTTCTTGGGATAGTTTTTTTCCGAGCCAATGTTGTTGAGGTTTTTTTACCTCATTTATGATCTGTTGTTCCAGCGGGTATACTATTTCGGATAGTTTCATTTGTGTCGCCTGTGATTGTTGCTGATGATGATTAGGAGTCGGAAGTATTTAGATCTCTGTTATTTTCCAGTGGAAACATTACGTTTCTAAGGGTGGCCACGTCGGATGGGCTTGGTTTCATTTCCTGTGGAACTTCAACAACCTTTTTCTTTTGATAGTTTTCTTTATTGGTAACGTTCCTGCATTCTTTGCATTTATGGTCGTAATAACAGATACCGTTCTTGATTGTAAGAGGAAATGCTATCAGGGCCTTGTATCGTTTACAGACTCCGCATTGCTGGTTTCCAAGGTCGTCTAGGTATCTTCCATAAAGCCCGGTGGAGGGAGGGCAATCGTTTCCGTACATCATTATCGACGGTGGATGGTTGAACGGGCTTTTTTAAATAGGTTTCTATGGAAGTAGTCACAAAATGTTTGTTCTACGAAAGTCTGACGTGAGGGGTTGGTGAAAAGGGGTGGTATTTCATTGGAGTTGTGGTCCATTTCCAGTGGAGGCCGAACTATTCGGAAATTCCGAAGAGTTCGTTTTACGTCGTAGACCTATGTTCATAAACCGTATGATGCTACATAAGAACTAGATCTTTTATCTGGTTTTTTTATCATATTGTTCAATTGTCTGTGGAAATAAAAGTCACTTTGGTTATATTCTGGTTTTTTAGGACAATTATGGGACATATAGGACAATTATGGTTCTTTTGGTTTTTTTGTTCGGAGTTCATCGAATAATGCATATGTGTCTTTATTGAGCTGGATGGTTTCTTTATGTAACTGGATGATCTCGGCGAGCAGGTTATTCTGGGTGATCATGAGGTCCTTAATGTCTTTTTCAGGGACTGCCGGAGGGGTTGCAGGGGTGGTGATTTTCTTTTTATCCGGGAGTGCCAGAGTGATGGTGAAATCTTTTTTATAAAGATGACGTTTGCCGTAAATGCTGTAAAGGTTGGTGTTGGTTCGGTCAGTCTCGGGATAGATTTCACGATATTTGGTTGTGAATTCGTCAAAGGTTCTGGACTCGACAACCATACGTTTTTCAAGGTCGCCTATCTTGTTGCCGAGCATACCGTGCGGGACAACCGCGGGATGAAGGGTGACTGTTTCTTTTTTAGATTGCCGCGGGATGGGTGTTCGATTGATTTTGGCCGGGGTTTTTCTTCCTAGTTCTTTCTCCCATTTATGCCGGTTGTTCCAGATGCTTTTTATCGACGTATCGTTACGCTCGGAATTTGGAAAGACTTCTCTGTATTTTTCTAAATATTTTCGTGCGTTTTTGGCAGTTAACGTTAGTTCTTTTTCAGAGGTTAGAATCTTATGATATGACCCTCTCGTCTGTGATTGCATATTGGCATGAAGGTGATTCAATTAAAAAAAGGTTTTGATGGTGGATTTTGTTCTTTCCAGTGTCAAGTCGGGTATGATCTGCACGGTCCCTTTCAGATTTACCTGGGCATCCCCCCGGAGATATGATCCATTCCCGAGATCCCTGTGTGCCGTTAGAACATAGGCTCCGTGCGGCACTTTGTGGAATGCATAGGTATATGAAGAACAGGTATCTCCCATCACAAACGTTCCGATTGTGGTGGTACCTCCTGCTTTCAGGGTGATGGTTGTTCCGTTGAGTAAGGTACTGTCGCTGTATACTATTTTTCCATAGACAGTACCCTCATTAGGGGTGGTCGGATTGACCGGGGGGGTCTGGGGATCAACAGCCGGCTTGAACAGTTCCGGGAACAAAATCCGTAGGAGGACGTAGAGTGCTGCGACTATACCAATAGCAAGCGGCAGCCAGTATTCTTCAATAAACGTCGTCATATAATGAGAACGAAGGGGGTGACGGGAGATAAATGAAAGTCACTTCTAGATAAAAAGTTAGTTGATTTTATGGAGATTGAATTCTGTTTCAATAGCTCCAAGGATCTGGGCCCGGGGGGAATAATCCCAACCTTCGCTGGCTCGTGGGTTGATGTCGAGTGATGGCGGCCCTGCAATGATGAACCTGTTGCCTTCAAGAGTAATTGTGATCCCATCGTCCAGAGTCAGTATTGACTTCTCGGTTTTGAGGATCTTGAATGAGTTATCGCCGCTGTGATGGCGGTTGAGGTAAGGTTCGGTGAGGTACCGGAAATCAAAGAGATGTTCGAAATTCGATGTTGTATTATCGATCTCCTGGGTGAATGCCGTGAGGTTGGCAATCGCAGGTTCGATGTATTTGGCCGAGTTTCGTTCGTGATATTTCTTGGCAGCCTCAACAGTTGGGAATGATTTCTCGATTAAGTACCGGGTATCCCAGGCCGTGTAATGTCCTTCAATGTCACGAAGCCATTGGTTCATATCCTTATGAAAGTAGACTTTTACGGAATAGTCAATTTTATTGACTGGTTTTGAATTGTACCTTCCGGTATTACTGACGTACCGGGCAATGATGGCAACCAGGGGGTGTGTCCAGATAACCTGTTCTTCAACAATTCCGCGGGATTCAGCGTCGCGGGAGTCCATTTCGAATTCATGGGGGTAGTGGTTCCGGATGTTGCTGAATGCCAGCTGCCGGAGATACTTCAATTCGATATCCCGTATGGTTATCCGGTGGCTGGTGATCTCTTTATCGGTTGCAGTATTGAGATCAGCTCGTTGACTTTCTGTTTTTCGTTTGAGTCCTTCGAACCGGTACTCTTCGTCACGGTACTTCGCCTCTTGTTCTTTCAGTAATTCTACTGACTCTTTCCGACTGGAGTCAATTCTATTGATGATTGACTTATGTTCGGTGCGGATAGCAATGACGTTGTCTATTTCAATCATGAAAGTTCACCTAAAAAATGAGTTATATGTATTCCCGGACAGCCGTTAGGGTATATTCGTGCTGGAAACTTTTACCGCATTCTGTGCAGGAGCAATCCTGGAAAGCTTTGTTATCTGCGATTACAACTTCTTTGCCGTCCATGCAATCTTTGGCGTGGCATACCGGGCAGTTGTTGTTGCTGAGGTTCAATGATTTCATGTGGAGGTCCTGGTAGTGTTCCCAGATGGCACAGGCCCGCAGTTCTTCTTTGTTGTTGTGGGTTGCATCAACGATAGTGTCAGCAACAAAGTCACAGTGGCAATCTGATTGACTCAATGGGATCGAGTATTGTTTACAGTCATTGCAACTGTTTTCAATGATGGCTTCAACCAGGTCCGTGATCTGTTTTTCAGTGAGAAGATCATCTTTTTTGATCTGATCGCTGCAGGCTACTACGTTTACGTTGGCGTCCCGGGTTTCACATTCGTCCCGGTAACAGGCACTACATACGCAATCGTCGTTCATGGTTATGCCTTTGCCAGGGATGACGGAGTGACTTTCCAACGGGCCCCGTTGTCGAGTGTGATACTGATGGTTTTCTGGTTGACTTTGGTGACCGTGCCGGTTGATTTTATGCCGCGGTTGTTGAAGATGACCTTGTCACCTGAATAGTAGGTCATGCATTCTGTACGATGTACCCGGTCCTGGACTTCCCGCAAGAGGTCCCAGAGTTCATGGACGTCTGTGGCTGTGTTGACGGTACGGATTTGTTTTTTGAGGTCTTCGGATAACATGGCAGATCACTTTTTTTATACGGCCAGGGGAACTATCGTTGATGCCGGATATTTTTTTGAGTACAGTTCGTTGATGATGGTAGCGTTCTGGTTTACAATCGTCATCAGGAGGGACTCGAATGTTGAGGGGTCTGCCTTGGGTGTTTTTCCGGCTGGTGCTGATACTTCGGGGGTTTTTTTGGCTACTGGGACTGTAATTGTTTTTATTTTGTGCTGTTTTGTTCTGATTTTTGTGTTCTTCCACAGTTTAGCCAGTGATTTTCTTGTTCTTGATGATCCGGGGAATGTTATCCGGTACTCCTGGAGGAAGTCGATGAATGTCGTATTTGTACTGAGCATTCTCCGGGTTTTTGTATGATATTCTGCTCGCCCATCATTCATCTCCCGGTTCTGTTTTTCCGTAGTTATGTTTACGGCAATCTTTCTTGCGGGGGTTGTTTTCATTCTGTAAAATACTTCTGAACGTGTGGTATATGCATTGAAGTTTACCAATTCCCGTGTCAGGACTCCTCCTATTGACATTTCGATGAGGACTTTCCGGATGGTTTCACGGGCGTATCCGGTCATTGATTCGATTGTTGCAATGATAGATGATTGCTTTATTGCCGTGTATTTTCTGTTCTCAAAATAGGTTGTGATTGCAGTTGTGATGTCATCTGTGCTGTTAGTTGTGTATGTGGTTTGCATCATGGTAATTTTCCTGGGGTATTGGTTAACGTTTTTTGTTGGTTGGATTGAGCCAGAGATCTGTGTCGTCGAATAAAGACCACATCAGATCGTTGTGGTGGTTGAGTGCCTCGAGTGCGAGGATGGTGTCGGCTTTGAACATTTTCTGGAGTTCATCCCGGCGGCGGTCGATGGAGACGCCTGATAACCGTTTGAGGTTGGCCAGGTCGCCCATGGCTGCATTGGTTGCAATGTCGATATTGAAACCTAATGTGACGGAGAACCGGAGGGCTCTGACGATTCGTAATGCATCTTCCTGGAACCGGATGTTGGGATCTCCGACACAACGGATGAGTTCATTTTTGATGTCCCGGCGGCCGTGGTAAGGGTCGATGTATCTCTTGGTGCCCGGTACCCGGGCAATGGCGTTCATGCAAAAGTCCCGCCTGCTCAAATCCTCTTTGAGCGTACCGATGGTGACTACATCCGGATGTCTTCCATCAGAATATCCCACTTCTTTTCTGCAGCATGCGAAGTCCAGATCGCCCGTATACGACTGACCATTGAGCAGAAACGGTTCTTTATGGAACCGTGCTCGGAGGCAGAGGTTGAATTCAGCGTTTGGGATGTCATAGATTCTCTCGGAGATGTTATTGACAAAATCATACATTTCGTCGAATGACTTGCATTCGCAGGTAAAGTCATTATCTTTGATCGGCCGGCCCATGATTTCATCACGGACCGCGCCACCTACGAGGTAGATATCGAAAGGAGTTTCAATCATTTTTCATCATCCAGGTCCGTATTCTTTCTCTCATGAACCAACCGTTTTCATGGCGGAGGACCCCAAAATCGAATTTGAGGCCTATGAACGGGACCATGAGGTAAAGACACCGGTTGCTTACGTCATAGTATCCGCCGAACCACCAGTCATATGTGGCGACAAGGATTGTGATGCGACGGGTGACGGCCCATTTCCATGATTTCCATTTCATGTTCAGAATTCCGGTGTTTTGTCGATGAGTTTGCAGTAACCGGGTCTGAGGACTACCTGAGGGGTCCATTCAGAACAGGTTTCAGGCCAGCAACCTTCTTTCTCCAGGATAGTGCAACCGTCTCTTTTTGAGCAAAAGTAGACTGTGGGTATCCAAGCCCTGCAGACGATTTTGCTTTTTGAGGGAAACCCATCGGCGCAAAGAACGAATTGCCGGTCTGCGTCGTCACTGCTCAGGATTGGGCAGATTTTGGGCTCGGGGGTCATGCTGGGATCTCGATGAGTTCACGGTCATCGTTACTGAGTTCATCGAGCTGGTGTTGGGAGATCAGGATAAATGGGCGATCATCATCTTGACTGTTGGAATCTGGAACGAAACTCCAGTCAATTGGATACCGTGTACAGCCGATTAATGCAAAGTCAGGGCCTTCTTCAGTATCGATATCTCCCAGGGTAAATCCGTCAGAATCTACATGGTTGAGTTCTGCGTAGGCGTTGGTGATGATGACTGTGCATCCGGATTTCAGATATGCTTTGATTTTTGTCTGCCGGGCTTTCCATTCTTTTTTCGGGATGATCTCGAGGTATTTGAATTTGAATTCTCCGGTAAGGTTTTTGACCTGTACTTCAGCTGCTTTTTTGGTGGTGAAAGCGTCTACCCATTCGTAACCGGGTGCTGAAGTATCGATGATCACCCACGGGGCGTCGTCAATTTCGAGGTTATTGTTCTTGGAATCGGCCTGTAACTGACTGTGGGTGAAGACGTTGTAGGAACTGTTCTCCATTACTTCCTGGTCTTGGATCGCATCGACGAGCCCTAGTAAACCTTTGAGGGCTATCATTTCGTTGTGGGTAAGTCGGCCATCGCTAACATCCCCGAGCAACTGGAGATACATTTTCTGGACTCGCAAGGCCTTCCACCCATCTGGATTAAGGTTGATCATGACTCTTCACCAGATGTGATTGTTGCTGCTTCGGACCACCAGCTGTCAGTGAAACATTCCTGGAGGTATGCGTTGACGATCCATTCTGAAAGGTCGTCGTCTTTATCCGGTTCGCATTCATACCGGTCGGCATACATTTCTCTTGCGAGCGGGAGGAGTTTTTTTTGGGTTTCTTCTCCGATTTCAAAAACTGCTTTGATTGTTGTCATGGTAATTTTCCTTTTCGTTTGAGGTCTGTGATCACTAGTTTCATGTCTTCGTCCCGTCGTTTCTGGACGCCAAGGCCGATGGCAATTCTGTGTTCTTTTGAGAGTGGCCGGCCTTTGTTACGGTTGGTCATGATTTTTCAGGTCGTGAAGCCGGAGTTCGTAGAGGTAATCTTTGAACTGGGATACGTCCGGTGTTTTCGGGAGTTCGGAGCTCTCGTATGCGGTCCTCATCTGGTCCTGACAGGTTACGACCTGAGCTAAGCTGATATGCCGGGGAACGTTTTTTCCAACTTCGTAATCAAGAAGGCCGTTGTCGAACAGGCAGGTGCCGAACATGAAGGTCCGTGCTGCAGACCGTAGGCTTTTGTTGGTATCTCGGACCCCGGCACGTTTTGTGGCGTCTGTGAGTTGGGAGCAGCCCATCCCGTTGATTGAATGCCAGGTCTGTTTTGAAGGGTTATTTTTAATACAAGCAGCCAGAACTTTGCGGATCTCGTCCCCGCGAGCATCGAGTTCGCTGTTGTTGATCTTTATCGGGCTGGTGACGGCCCAGATCGCGTTGATGTTGCCTTTACAGAGCAGGTTGATGAGATGGCCGATCTCCATGTAGGTTTCATCCATTTCCCGGCCTGCATTGTTGAGGTACTGTTCCTGCGGGAGATTATTGGGACGGGGGTCGTTTCGGAGGATGTTGCTGGTCTGGTTCTGGAAGATATTGATCCAGTCGTAATCACTGGCCAGGTCTTCCATACCCCACATGCGGGACCCGACTTCGTTGGTAAATAAAATGTTGAGGGTTGATTTGTCGATCATGATTCGCACCGTTTGATGTGGTTTTTGGTCCGGTCGATGCCTTCTTGCGTCTCGAGTTCTTGGCAGATGTGGATTATATTGTCCATGAGTTCGGCACGTTTTTGCAAACGATTCCGTTCATTTTCGTTGAAGGAGTTCTGTTGTTTTTCGAGACAGTGTTTGAGTTCGATCTCGAGAAACTTCTGGAGGATTGGAAGCGGGGCATCTGAGTGGGTTGAGCACCGGGTCCGTTCACTGCGTTGAGATTGGCCGGTTTCGTCAAGGATAACTTGACAGTTGATTTGGCCGCTATATTTCGGAACAACCCCGAGAAGGTGTGAGCAGGTTCTGCAGTCAAAAAGTGGTTTGGTCATGCTTCTGCTGCTTCCTGAGCTTCCTCAAGGTCAATTACGTTATCTTCCTTGAGGTATCCTTCCAAAACCCCAAAAGCGTGAGATTTGATCTTGTAGAACAGCGGTTCACTGCCATCAACACGGACGACGACGCCTTCCATGATATGGGCATTGGTGAGTGTCGAGGGCTCGTCGGTGATGATGTCGGTCAGGTAACTGAGTAACTGGTCCTTGTCACCCTCGTAGATGAACCGGTCGATCTCCGGGACGTGTTCAACACCCATTTCAGAACACCGGCGTTTGATGGTGTCCCAGGCATAGTCAGTTTCGATCCCGTCTTCGTTGGTGGTGGTTATGCGGTAGACGTAGACCCGGGTGGTGCCGGTTGGGCAGCCGTAGTGGAATGTGATCTCAGTTCCCCATTTTTTGGCAAAGTCTTTGTCCTGTTTGATTTTTGCTGCGTTTTGGCAGGATGAGATCGGCCGGGTTTCGCTGGCCCATCCGACAATCTCGTAGTAAACCGTTTCTCCTTTATGGAGTTTTTCGGTGAACAGGTCGTGAGCTGTTTTCCGGAAGGTTTCGTCAGCACCGAAGTACCCGTAATCATTCGGGTTGTTGAAGTCCTTGATGACTTTTCGGGTGCCGGTGACATATTGCCAGGACCGTGTCGGCTGGATGAACCGGCGTTTCAGGATGTTGTTGATGAGCAGCCCGATCCGGGATTGCCGGGTCTGGACCGTGTTGGCCGTGCGGCCGCTGGTCCCGTGGAGTTTCTCGGTGATGACCAGGACGTCGCCTTTCTTGAGATCATTGATGTAGTACTCGAGTTTGGCGGTGTCGATGTGTTCATGGAACAGCGGGTACTTGACCTTCTCTTCCGGGCGTTTTTTGTTCTGTGCTGCTGCAGCCTGGGTTCTGGCATTGACGTATTTCTCGCAGATCTTGATACCGTTGAGGTCTGTGACGGTCATACCTTCGGCGAGTGTTGTCAGATCAGCGCCGGTGAATTCAAGGGATACCAGCGGGGTCCAGTATCCCCAGCTCTTTGCGCCGCGGAATGACTGGGCACGGACCTTGCCGTTGATATCGAAGAATCCGCCTTTCCGCTCTTTGGTGACGGGGTCAATGGTGCCGACCAGGTTGTTGGCGGTCAGGAACTGGTCGCTTAACCGGCCATCTACAGGGAAAAAGATCCCTATCTGGCCTTCCTCCGGATAGGGCATTCCGAGAACGATCTGTTGGTTGCAGACGGTTCCCAGTTTTAACCGGAGTGTTTTGGGATCGGGGTGCGGGCGGATGTTGGTAATCCGTGAGATAAATGCAGTGTATGTCATGGTGTGATCAGTTCCTTTTGCGGGGGGTGGAGGCAGACCATTCGAGCGCCGTAAATAACGTGGAATGTTGAAACAGTGCGTGTGTTGAATGATTTATCAAAGTCCTGTTTGCATTCAGCCTGTACGGTACAGGATTTGCAACAGTCATACGGTTCATCAGAAATCATAATTTACTCCGCAGGGTAGTCCGGCGAATGGAGTATCCGATACGCTCTTATCAAAGAGCGGAGAGGTTACCCGATTCGACGGAAAGTAATAGGTTTTTGTCATGGTGATTCACTTCTTCTTTTTGTGGTTCCGGTACCATTCTCGTTGTCGCTGGTTCTGGGCGTCGAGATATGGTCGCCGGGCTGCGTTTGTTTTTTCATTGATGGATTTACGGATGGTTGCTGTTTTTTCAACCGTTGTTTTGCGATGATCTATCCATTGTTGTTTTTCGTTGCCGGGTCTGCAGTTTTTACAGTGATCGGTCCCAATGAGTCGCCAACCTGCATTGCAGGAACATCGTTCGTAGTTGTGGTGGAGGTACCAGTGGCAGCTGGCACAGACGGGGTCGCATTGTGAAAGGTATCTTCCGATATATGCAGGGGTGCCGTAATCGTCCAGGGTGAGATGATGGGCAGTCAGTGTCGGGTTTCCGCAGTAGAGGCAGACCGGGTGGACCTGTTTGAAGATGAACAGGGCTGCTTTCCATTCAGGAGAGTTCCAGACGGCATTATTGGTTGCGTGATGGTTGATGGCCCGGGTTTCCTGAGGGCAGGTGACCGAGTGCCGGGTGATTTCCCGTTTCACTACGGTTTTCTCCAGGCGTATTTTGCACGGATATATTCCTTGACGCAACTGGCAGACCGATCGATGAATAATACAACCAGGATTTCAACAAGGATCAGGATGATCCAGGTTGCATCGTTTGCCGGGGCGAGATCAATCATATTCGATCTCCTCTACCCGGTCGAACCGGTTTCTTGAAGCACTGCTGGCTATATACCCGTTGAGGGTTAGTGCCCGGGAGGTCCAGTATCGCTGGATATATTTGGTTTCTTTGGCGAATGCTGTTGATTTCCTCGACATGACATCAACGAGATCTGTTTTTGATACGGTTGGCGGGAATTTCCGGTAGCGAAGCTCAGCGGTGATTATTGTTGCAAGGAATTTGCAATGTTCGTCAAGGATTGGTCGTTGTTTTTTCTGGAGGAGTAGTTGTGGTGTCATGAGTATCCTGCAATGGATTGCTGAGCGAAAACATTGCTGAGTTTTTTATCGAATGCATGGAGGTTCTCGATCTTTTCGGTATGGTTACTGGGGAATCGTTTGGTGGTGCCGAACCGCCAGATACCGCTGTCAGCCTGGTTGATCTGGTTGCGGATATCGTCGTCACGCCAGAACCGGTATTTGAGGCCGAGAACGTGGATTTTCTGGGTATCGCCGACAATGTGCCGGATTGTTTTGAGTATTTTGAAAACTTCATCCCGGTGGTTCCGGCCGGCAATGTTGCCGATACCGATCAGGGGTGAGAGGGAATATTCGAATTCAGTATCGTCGAAATCTTCTGATGAAAGGTGTTGCCAGAGGCCAGGATAGTTTTCTTCAAAGTCGTCGTTGAGCCAGTAGGTTTCTTCAAGGCAATTTACATAGTCCTCGAGCGTTTCTCCCTGGATGATCATGATCGGGTTGGCCGGCAGGCCTTCCCATGCCCCGTATTTCTGATTGATGTCGCTGGTAGCCATTCCCTGGGCAAACCGGTCCATGACAGCAAAACAGTCGGTTTGTGGGTATCGTGCATGGAAGTCAATGACGAACCGGAGGTACTGGCTCCAATTGTAGGGGAATCCCCCGTTTTTGTACGTGAATGCCCCTGAATCCAGCATGATGCTCGCAGCCCCATCCAGAAAATTGGGGATCCGGAATTTGTCTTTTCTCCAGCACATGGAGGCGGAAACTAAAACGTGTTTATTGGATAGGTGATGATCTACCCGTGAATTGTCAAACGTGTAATAGAACTTGTCCATGTTCCGGCACCCCCGCTAAAATAAATGCATGGCCGGGATACCCGTTGCAGGTAGCTGGGAGTTTCAGGACCAGCCCGCGGTCAGCGTAATTGTTCATTTTTTTGTAAAGCGTGATTTTCTTGATCTTGGGGAGTCGGGCATCTAGTTCGTCAATGGTCATGCGGCCGTGTGTGCTGAGAAGGTTGCTGATCTCTGAGCGGCAATAGGCGTCGAATAATTCTGCTGTCATTCTGTGATTCCTTATTGAGTCAATAAGATTGACTCCGAAGTTGCTGGCTTCGTTGGGTTATTTGTGTTTGATGGTATAGATGGTTTTGGATTTCTCGAAAGTAACGAGGTCTGTGTAGGAATCTTCACCCACGGCCTTGTTGGCTTTTCCGATCGGGACGTTGGCCAGTTCCCAGAATTTCTCGGGAAATCGTTGGGCGAACTGTACGGCGTCGATGGTTTTGGCACCGAGTTTTTCTTCGGTCTGGACAAAGTAGTCGCCCTGGTCCATGGTGTTTCTGAACACAACGTTGGTGATACTCAGGTCGATATCTTCTTTCAGGGCCTTGACCTGTTTCTCGAGGATTTTGAGTTGGATCTGTTTCTTGGCGATCTCTTCGAGGGGATTGATGACATCGGATCCCGGGGATATGAGAACGATATTTTCATGGCTGTTGATTTCAATGGTCTGTTGCTGCATGATGATTCACTTCTTTTTCTTTGAAATTGATTTTGGATTCAGGGATTTTTTGAGGGTGACTGGCGGGGTGCTGGATTTGATGGTTGCACGGACCGTGTTTTTTTCTTTGACCGTGTTGAACCGGGCAAGGGCGTCTACCAGACAGTCTTTGCAGAATACGATCTCCAGGTGGACAGTGCTGACATAGACCGGGTCAATTGGGGTCAGGGGAGGAAGTTCGACGGAGTCCAGGCTGAATGTTATCAGTTCTTTCTTTTCTAAGTGGCACATGTCACAGATGCCGGTGGTTTTGGTGTGGATCTCTTGATTGAGTTTTACCATGGTTACGCCCTACTGAAATTAAGTCTGATCTCGTGGTTGTTGTGGGTGATGGTGATCTGTTCGTTATCCATTACATGGAATGTTTTGATGGAGTAAGGACGGCCGTTATCGGCGACCATGGTGATCTGAACAAACATTCCTGCCGGTAATTTCTTCCGGTATATGAAATTGTAAAGTTGTGAAATAAGCGTCATTTTCTAGTCAGGATGTAATTGATTGCTGATATTACGATGAACCAGCTGGTTGTGAGTAAGATCACAATGATAGTGAATGCTGTGGGGGCCCAGAGAATCAGGGTAGGTAAATTGAGATTAAAGATGAAATTTACAATTAACGGACTGCCTTGAATGAGGAGATATACGGTAATTGTCTTGTGTTTCATCCGTCACTTCTTTGAAGGTGATACGAGATACGCGAGAAGTTCGTTGTATTTCGGATCTATTGATTCGATTTTTGTGATGATGGTTTTCTTATCTCTACTGAGTTGAGCCCCGATGATCTTACCGACCTGAACATTTTTGTTGGCAATTGTCATCATTACCGGTTTATTGAGATACATTCCGGGGGATACTCCGGGCTGGAGGGTAAACCGGAATGCAAATACCGGGGTGTTGCCGGCGGTCATGAGATCCCCCGGCTTTTTCTGGTTTGTTCGAGGACAAGTGTGAGCATCGCGTAAGCGTCGGAATCTGTAGAGTCCAAGGATCTTCCGGAACAGAGGAACGTCTCGAGCATATCGTCAGTTTCTTCGAAGTAGACCTTAATGAATGCATTGGTCATACATGCAGAGTCCCGGACATTATCCAGCCGATCGCAGAGTTTGATGCGTTCCGTGCCAGCCATCATGCAGCGTTCAAGAGCGTCTTTATTCTTTTCAGCTCGGTTCTTGAGGTTCGGGTTTTTGGTGAGGGACTTTACCATGTCGATGATACGCCATGTGGTATAGACGGAATAGGCCAGGCGATCGAGACATTTCTGCATTTTGGGATACCATTCGTTACCACAGTCTTCAGCAATGTCGTGCCAGAGTGCTGCAATGACTTCCGGTTCAGTTCCCCCGTATGCAATGACCGAGTTGGCCACCCGGGACGGGTGGTAAATGTACGGGGTTGTTCCGTCCTTTCGCGTCTGGCCTTCGTGGGCCCGGGCAGCCAGGTTGTAAGCTTCCATAAGCCTTAACACCCGATATTTGCCAAGACCCCGCGGGTTGAATACCAGGTCAGTCATGATTTCAGGACCCGGCCGATGTAGTGATCAACGATATCTTTTGTGACTTCGTTGCCTTTCCCGAGTTTTGCCAGGGAATACGACATACCGAAAATGCAGGATTCTACGTTTTTGGCTTCAACGTCGAGTTTGATGTTCTCGTAGTTCCCGAGATTGACGGTGCAGCCGAGCGTGACTTTGGTTGGCGGAGTGATGTTGGCCAGCGGGTCTGTGGATGACGGCATTAAGATCGGGATAATTTCGTCCGGTGCCCGGGGCATCAGTAACTGCTGGCCGTTTGCGGCATTGATCCGGTCTTCATCTTCCTGCATGATTTGCAGGTTGTTGATCAGTTCTACCCGTGCCATTCCTTCCCGGATAAGTGCGTCACGGGTTTCGGGGGTGTCAGCAGTTATGAGCTGGTGGAGGATATCCCCGAATTTTATAACCTGGTTCTGGTCAATCCGGATCATCTTTACCGGGGGAACGTCGTCAGGTATTGCGTCTTGTTCAATTCTTGTTCTCATAGGATCACTTCGTTGCTGTTTTTGAGTAGTCCCGCCCAGATTCGAACTGGTGTCGCAGACCGGCATGATTGACCGCTACACTACGGGGCTAAATGTGCTGGATGACCCCTATTCCCGGGGGTTTGTGAAAATTCTGCGAATTCCATTCATTTTACACATTTTTTAGTAAGAATGATTAGATATTCGAGACGGTTTCGAGCGTCCCCAGCTAACTGACGGGCCGGGTTATGAACCCGACTTCGCCTTGTTCTTGATGGCCAGTAACATCCGGTGAGCGGTGGTAATGTCCATCTGTTGTTTGAAATGCTGGGCAGCTGACGTGTAGTTTCTTTGATCAATGAGGTTCTGGAATGTGATGAGGTCAATTCCGTTTTTCCAGAGATCAGAACATGCTGCAGCCAGTGACTGGGTTATGTCATCAGACGATTCCATTTTCGGGATGTATATGATGTTGGTGGCAAGGTTGGTTGTGCGGATAAGGTAGGCACTGAGGTTGTCGGGATTCTGGATTTGGGCCGGTTTGCAGGGAAGCACGTCTACTTCCGGGTAACAGGCATAATATTCGGGGTAGATGGATTTGTCGATCATGGGGAGATGGGCTCTGTTTTGATGCGAGTGCCGACTTTCATTACAGAAGGCATCCGACGGGGTTCTGGCAGTTGATTTCCGGTATTTGCTTTGATGGTTGCGGTGATGTATTTGAGTTCTGCCAGGATTCCTTTCAGAAGGTCTGTGTTTTCAGATGATGGGGAGATACCTGATGGTTCAAGGGATAGGGTGTTGGGAACTGGTGTTGGCGTAGCAGATTCTTCTTGTTTTCGGAGATAATACGATTTGAATACCCGGCCACGGTTTCCCCATACTTTCAGGATTTGTGAGGAGGATGGTCGATGAGCGCCCGCGTACCGGACTTTCATGTATTCGAGGAATTCCATATCCGAGCCGCCGTTGTTTTCAATGGCGATCATCTCTTCGATTATATCGTCGGTGATCTTTATCGGACTGGATTTGTGTTTTTTTTGCTGTAGATGAGAGCTGAAATCCCGTTCTTCAAGTTCATTTTTGATCATCCACTTGGCAATGCCGATTTCCTTTGCGATCTTTGCAAGGTCAACGTGGTTATCGAGTTGAATGATAATGTCTGCTATCTGAGCGTCAGTGAGTAGATTTGGCATTGTTGATCATCCTTACGGGAAAATGGGTGACGGGAGAGGGTTCGTCACCGTTCTGGGGGTGATGCACGGTTCATCAGGAGGCGGATGATACCGGTCGATCATTGTAAAAACACTGAGTATAGTGTGGACTAATCAGTATTTGAACTCACGAACTGTTCTGTCTGTGATTTTACGAACCTGGTGTGCTGAATACCATTTTCGTAAATAATTATAGACGGTATACGAATAAAAGGGTATCGACTTATGAGAGAGTATCCCCTTCGCTATCAAGCGGAGGGGTTACCTCGAAAAAGTCGAATCAGGTGCATAATGCAGCTGATGTGATGAGTTTCATCTGAGGGTCGTGCCGGTCGATTAAGGAGGCTGCAATGCAATCTGCAAGTTCCGACGGCATGGCGTTGGCTATCATCTGGGCTATTGCCATGTCCGGCCCTTTCCAGATATAATCCGGTGAGAATCCTTGTAATGCAGCAGCTTCTGCCAGTGAAATGTTCCGGTTTAATCCGGGATGGATCATATACACCTTTTTCATGTTGGCTACTGCAGGGCTGGGCAGGTCCCACTGTAATTTGATGAGGTTTTTGTAAGTGCCACCGGAAAGTGCCGTCCATTCATTGGGTTTTGCCAGGGCTGTTTTCTCGAGAGTTTCTTTTGATGATTGCATGACGCCCCAGTTTTCGGTGAGGTCCTGGAATGCCTGACGGACTGTTTTAGCCGGTCGCTGCATGATTTGGATCCATGGTTTGTCTTTGGTGCCGATAACAACCCATCTGCGTCTGGTCTGGGATGATCCGTATTCGGCAGCGTTCAGGTGTTTTGAGATGACGGTATAACCAGCCTGTTTACCCAGTGCAATGATAGCGTTTTTTTGTTCTTTTGGCGTATAGGGGACATTCTCGAGTACAAAGAACCGGGGTTGGATTTCATCAACCAGTCGCATGTATTCCTGCATAAGGTGGATGCGGGGATCGTCTGCTTTTTTCTTGATATTTCTTCGTGAAAAACACTGGCAGGGAGGTCCTCCGATAATGCCGGTAATCCCTTCGAAATCCCCGCGGGCTCCCGATATGGTACGTACATCCTGTCTCCGGACCTCTGTATTGTAATGGTTACTCTGGTACGTCCGGACTGCAGATTCGTTGATATCGACTGCGTAGGTTATGTCAAAGTAGGGGGTGAACCCTGTGGACATACCTCCGGCTCCGCAAAAGAGTTCAAAGACTCGTTCTCGTTCCATTTAGAAAACCTGTTGTTTTTCGGATGTTGTGATAACGGATAGTTGTGCGAGACGTTCTTGTTCGGCTTTTTTTGCTTTTAATTGCATCATGATCTTGCGGTACCCTACCGGCCAGATAACGTCTTCCGGGATTTCGTCCGGTGGTGGGGGTGGCGTGACGTACCATGTTTTTGGGTCTACTTCTGAGGCCATATCGAAAGGGTCAATAGTCATGATGATTCTTTATTGAGTCTTTTTAATTGACTCAATACCTTTTTTCGGGGTTGATTTCGGTGATGTTTTTCTGGGTAAAAAAGAATTTTTCATCCTTTTTCGCAACATCGTTGGCAATGTCAACGGCTCGTTTTTTGATAGTTCGTTTGGGGGTTCCCGACTCTATCTCAACGGCAACGGTCATTGCAAGGTTGACGTAAATGGTTTCGGTAGTTTTGGGGTCCACGGTCATGAAATGGACTTGCAGCCGAGGGGCATAACCGTATGTGACTTTTTGAGGTTGATTACGGTTTGGTTGACGGCGACCCGGTTTATATGATAGGGTGCCAGATGGTTGGCTGATTGTTTACTTCCCAGTTTGCTCAGGGTTTTGGAGATCATGGTTTTCTTGTACTTGGGAGTGTATTTCCAGAACTCCGGGGCAAGTGCAATGAAAACGTCTTTACATTCGTTGTATACTGATTTGGTGTTGATGAATACTTTTCCAGGGTGGTTGCAAAGGAATTCAGCGACGATTTCAGTAACTACGTCTTCGTCTTTTGATCCTTTAATCGGAGACATGGTCCTGCTTGAACTGGTTCCCGGTCATGAAGACATTGGTCTTCGAGGGGAAAGCATAGCATTTCACGTCTTTGTTGTCTTGGGCCAGGTGGAGTTTGGACCGTACCTGCGTGTGCCGAGAACATCCGTGTTCAATATACGTGCAGGGGATTCGGCCGGTTGAGTCAGTAATGCCCGGATTGAATTGTGGACAATCTTCATTACCTATCAGGAGGCCGCTTAGTCGGTATTCAATGTTTGTCATAGTGTGTTGCCTGTGATTGTTGCTGATTGATTAGAAGATTGTTGATGCTTAGTATTAAAGGGTCTTATTGCCCTTTAACAGACAATTAAGGGATTTATCGTGGTTTTTGTGGCTTTGAGGACCAGGTCTACAAGATCATCGAGATCCCAATCCGAGTTGATACGGGTGAACGGGACCTGGTTTTTGAGGAGGAGTTCGATGACTTCATTGGCGATGGTATCAGATTCTTGGGCGGTCTGCATGCGGCCGACCGGGTTGTAGACTTTGGTACGTTCGATGAAGAAATTGATGTTGTTGTAGCTGTTGAACGTTTCAAGAGCCAGTTTCTTGAACGTGGGGCCGAGATGGTTTCCGTAATGAAGGTTGAGAATCAGAGGTGAGTCGGTGATGGTGAACTGGACCTGGTTTTTCAGCCGGAACTGGCGATTGTTTTGTTTGCCGAAGATGTAGATTTGGTCTTCGAGGATGTTTTCTGCTTTTCTCCAGACGCAGTCTTTGGCATATTCCCCGGTATATTCTGCGTTATAACCTGCTTTTTTCAGTTTGCCGGTGAGGAGAAGTGCGTTTGTGGACTTTCCGGCACCGGGACCGCCAAGCAGGTTGACAACGTAGTTGGTAAACGGGGTTGTGGTAGTACAGAGTTCTGTGCGATTCATGAGTAAGTTCCTCGGGTAAAACACCCGGATTGGCACGGCAGGAGTTGCACCTGCAATTCTGGACATGCCGGTGATTCTGGAAAAAAGGGTTATGCTTTGAGATTATAAACCGGCCTGACTTTGGTGAGGATGGTGGCTGTAGGTCCAATGGCCTGTTGGATGAGTTCTGCCGGTTTGTATGTCCCCGGGGCTTCATCCAGGGTCTGCGGGCCTACGCTGGTGCTGAAGATGCCTTCCATCTCCTTCTGGAAATCCTCAAGGACAATGGTTTTCTTGGCCTGGGTCCTGGACATGATCCGGCCAGCCCCGTGTGGTGCTGAGAAGTTCCAGCCGGGATTGCTTTTTCCTTCACAGATCCACATGCCATCTTTCATATTGAACGGGATGACCATCTTCTCGCCGACATAGGAACTGATGGCACCTTTCCGGATGATCATGTCACGGAAGTCAATGTAATTGTGTATTGACTCAATACAATCTCCAAGTTCAAGGTCGCCGGCTATTCTGATGAGTTCACCGATAACGGCCCGGTTCATGGATGCAAATTCCTGGACAAAGATCATGGCCATGTAATAGTCCATGGCGTTTTGGTCAATCAGGTATGCGAGATCCCGGTCGAACCCGCGGTTATACGTGAGGCCCTGAGCAAGTTTCTGGTAATAATCAGCCACTCGTTTTCCGAAGTTTCTTGAACCGCTGTGGACAGTCAGGTAATGGTGGACCTGTTGGTTAGTATCTTTGCCGACGCCGATCTCAACATAGTGATTGCCCCCTCCAAGCGTTCCCAGGGAGGCATTTACCTGATCTTCGTTGACGTTTGCAGTTTTGCAGAGGTTGAGGAACCATTCGTAATCTATGGTCGGTATTGGATATTTTGTATCGTAATCGCGGGACCGTTTGTTGATGGCATTGATGAAGTTGCTGGCGTTTTTTTGGGCTTTGCCAAAATCATAGTCGTCTGCGATGGTTGCAATGGGTTTTGAGTGGGTGGTCATCCCGAGAGGTACCCGGCGTCTTATAGCAGTGTCGATGTCCGGGAATGAGAGGGTTTGGCCGTCAACGATCTGCCAGCAGTTTACGCCGCAGCCGATGTCCACCCCGATCACGTTGGCACATACGCCGTGAGTGAGTTTCATAGTGAACCCGATCACACTGCCTTTTCCGCCGTGGGTATCTGGCATGATTCTGACGGGGTTGCAGTACAATGGATGGTTCAGGAATCCCTGAATCTGGCTGATACAGTCTTCTTCGACAGTATCAATCATGACTTGTGCGTTGCCGAAACGTCCTTTCAGTTCTATCATGGTTCTTTTCTCGTCATTTGTTTGAGCAGCGAAATCTGGTGTTTGAAATCTTTGAAATTCTTGCAGTCGCGGGTGTATTCCCATAACGTCAACTGGCTGATCTCATTGGTTAATGCGTCAAGGGTTTTTCCCCGGTTGATTTCTTCAACAGTGATTGCGGAATCGAGCGAATACCCTTCGAACTGGTGACGTCTTTTGAACACTTCGTCGAGTCGCACTTTGAGGATCTTGACGCCTGCCCGAATTCCTACAAAGTATTCTGATTTATGTTCTGCGTGAGTACTGATGGTAAATGCACAGAACCGGTCGAGGACCTCGAGGTTTTTATTGAGTTCTTTTTCGTCCATGATTGTTCCTTCTGACGCTGCTGGCAGGATTTGAACCCGCGATGTGTTACCACGAACAGGATAGCAGCCTGTCGCCATGCCGGGCTTGGCTACAGCAGCAATATTGGTTCCCGAAACGTCGGTCCGTGTTTAGCATTCACCCGTTTAACCGGACGACCGATCTGATTCGGGAACTTTCATTGGGAGGTTACGAACCAATGTCGCGTTCCCTGCATGAGGTCAGGTACTAGCGAACGGGCCGGGAGGGAATCGAACCCTCGCACTTCGGATTAAAAGTCCGACGCTCTGCCTAGCTGAGCTACCGACCCCTGATTGGCAATTTTGGCAGTATTTGATTGAACTGGATTTATTCCTGCAGTTATCTTGCCTAGTAGTCTCTACATCTGGCCAGTTCATAGAGAAATTGGATGGTGCCGAATTGAACGGTCCGATGGGCGGGATAAGCCTCGACCCCATCAGAGCCCCCGATGACAACCAGGTTATAACCTGGGGCACACATAAACCGACTCCGGAGTGATCAGCTCCGCAGCATCCACCTGAGAGTTACATCCATGCCATGCTTCTGGATTACTCCACGTTAAGATCTGAGCGCACCCTGCCCTCGGGGCAAGACGATCTTCCGCATGTCAGACCTTATGGGGCCGGCAGGATTCGAACCTGCGTCAGGATGTTGGCGCACATCTGAACAGGAAGTTGCCACCTGTACATTTGACCGCTATGTTACGGCCCCTCTATAATGGCAAAGTTTTTTCTCTGACCGGGAACTCGCCACTAACCGGTTACGCATAGCACTGTTTTTTTGAAGTAATCCAAACGTGAAGGGTGTTAACCTTGTGGATAACTGTTTTCTCCCGCCTGAGTCCAGGCTTTGCGACCTGATTTACAAATGTTGTTCCCTTCGGGAATAGCGCTACGGGCCCCTTGGGAGATTGCTCCGGTTGGGGTACGTCATCGGTAGGACTCGAACCTACGACAAGGCGGGTAACAACCGCCCACTCTACCAAACTGAGATACGATGACAAAGGATCTTGGCTGTTCACGCAGCCGCTCCTGCCGGTTTAACGGAATCGCCGGAAACCCAAATGTAATTTACCGCTACACTGCAAACGTAACCTTCTTTTGTCGGCATCGGTCTATTCCTACATCCAGATCAAGGCTCTGGATCGCCCCTTACGAGGAAATAACCCTCAAAGATTATCCCGCGTGAACGGGAAAACGACCCCTGCAGGATTTGAACCTGCGGCGTCCCAGTGTATACCACCAGGCACTCTACCAGACTGAGTTACGAGGTCAAAGGTGTTCCGTGCAGGATTCAAACCTGCTCCGTGTAAGATAGGCGTGTACCGACGCCTCGTTTTATACCGACTCCTGGTGCCTCCAACTTCCACACCTTTCGATATACAGGCAAACCTGTACTCTTTTTATATGGCATATCCCGGGTATACGGGGTAATGTCCATACCGTGGTTGGATGTCGCTATGTTACAGAGTCTTTCACTTTACGCGGTCTCACCGTGAAGTTCTCTTACACTCGATTCGCGTGTCTCACCACGCCGACGGAACTCTTGTTGAATAATGCCGTAAAGTGCCGTGCAACTTCGATTTCCATCCGGGTTGATCTCAATGTCAACCGCGGTCGAGCTATGTATTATCCGGCTTAGCAGACTGCTCTTTCTCTTGCTTGTTGCATCTTTACGGCAAGGCACGAAGCCGGTGATGAGCCGGTCATCGCGTGATGCTTGAAATGTATGTTTTGGTTTTTTGAGCCTCTCTACGAGACGACTCAAATGGATCAGCACGGCATGACCCGGAACTGACCTACTCGGGGATGCAGATGATTGCAACATCCATCCCGCCGGTTTGGGAACATCACCGGAAAGCATCAACATGGTTTCGGCAGTTGACTAGGTAGCCTACTTCCGTTTTTAGTTTCACGGATAACTGCTGGTTTTTAACGCAAGCCAGTATAACGAGCCGACTGCAATTTCGGCTAAAGCCTTCGGGGAGAGTCGAACTCCCGGCATCCTGCTCACTTGTCAGGAGAGGCTTATAGTGTACCTCACCCAATCATCGAAAGGCACATGTGAACCTTTCTAGGGTTCTCTCCTGGTTACAAGGCAGGCGTTCCGTCCACTGAACTACGAAGGCTGAAAATTTATGAATGTGTATTGACGGTGCTATCGTCACAGTTCTTGTTTATCTGGCAGGTCTTGCACATCCTATCGCAGAGGGTAGCGACAGTACGGCATTTCGGACATTGCCAGAGGTATGCTTTGATACCGGAATATACTTCACCGATGGGGACGGTTGAAACCATCTCCATTTTCGGGTGAAGCCAGCTGGTTGGACAATTGTGTTCGTTCATACGAGGTTGAACTTCCTGAGGACGTGCAGATAATATTCGTCTGCTGCAGCCAGGACCGCTTTCGGTCTGTCTGTAGAGTTCCGGTAATCGCCAGGACCTAATGCACCGATCTCCAGACATTTGAGATATATCTGGAGAGTGTTGGTGGAGGGGTTGTCAGTTACGGTTACCGCGTTGGGTATTGGAAGGTTGTCATCTGTGGTTGCTGCACCAGGAGCGGGCTCCGGAATGGTTGCTGGTTTTTCCGGTGCAGAAGGTTTTTCCATCTTGGTTTCAGACTGGAGACCTTCTGAACCTGTGCCCTTGAATATAGTATTCGGGGGGATTTCAACCTTTGGGACTGCAGGGGGTGAAAGTGAAGTCTGCCCGATTGCTGGCGGTACAACGATTATTGGCGTTGTTGCAGGCGTTGATTTTACGTCACCGGTGCCGATCCAGAGGATGTCCATAGGGCTTGCGGGGTCGTAGCCGAACTTGATTTCCTGTCCGACAACCATGGTTTTCAGGGTATCCCGCGCTTTCTTGCCGGCAACGTGGAACATCACCCCGTTGATATCAACAAGATCGTTGTTGATAGAGTTTATTTTGCCTTTGCCGTATTGAAGACGATTCTGTTCTGTCATGATGAAACCTTGAATGATATTTTAACGAAACAATAATGGTGGCCACCAAGGGAGTATCCCCTGGGGCATCAGCCACAGGGGTTACCCCGTGGGGGCCATAGAAACAGGTTGACGGGATTTGATCAGTTCCTGGACCCGGTACCGGGCAAGTTCTATACCGCCGCGGTTACCGGTGATGATCATACCTGCGTCAATATGACATTCAAGCGGGTTTTGCTTGATGTAGTCAGCAGTGCTGTTGAGATTCTGAAGGTCGGTTCCGAGAGTGGTTTCCAGGGATCTGAGAATGGCAATCTCGATTTTAGATTTGGGCGATATCATTGAGCGGATTCCTTTTGATGATGATGGTGTGGTTGTTGAGTAGCGTTATGCTGAGTGATGATCTGTCACAGAGTTTGATGTGGTCTGCAAGATCCGATTTGAGCAGGTGGGTGAAGAAAATGTGAGGATCGGTTTGGTCCTCGAGACGGATATCCGTCCAGCCGCCGGGTTGTACAGTGGTGTGGGCAATGAGATCGAGAATTTTCTTCCGGGTTGGTTCATTCATGCGAACCTTTGGATGATCTCTTTGATTTTTTCGGTAAGACCGGAACTTCCTGGTTGAGGTTTCCGTTCTTGAAGGGGATTGATTTCCCGTTCATATCGATCGTTACATTTTTTCCCATGTGCGTCACCCCCGGCCATGCGGAATACAAGGCGTTGGATTTTTTGTTCTTTCCACCGGGCAACCTGATCTTCAATACCGTGATAATCGGTGAGTTGTTCAGTCATGATCTGGACGTCAGCGATTTCTTCTGCCAGGTTGTCCATGTATTTGTTGAACTTCTCTTGGGCGACGGGTTCAGCCCAGTAGATTTTCTGCAGGTACTTTGTGCAGGCCATGATACATTCACCGAGTTCCTGGACCGTCTGATTGGTTTGTTTGACGATCCCGTACCGGGTCATAGCCTGACGGTAAATCCGTCGGTTTTCATCAGTAATCATTTTGAGTTGTCCTGATCGTCTGTGAGTGGAAGGATCATCTCGTTCCCATACATGTATGAGATCTTGTCCTTGAGCTGGAACCCGAATTGAGTATACCAGTTCACCAGCCGGTTGACGTTAGATTCTGTTGCTGGAGTTTCTGTACCGTCAAGCGACCCGATGGGGCATGCAACGAGATTGATGTGTTTGAAGCCATATTGTCTGCATATCCGGATGATGGTTTTCATTGCTCCGGTCCCGCGGAGTTGTTGGCGGGTGTATGCGTTGAACTCTGCCAGGTATACGTCGTGCTTTTTCTCTTTATAAGCAAGAACGTATACGCCGAACAATTGGCCTATCTTTCTTAGTTTTGATTGTATATCAACTGCTGGCATCAGGTTCGTGATTCTTTAGGAACAGAATCATTTTAATTGATGTCACTGGTCTGGGATTGATGTTGATTATAAAAAAAGACGGTGGCGATAGGAGTATCCCGAACGGCCGCAGCCGTAAGGGTTACCCTAATCGACAGCGATCAGGAAGGGCAGTTCCGTCAGAAGCGGTATTATTGTCATGGTGATACACCATTCGACTTTGGCAACTACAATTGAGGGGACATCGAAGAAGGTTCTGGATTTTTCGTCGATGAGCAACTTTATCTGTCCTTTTCGGGGGGTGTAGGTATAATCAGTGATACCCTCGACACCAAGGTACGTTTGGCCGGCTAGTTTGGAAAGTTGGGCCAGGTAGACATCTTTTTCGCGGGAGGTTTTGAAAAAGTGGGTATCGACATTCTTTGTCATTTCTTCTACAGGGTTGTCGTGGATTGTTATGCGCAAAGTGGAAGATCTCCTTTGTAGAATGTTTTGGAGTTGATGACTTGGTAGATTAGGGGTTTAATTTTAAGAAGGTTATGGATTTGCTATTGGTAACATAATATTCCCGGGCGAAAAATAAAAATTAAAGAAAAGAAAATCAGTCTGCAGATTCAATCCGGGGTGCTACGAGATATGTGGCTACGATTGAACCGGGCTGGTTTTGTGCAGTGATCTTGATGGGATGATCAGTATGCATTTCGTATACAACGGTATGCAGTTTCTTGAGAATAGTTTCGAGGCTTGACAGGTAATCCTTGGCAAACATTGCGGTGGCATTTCCTGAAGGACTGATCAGTTCTTCGGATGTGAATGTGCGTTTGTTGCAGTCTTCACCGGTATCGCCGTTTTTCATGGTGACGACGCTGTCTTTGATCTCAAAGATGATCTTTTCTGCACCGACCGAAACGATCTTTTTGATTGCTGCCGGGATCATCTTTTTTTCGTCAGTGAACTTGGAATCCAGGGCTGTGAGTGAAGGGGGGTTTGGTTCCCGGCGGATCGTGCTGATATCCAGAAGCCGGATGGAATTTTCCCAGTCGTCGCTTATGAGGGTCAGCGTTCCTTCGTTGATGGTCACTTTAAGTTCCAGGGATTCGACTACGTTGAGAAGTTTGCGGAGTTTCTCGAGGTCGATACCGATAACAAGTTCTTCTGCAGTATCGATGGCGAGATCGTATTTGCTGAGGACCATGGCAACGTTCGCTGAATCGACGGCTATTGCACTCAGGCCGGTCGGACTGACATGGATCTTGGCTTCAACGAGAAGGGATCCGAGGGTCTCGACAAAAAGTTTGAGGTCCCCGCTAGGACATGAAAACTGTATCATCCGGTTGAACTCCGCGGGGCGTCTTGCAGGCACATGAGTTGTGATCGCATTCTTTGTGAGCCGCCGCTTTCACCATTATGTCGTTCTGCATTGCACTGAGCATAGATGAGAGCTGTTTTGCAGGGCTCCAGGTGATTGCACTGACAAGGGCCAGGACAATGTTGAAGATGAGGACCAGCAGGATGAAGTCCAGAACACTCATGGTATATGGCCAGAGGATCTTGACGGTTGCACAAAGGACCAGAAGCAGGACCATGCAGCCAAAGAGGTTCTTGGTGAATGTCGTGGAGAATACCTTGAACCGGTCTTTCAGGCGCAGGCTGTTGACCTTTCTTTTGATACGGTGTTCCGTCTTCTTGAGTTCAGATTTGATTGACTCGACGGAGGGCGACATTACTGTCCACCCTTCTTCTTGTCGTTGTCGTTGATGAAGACCACAATGTTGCCTTCCCACTTGTTGAGGGCCTCGGCCATTGTGCTGGTGATATCCAGGTTGTAAGGATACTTGCCTTCAAGCGTGAACTTGTAAGGATCAGCGTCCATGTTGACTGCTTTCGCACGGTGCTGGACAAGCGCCATGCGGATTTCGGGAAGCTCTTTCATGAGCATCTTGATCTTGAACACACCCATGGTAATCGGCTTTCCGCCTTCTACCGGGATCTTGATGGTCGGGAATCCCTGATAGGACTCGACCACGGGGGCTGTAAGCTGTGTAAACTGAGCCATAGTCGTCTGTTATCCCGCCGGCTGGGTTGCTGATCCAAGCGGCTACCTTAAAATGTTAGTTGTTTATCCTTAAAAAAGGATTCAATAACAATTACCCGGGATCGTCCGACCAACGGAGTATCCCCTCGTCCATCAGGGCGGGGGGTTACCCGATGGGCGGTGAGGCGTGGTAACCGTCAAGCGGTAACGATTTTCTCGTTCTTGGGGGTTACGGATAGATACATCGGGTCCAGCCATTTGCCGGTTACGCTTCCCCATTGTAACCAGGGCCAGATCTCGTAATCTCCGGCTTCTTCGATTTCTCCGGGAAGTGTTGTATACTGTAACTGCAGAACGTTTCGTGTGGCAGTGACCGTGTTTATTGATCCGGTCTCGGGTGAAATGATCGTGAATTCGATAAGGGTTGCATCAGTCACTTGCTGGGCAGTAAGGCCGCTGGCAATTTCATAGGTGATGAGTATACCATAATCTCCGGGATAGATTCTGCTCATGTTTACATATCCTCCTTATGTCTTTTTTCTTTATGGAAGTCGCTTGAACCCCCGATTGATGATGTCATTGTTTCCTGTCTTTCTACAATAAGGGATGTCGTACCGTGTTTGGTTACAATGATATTCCAGATCCGGCCTGCAAAGAGCCGCAGTGTTCCGGTAATGGTTGCCGATAACGTGATGAACATTGTTTTTGTCAGGGATGGGATTGCGGTTGTTGTGACGGTGAGTGTTTGGTAAATCCGTCGTCCACCTGCTGATATGGTTATTTTTGCAAGGGTTGTTGTTGATAAGATCAGGAAATGGAGGGCTGACTTTGAAATGGTTGGTATCCCGGTGCTGACGGATAGTATTGTTTTGCTGATTTTCTTGAAAGTAGTTGTTGCGCCCGCGGCTTGTACCAACATGGTTTTAAAGCCTTTTTTGATAGTTGATGTCAGATTGACGGTCTGAATCGATAACGTGCGGTAGAATTGTGATACAGAGGTTCTGGCAGGTATTGTAGTTACAAGTGCTGATAATGTTCTGATTACTGTGCGGGTTTTCTGGAAAGTAATTTGTCCGGCTGATTGGACTGGGCAGGTGATATAGTAAGTAATGGCACCTTCAATTACTTCGATGGCATTTAGGATCAGGTTTGCCGATATGAGTGCAGAGATTGTTTTGTAGTTTTTCTTGAGGATTGATATCCCGGCTGTTTCGACGGTTGATAAGGTCCGGTAAAATTCTTTTTTCAGAGTGATTGCACTTGAAGCAATTGTGGTGGCTGTGAGGAGTATATTCCGTTGTTTATTGAGGAGGGTTGTGACGGTTCCGGTAACTGCAAGGTTCCGGTAGAATGACAGGGTCCGGGCAATTGTGGTGCCGGCAGTTCCAATAACTGATAAAGTGCGGATGAATGTGTTTTTACAGGTCAGGGAACATGAAGTTACGCCGGTTACGGCAAGTGTCTGGGTCCTGGTTACACCGGCTTTGACCGCAGTTAATAGTGTTGATACTGATTCAGTGACCGCCAGTATCTTATTCATCATCCGGTTGATTTTTGCGGTTACTGTTCCGGTGATGGCCAAGGTTTTGTAATATGATGATATTTTTGAGAGTGTACTGGTTGCGGTTTCGGTTACAGTCAGTAATCGTTTCCAGGTGAATAGGTTTGTAATTGCAGTGGATGGAGTTGTAATGGCAGAAAGTATCCTGGAAAATGTCGACCGGCAGGTTAGTGAGATAGCGGTTCCTTCGGCCACTGTGAGGTTGGCTATGATTTTTTTGGCAGCTCCAATCAGGGGATTTGTGGTTTCTGTTACCGCAAGGGTTTGCTGGTACGTGGTTGTTGGGGGGGTAATAGTTGCCGAGAACTCGACATATGACCCGTATGCGCCGGCATCAGCGCCACCGAACCGGATCCCGTGAAGATACGAAGTAGTTGACGTTGCAGTATCAGCAGATTCGATTTCAATGACAATCCGGTCGCCTGCTGCAAATGAAGTTGATGTGATAGACACTGCTGCAAAGAATGTTGCGGGTGCTGAGGGGAATGCTGCCAGAATCTCTGTTTCGCAGGTGGTCAGGGCCAGGAGGTCACTCCCGAAGGTATCGTTGGCCAGCCATTTGTAAACTTTGACCCGGGCAAAATTCGCGGATTTATTGTTACCCTGGGCCATTGCAAGAGCAATGGTTATGGTGCCGGAGATTGTCTGGGCGGCAAGCGGATCGCTGATCCATGAACCGTAATGGGTGTTGTGGGCAGCAGTATATCCGCCAACTGATGCAGAGTTTTCTGTATCTGCTGCGCCGGCAGTGATGGACAGTTTAGCAGGAACTGCATATGTGGCATACGATGCAGCAACATCGTGGGTAATGGTGTCAGCTGATTGTTTGGCGTTGGGTACGGCCCCGGTTGCTGAATCCGCCAGAAGATAGTATTTGGTTGCCATTAATCACACCGCATCAGATAAAAAGGTAAATAGATGGGGGATTATCGAATCAGGTAATTTCCAGGTCCATGGTGAATTCGATCTTATCTCCGATCCCCAGGGGGATCCCGGTGAAGTCGCCGTGGATGATCAGCGAAGGGCCGGTAACTGCGGTGAACAGACCTGCGTTGGTGATGGTCTGGGCGGAAGCCGAGGTTAATGTTGAAACAACCGTGTAATGATCGCCGGGAGAGGTTGTGATAGTTCCTGCAACCCGGGTTTCTGCAGCCTCGGTGCTCAGGGTGGTATCTGCTTTTGCGGCGGTTCCGGCCCCGGTACCCCAGCCCACATATTCTGCTTTCGTTGCAACATTGATCTTGGTTACGATCCAAGCTTCTCCGACATCAGTAAGTACGGTTGCCATTTCAGTTCACCAGTTTTCTCCAGAGATCCTTCATGCGAATCCATACTTTTAGGACAGGGTTTGAGGAGCATATGATCCCCAGTTTTTCAACGGTCCCGTCAGCACGGATTACTTTTGCCGTCATATTCATTCCGCGGATTTTAACTGCGGTCGGAGTGATGGCAGAATTCTTAAAGAACATATGGTGAAAAAAGGGAGAAGGTGGGTTAAAAACAAATGTCACTTTTTAAATTAACATCTCTGTTGGGATCTCGTAATTGCCTTTATACTCGCATTCCGGACAGGTCATGACGTTATCGGTCCGTTCAATGGTGTTTGGCGGTAATGGCGTTCCGCAGCTGGGGCAGACCCAATAGGTTCTGAGCGAGAAGTTTTCAGTAAGGTCTTTTATCTGTAGTTCGCCGTTTTCTTCAATTTTGAGCATTTCATTGGTTTCATCAAAAAGGTCCTGGAGATCCTGGCAGAGATACATGTGATCTTCAAGAGCGAGGAGATCCTCTCCGTTTTGTACCCAGCCGAATGGTTTGTTGATGGTGAATTCGGTAGTGCCCAGATCAGAGGTTATGGTTCCCTTTATTTCTTTATACACCGTCTTCTACCCTCACACCAAATGTGGCGAGGGACGACCGACAGGACCGGCAATAGGGTAAATGGTTTTCCCATGCCCCGATCCAGTCCGGATGGATTGTCTGATTACATCCCCCGCAGCATACCTGGTTTTTTGTATAAATGCCATTGACCCGGACGAGTATTTGAGTAAGCGTCTCGTCATTGATCGGCAGTAAAACCCGCGGGGGTATGCGGATGATGCATTTATCCGTGTAGAATCCTTTGACAAACAGGTTGTCCCGGATATACAGGTGGAAATGTTCACTGTGGATTACCCGGTCGAACGGCAGGTCCTGCGGGAGGGTGACGTTGAGGAGGGTTGCACAGTTACAGCAGAGTTTCAGGCCGCTGGGTTTGTCGGTGATAATGACATCGGATCCGTGATGGCAGATGTTACATTCAGTCATGTTTAATTACCAGGATTGTTGCCGGGCCATATCCTTGCACTATTTTATGGATTTTGGCATATTGCTGTGTCAGCCCTTGAGTGAAGGTGGTTGCTTCATAGTCGATCATTTTTGAAGATGCAAACAGGGCGGTGACGCCTTTGCGTTTTGCGAGTTCTTCGATTAATGATTCAGTTAAGGCACATTCGATATCAACCATTACAGGAACCCCCAGGGCGTTGTCTGATACGGGACCAGGGTGAGATGGTCGTAATACTGGGGATGCCGGACCTGCAGGGTGCCGGCTTGTTCTGCCAGTGTGCGGGATGATGCAGTCGGGTCCTCTGCAAATTTCTTTTTCATGGCTTTCAGGAACGCTTTTTGGGTCCGTTCGATTTTATGCGGTTTTTTCATGGTCGATCAGCCAGCGATATGAGGATTTGATATTTATTTTACCGTAATTGAGGTCGATTTGTGACGTATGGATCACTTCCATTATCCGGATTCCGTTACGGCAAACGAACCATGTTCGTATAACTTGGGTGTCGTTCATACCGTCTTGAGTGGCATAATCTGGGATTTCTTCAATAGTGAAGTATTTTGAAATCACTTCTTTGAGTGCCAGATCGTTGAAATTGGCGATATGCTTTGCATAATCCCCGATGCCGGTGTAAGTCATGGTTGTCATTGTTTGCTCTCGTGTAATGCCAGGTGGTAGAAAAATATGCTTTTGATCATTGCACCGTTCGGGAGTACCCGGATCATTCCGCGGTCAGCCAGATCCTGGATGTTCGGATGGGTATCGTTTCTGGCACGGATCTTGTCGTGGGGTAAGTTGGCAAACGTAAAATGAGCGCCGGCCCGGTGGATCTGTCGGGCCCAGGCCCCGAACTCTTCTGGGGAGTACATGATCAATCACTTTTGAGCAGGTCTTTCTGGTACTGGCGGTGTTCAGCCGTTGACTGGGGTCGTGGGTTCTTGTTCTTTACCCGGTCCAGAAGTACGAGATCTTCGATGTTTTCGCAGGAATATACTGCATTTTTCCCGGTAAGCAGGGCTCTGGCAGTGAGGCCCGTGTTGGAATAGATGGATATGATTTCCAGGTATCCCAACGACTTTGCGGTTTTAGCAGTAACTCTGTCTCCGACCTTTAACCGCAGAGGATCGGTTGGATGCATACTGCTGCATCTCCTTTGAGTTGCGCATCAACAAGGTCCTGGAAGCGGTTATACGAGATCTCTTCGTTGAGGAACTGGCAGAATGCATTGAGTATTTTCAATGCCGATTCATTTGATGGGGCGTCACAATAGGATACAGGCCATTCCCATCCATCCAGTGTCAGGGTAACGGTGGTTTCAGAACGGTTCAGGGTGGTTCCCATGTTCGGGATGTACACTCTGACAATACTGCCGGTGTTCACCAGCATGCCTGACGGTAGTTTGATAAAATTTGGTCGTCTGTGGTTCATGTTAATCACCTTGCTGGAATGATTAATGTCCTTGTATTGGGTGAACCGACGGAGTATTCCCCCGGTCCATCAGGCAGGGGGATTACCCGATCGGGCACCCAGACATTTCCTTAAATATGTTTGCTTAGTAGTTATAGCCTATGTCAGGTTCATCAATCTGTGAACAAGAAATTACAGATTTAGAAACGTCTTTACAGACCATTAAAACGAATCTGATTGAAGTTCAGGGGATGTATAAAACCTGTAAACAGGATTATCAGAAGGCAACCCAGGTTTACCGATCTCTTTGGAAAAAACAGGCCCTTGAGATTATTGTAATCGCTGTTATTGCAACGACTGGGTTTCATGTGATATTCTATTCGGTTCTTCATTATGGCTGACCACGACGCTATTCTGGAAAAATTGTCGGATATTAAGTCAGAGATAGCGACGCTTAATACGCATGTTGAATGGATCCGGGATGAACACAAACAGGTTTGCTCTGATGTTGAGGATCTTAAAAAGGCTCGTTGGATGAACTACGGGATTGCATTGGCGATCTCCGGGATTGTCAGTCTGGCAGCCGCTTTCTATTAATTTTTGGAGATGAACGATGATTACCCCATGTGATGAACAACTGATCCAGACTGAAATTGATCAGATTAATACGATGGTTAAGACCATTGAATCGAACGTGAAAAGTATCCAGAAACGGCACGTTCAATATACAGCTCGCAGAACACCATTTTTAGGAGCGATTCATGCACTCATATGGGGTTAACTGATTTTTTTTTAATTTATATTTATTAAATCACAGCCTTTATTTTGATTTAAATCATAATTAATAGATACCTGTTTCTTATGATCCAGGTGGATGTATAAAATGAGAACAACGTTGTTAATGTCGGTGTTTCTTGCACTGGCACTGGTTTTTGTTGCGGTCGCACCGGTTGCGGCGGCAGGTAATGCTGCATCTATTACTCTTGTTGAAAAGGATGGGTCCTGGAACCCCGTTGTTGACGGTGCGTTCGGGAAACTGATGTATAAGTTCGAACCTGCCCCGATGTTCGTATTCAATGCTCACGGCCTTGTCCCGGGTATGGAATATTCTCTTGTCAATTACGTTGCATACGGCGGCCCGAACACGATTCTTGGGACTGGCGTTGCTACTCTTGAGGGTGATCTTCATATTGCCGATGTACTGCCTAACCTTGCAGAAGAATCCGTAGGTAACGGCGCTAAGATCTGGCTTATTCCCTCGGGGAACCTCGGGACCTCCGGTGCGCTTAATGCATGGGTACCGGCAAACTATTTGTTCGAAACTGAGACGATTGTCGGGAACTTATTTGTACCGACAGTTTTCATCTAATTCTTTTTTTAAAAAAAAGTTAGTTTGCTTCTGATTCGTCAGAAGTTGGTTTGCCTTTTCCGGACTTTGGTTGGGCTGCAGCCGTTTTGTCTTCTCGCGGGGGAATGAATGATTTGAGTTTTGTCATGAGTTCATCTTCTTCGCCCGGGCCGACCGGGTAGTCAATGTCGTTGAAGAACTTGACAACCTGGGTTTTGGTCATGAATGGGACCAGCGGGATCAGTAACTTTTGTTTCTCGACTTTGTCCTGAGGGGTCAGGTCCGTGAACTTGAACGTGATCTCTGCACCGGGAAAGCCGTGTTCTTTCAGATAGGGTTCAATGAGTTTGGTCTGGAGGGTTGTGGCGAACAGGTCGCGGTCATCGTCCAGGTCCCGTTCGAAGAATGCCAGCTGGATATCTCCGACCGACCGGTTGGATGAGTTGCTGTCTGTGAAAGAATCTGCAAAACCCATGCCGGCAATAATTTGTTTCTCAACATGTTCCTGGGCTTTGAGGACACCTTCCGGGGTACCCTGGGTCTCGAGGGCTTTGGCGTCCATACCGACGGGCATGAAGATATTGAGGCCCGCCCGGATACCGGCTTTGATCTCTTCAACCAGTTTTCGGCGTTTACTCCACCATTTTTCAGGGATGAAGAATTTTATCAGGGGGTCAACGTACCGGGATCCCATGATCGCTTCGCCGCGTTCCAGTTTGAGTTTGTTCATTGCATTCTGGTAATTCTCACGATAGACGCTGTTGCCGTTCGGGGTATCGTAATCTACGTTCCGGAACAGGTAGATCAGTTCGGTTGGCAGGAAGAATACGGACAGCCCCTCTGCACGGTGGTCCCAGTTCTGGATGAATGCAACAATGTCAGTCCCGTTCTTGCCGAAACTGTTGATGTGGCGGGAGTAGAAGGATGGGATAGTCCCATCACGTAATGCTTCTTTGAGTTCAATTAAATCTGTAAGGTTGTTGCGGAATACCCGGATGGATGCCGGCTCGAGTTTTACCAGTTTTAAGAGTTTTCGTTTCCGGACGGACTGTTGGGCGTTCCGAACTTCACGGACCGGTTCAACAAATACCCGGCCGTATTCCTGGTAATCGTTGGCCATTTCAACGGTCAGGTGTTTGAAGAGAAGACGTTTTGACTCTTTGTTCCAGAAGTCAAGGGCTTTTGGGTCTGTAGAGGCATACTGGTAACTCATCATGCTGCGTGACGTGGTCCGGACAATCCGGGTAAGTTTACCCTGTTTGTTCAGCCGCATTGCAATGAGATCCCAGCCTTTGGCCTGGGTTATCTTCTCAATCTCGCCCGGGGGGCTGTAGGTCAGGATTGCATTGACGTCATCAAAGAATGCATCACGGGCGTATCCCTGGCCGGGTATGTAGATGTTGGCCGGCAGGGCCCCGATCATACCAAAATCGAGATCGGTATCTCCGCCGCTTGCCTCAACTGCTGTATTTGGTTTTGTCAAACTGTCAAATAGTCCCATTGCTGATTACCCCGTTTCTACGGCACTGGCAAGATCCATTGCTACATGGCTGAGGTTGCTGTATTTTACCAGTGCATCCTGGATTACAGTGTCAGGGTGGCCGGATACCTCTTGGATCAGCCCTTTGAGTTGTTGCTGGATCCGACACTGTTCTTTCTTACGTTGTTTCCGGTGCGTGTGGATTTTCTCGTGACAGGGTTTACAAAGAGTGACCAGGTTGGCCAGGTCATTGTTTTTATGGTTGTTATCTTTGTGGTGGATGGTCAGGTTATCTTTTGACCCGCATACAACACATTGATGGTTATCGCGTTCTTTTACCCGTTCACGTAATTTCCGATTGTAGGGATTTTGTGTCGTTTGTCGTCTGTGAATACGACCACATCCTGTGTCTGTGACCCTGCTCCGTAACAGGTTATACACTCGTGAGGGTGAACAGGATATAAACAAAAGTCACTTTGAAAAAAAAAGTTAAATGTAATCTTTGGAATTGACGATGAGGATCTCGGATTTGAGATGATCGTTCATTTTATGGTAGATTTCCCGGGACATCTGATCCGGGGTTGTCATGATTTCAGCATAGATCCTGGCTCCGTCTCCGGGTTCCAGACCGTGGGCAGCCAGTATCTCTTTCACGAGGGATCCCATGACCTGAACTGCACGGACCATGATCTCCTGGTCGTGTTCGCTGGTCATCTTGCTTTTGAGTTCCCATAATTCTCCGTTGGAAAGTAATGCTTCTGCAATCTTCCCCTTTACCACAGCACTTGGTTCAGGGCTCATATGCTTAAATATAACATCGAAGTTGGATTTAAAGACAGAACCTCAGGTGAAGGTCCAGTGCGCTTCTTCGGGTAAGGCTACCAGGTTGCCTTCTTCAACGTTTGTGCAACCCCAGAGTGCCAGGGCGAGTGCCATGACCGAGTCGTCGTTGACCCCATCTCGTCCTTTGAACCGGATAGTTTGCGTGGATTGGTTGATGGTATATTCATAGAACTGCAGTTCTTTGATCAGTTGTTGGATATACGGGATCTTGAGCTGGTATTCCATCAGGGTTTCTCGCGGGTCTTCAATCACTTTTGATGGGTCCTGTACTGGTAAAAATGATTTGAGGTTGGGGGACAGGGCAGCTTGTAACCGTTCGACCAGGGCCCGTTTTGATTTGTTGGTGAATACATATCCGTATGCATTGAATCCTTCAATGGCTTCGTAAAGCGGATCTCCGACACCGGTTGAATCGACTACTATTGGTGTTCGATCTGCGCCGCCGAATGCCTCCTGGATGTCGAGGATGTTGTCAATGATGGTTTTGTACCGTCGCTGGTTGAACCGGTCGTAGTATACCAGTTGTTTGTTGCGGGGATGGGTGGTGTCCAGTACGTTGATGACCGTGAAGTCTACGTGTTTTGCGATATCGACACCGATCGTGTAACTGTGGTATTGCTGGGCACATTCACGGAGTTGTATTGTCTCGTCAATGCTGCTCTGGATAAGGTCCCAGGGGAATACGGTGTTCTGGTCGTCAACGAATTGCGCCAGGTATTCCGTCCGGTAGATGATGGACGTTGCTCCGTATTCTTCGGCTTTTCTGGTAATGTAGTTCTTGGAAATGTGCGGGTTATCGAGTGACGTGAACGTGAATGATGCAAAGTTCCGCCGGCCCTCGATCATGGCGTTATTTTCCATGCCGAGTTTCCAGGATTTGTAGAAATGGTTTTTGCCAAACGGTGTGGAGATTTTCCAGAGGTCCCCGTCAAAGTCGGCGAGCATCGGTTCGACAACGTTGGCTACGGTGCTGTCGGAAATATAAGCCGCTTCATCAAGGATTACCCGGTGGGCTTTGTGACCCCGGATGTTCTCAGGGTTTTTGGTGGACCGGAAGTTGATGACGGATCCGTTTGTAAACGTGATTTGAGGGAACGGGGTTTTGTGGTTGTTCTCTTTCATGTAGATGAGAATAGACCCGTCCAGTTGGGCGACGCATTCCGAGTAGGTAATTTCTGTCTGATCGTACGTGGGTGCAAGAAGAAACTGGATTGATTCCGGGTTGACCATCGCATAATGGAGCATGGAATCGCTGAGTCCGGTGGAGTTATGGGTGGGTATCAGGCCGGTTCCGGCAAGGAACAGGTGACTTTCGTTATCTACAGTGATACAACGAACCGGGATACTCTGATGGGGCTCTACGGCTACGATAAATCGACGGGATGCGTTGATTTTGTTGAATTGTTTTGTTTTACAGGTGGGTATTGCATGATTAGATTCGATTTTTCCGTTTGAATGGGTTATTATTAAGGTATTTTTGATATTTTCTGTGGTTTGTTTTGTTGCCCGGTATGCTTTTGTTTCGGTTACCCAGTCGTGAGATGCATCTGCAATTATTTCTGAACCGTCGCTGAATTTGACAGTGTAACAGGTTCTGTTGAGGTAGATTTCACTTAATGCTGTGATTTTTACAGGGGTACCTGTTTCATCAAAGACATAGTCTCCGGCAGCAAGTGTACCGACAGTTTTCCAACCTTCGGTAGTAAGTATCGGGGTATTGAGGTCCAATGCTTTTCCAAATCTTCTTCCGGCGCTGACAGTAACGACGTGGGCATCGCAGCGGAGAATCTTGTCTTGTGCCGGATGTTTCTTGCGTTTAAAAAAGGTATACCGGAAGGTAACCGGATCGAGAACTGCTGCTCGTATTTGATCCTGGTCTTCTTCACTGAGTATCATTTTTCCGTGAACGTGGCCTCGATCACGGGGGGGACATCACATATGGCTGCTTCAACGTCTTTCAGTTCACGGGCTGCAGATTTTGCGGTTTTGAGGACCGCGGAGAATAGGTCCTGGATCTGTTGGCCGGGTGATGATGTGTCTTTACAGAGATCGGCTTTGGTCTGGATTGCCCGCATCATCATTTCAGAGACGACTTCGAGTTTACGGGGCGGTGTGGTTTCAAAATCAGCGGCCGCCAGGAACTCGTAGGCTTTGGTATAGGTTTCGTCAAGGGCCTGGATTTCCGAGACTACTTTGACCACGGCTTTTGACTGTTGTTTTTTATATGCTTCGACTGCTTTATCTTTGAACTTGAAATGGTTCCGGTGGTTTGCAACGTTGTGTTCGTTGAGGTTGATCTGGGGGAAGGCCCTGCCTATTTCGCGGTTGCCTTTCCCCTGTATTATCATATCGTTTATTGCTGCACAGTATTCTGAATTGCAGATTTTACAGGTTGGGCTGATGACGATTGTGTCGGTAGCCATGGTTATTCGGGTTTCTTGAGGTCGATTTTGCCTTCAAGGTATGCGTCAATAAGCTGGTCCATGGCGTCACGCTGGAAAACATCGTCATGGGCGCATTTCAGCCTGAACATGTGGACTTTACCAACTTCTATCCAGAACGGGCCGACCTGGGTTTCATGAACCCCATCTTTCACTCGTTCGTTTTTTTTCGTCTGTGATTTGGTCATGTCGTTGCCTATATGACAGACGAGAAGAAAACTATAAAAAAAGATGTCACTTTTTGGGTTTTTTGGGTATTGGAACGGCCCAGGTGGTTTTGCAGATCCGGTCCAGGGCTTCCCGTGATGTTTTGTTGAGGGTCATTTTCTCTACTTGCGGTAATCCGGTCTGGAGGTATGCTGCAAAAAAGTCTGCCGGGTTGGGATACAGTTCTTTGAGGGCTTTGGCTTTCTTGAGGGCAATGCCTTTGATGGATAAGTACAGGGCCAGCACGTCGTCCCCGAAGTTTGCCGTGCGACTGTGTCTAGTTATTATTTCGGGAACGAGGATGGTATCTAGATCGTCAATCTGATCTTTGATCATGAACAGCATATCGGCAAATTCTGAGGCGGTATCCACCATTACTACGGGGACATTCCATTCTTTGCCGAACACGTATGCAGCAATTTTCCCGTTCTTGTGTCGGGACGTGAACCGGCCGGTTGAATGGGTTTTCGGGTTCCATTTATATTTCCATCTGCCTGAGATAATAAGGGCATGGACGGGGAACTGTTTTAAGTCGGCACACTGAGAATCCAAGTGTCCGGTCGGCAGGCTTTGTTCGAAATCCTTGACGGATTTATGTTCAATGGCAATTTTCGCGTCAAAAACGAAGTCGCCGACTGTCAGGGTATCGAAAGAATAGGGTTCTTTGAAATCTTCACAGCGTTGAATGACCGCTGCAATGAGATCGTCGTCTTTTTCACGTTGATCGATGACTAACATCGAACAAAAAATAATGGGAGTTTCCGTTATAAATGAATGTCACTTCTAGTTATCTAGCGGGGTTTTTTGGGTGATTTGTGCCAGATCTCGGCAACGGTGATGGCTTCGTCAGGATACTGTTCGTTGACCGTCTGAATGGTGTCAGCCAGGTCTTTACCCAGGACCTTGAGTGATTTGAGGATTGCTTTGTTACTCACGGTATCCTTGGTAATGGCTTTGATGTTGATGTCGTGATTGACCTGGATGAAATGCAGGTGGTTGAGTAAAAGGAGGATTTTGGGGTCTGCCATGATTACTCCTTTAACATAATACAACTTCCCGGTCGCTGTTCTTATACAGTATTTTGCCGAGTGCTGACATTTTGTTCAGGATGCTGTCTACCTGATCGGTATCGAGCGTGTCTTTGAATCCGGCGTAAATCAGGTTGATGGCAGTTCTTCCGGACTCGGGGTTTTTGAGTTCGGTGATGGCTTTTTCCATTATCCGGATGTTGTTGACCATACCCGCGGATACGTTCGACTGGATTTTGCTGATGTCGAAAGTTCCGGTCTTTTCATCGTATGCAACTTCTTTCAGGCAATGGGTTTCAATGGCAATGACCAGATCAGCGTCATCAGCAGTTGCAACCGGGGATAACCGTGATTTAGCTGATGCCTGGGCCATTCGTATCAGTGCTTCGAATTGCCGTGGTGTTGCGGGAATACCCTGGGATCCGTCGGTTCTTCCATTGTTGGGGTTGCGTATTTTGACGTAGAAATCAACAAGCCGGTCTTCTGCTTCCGGTGACAGTTCCGGTTTAATGGTTTTCCGGGCGTATGCAATGTATTGTTTCATGAATGTCGGATCAATGGCCGGCACGATCGTTTCATCCTGTGTTTTTTTATGAGATTTGAGGATGTGTTTTGCAATGGCTTTGTCTTTTTCTTTGTCTGGAACGTCACGGATTGTGAAGATGAGGTCCATACGGGATAAGAACGGAGGTTCGAGTTCGATCTGGTCGGATAAGGTTGCCATAGGATCAAACCGGCCCATTTTGGGGTTGGCGGCCGCGGTCATGCAACACCGTGATTTCATGGTTGCATTGATACCTGCTTTATTGATGGTGACCTCTTGCTGTTCGAGGGCCGTGAGGATGGCGTTCCGGTCTTTCTTTTCCATCTTTTCAACTTCATCGACAATGACCTGGCCTCGATCGGCAAGGATAAATGCACCTGCTTCGAGGGTCCACCGGCCTTCTCCGA